ACCCGGTTCATTACACTTCCTGGGACATCTGGGCGAGCATCAACTGTGTTGGTTTGGGTAGGCTTTCAAATACGGTACAGGGACTCTTCTCGAACTCCTTGGCGAAGTCCGAAGACAGGCGGTCAGCAATTCCTGGGTCTTTGGCTAGACGGATGATGTCGGTGGAGGTCACTGCAATCTGCCCAAGATGGTAGAGCTTGGGCTTCTCCTCCTTACCGTCCTTCTCTGTCGTAGTCTTGGGTGCAGCAGTCTTCGGCCGACCGTAGACGGTGTCGTACGGATTGGGGACAGTTGAGTCCCATAGACCAGTGACTCCGATCTTGTGGTCCATATCTTCGATGGCACCCACTAGGCCCGCTGGATCCATAGCGAACTTCGACATCTCTGAGAACATACCGGAGCGGTCACCCTCAGGAACATGCATCATCCGGATCATTAGACCCTTCTGCAGGCTGTCCTGGTCTACGGACCTACCGAACCCGGGCGAAGCAGTCTTATAGAACTCCATCCTGTCCTTCGGGGACAATGACATCGGATCTACAGCCCCTAGTCGGACCTCGGCTTCCTGTGCTTTGTCGGATGCGACCTTGGTCATCTTAGCCTCCACTCCAGCAGGGATGGGAATTCTTGCCACCTCACCCATCGCAATTTTCTCCAAGGTAGGGAACTCCTCCACCCCGAAGTTCTTGCAGGATTCTTGGATAGCACGAGCGGCAGTCTTCCGCAAACCTTCAGGTAGCTGGTGGCCTGTGCGAGAGAAATAGAACCCACTCAGCCAAGCATCAGCTCTGCTAGAGCAGGCGAACTTCTTCAGCTCTGCCACACCGTCGTTGTAGTCAAGTGCCCAACCTTGTGAAGATGCTTCCGGGAATTGAGCCGTCTTCACGAACCCCGGCACCCCACTGGAGGTAGGGAAGGACGCACGGAGAAGGCTTCCTCCATCGTCCGAGATATCGTAACAGGCGAATCTCCAATCCATAACTTCACCTCTCTGCCTTATATGTTAGGGTGTTCGCACCTCCAGTGTCAAGGTGAGCCGGGTACTACTAAATCTAGGGGCTAGGCTTAGCCCACCCTACGGACCCCACCTACTCTACTAAGGGAACCTTAGTAGTTTGGTGAAGGCCTAAAATGTCTTGCAGTCGGACCTTTTCCTGGTATAACGGAGAGTGTAGACTAAAACCACGTACTCAGGAGGATTGCTTGGAGCAGATCGGACTAGGGCGTTTTATCGCCTCAATCGTGATTGAAGCCCTCGGGGCTGGCCTAGAGAAGGCCAAAGACATCGTCGAAGATGAGGATGTCGAGCTGAATTTCAGTCGCAGGAAGGCTGAGGAACCTGAAGAAGAGATAGCGACGCTCGAAGAAGAGCTGGACGAAGAAGAGGTCGATGAGGACGGTGAAGAAGAGGCCTGAAGCTCTTCCTCCAGAGGAGCTTGAACCGGGAACTACTTACGTATCGTCATTCCTTTGGCTCCCACGGGCCAAGGTGAATGAGGCTGCTGTCCGATCTATCGCCACCTTCATGGTGGAGAACAAGAGGGCCCAGCAGCAGGAAGAGTTGACCCTGGTCGAGACTACACCGACGCATCTAGTGGTTCCTAGGGAGCTGTTCGAAGATGAGCAGCTCCCGGAACCCGTTGTTAGGTATCAGAGCAAAGCTCCAGACGTGAAGTTCGAGGAGAACATTGAACTCTGGCCTAACCAGAGGAACGGATGGAGGGCTCTGCGCAAGGCAGACAAGGGAATCCTGAACCTGGCTTGCGGTCGTGGGAAGACTGTGCTGGCGCTGAAGAAGATCGCCTACGAAGGGAAGCCAGCAGCGATCGTAGTAGACAAGACAGCACTCCTTGAGCAGTGGAAGCTGGAAGCTACAAAGCACCTCGGCATCAAGGAAAGAGACATCGGGATCATCCAGGAGGACAGGTTCGAGTGGGACCGTCCCTTCGTGATCGCATCTATCCACTCTCTCGTGAATAGGGTGAAAGCTGGTGAGGTCCCGTGGGCGATGCGGGAACACTTCGGTATCGTCGTTTTCGATGAGGTGCACCACCTGTCTGCACCGACCTTCATTCTTACTGCACCCCTCTTCTTGAACTCACGCATAGGTCTCAGTGCTACACCCACCCGACAGGATGGTCTGGAAGTACTGTACATGTCCCACCTGGGTGAGGTGTTCCACTCCGATCTCAGGCAACAGCTTACCCCGAACATCTTCTTCATTGAGACGGATACACAGATCCGGACCATCGATGACCAGAAGGACGTGCAGGACTGCACCGGGGAGCTGAACATCCCTAGGATGCGGAACTGGATGGGTAAGCAGATGTCCCGCAACAGGCTGATCCTTGCACAGATCAAGGAAGCTATGGATAAGGGACGCAACATCCTGGCCCTCAGTCACTCTAAGGATCAGGTAGAACTCCTGAACTCACTGGTACCCAGGTCCGGTATCATCACCAGTGACATCAGGCAGAAGGATAGGCTTCAGATGCTTCGTGATAGGCAGGTCACTTTTGCTATCACGGACATTGCAAAGGAGGGCCTCGACCACAAGGACCTGGACACCGTATTTTTCCTAACCCCGTTCTCCGACGAGAACATGCTCCAGCAGGGTATAGGAAGGGCGTTACGAAAGAAGGCAGGAAAGAAAACTCCAGTGGTTGTATTCTTCTGGGACAGGCAGATCCGCCCAGCAGACCACATGTGTAAAAGCCTTATGAGGGAGATGAAACGCCGTGACTGGAAGTATAGAAAGTTGCTCGCCGGGAAAAAGCCCCGCAGAGCTGGTCAAAGACCTACATAGGGATTGGTCCGCCTGTTCGAGGTGTATCTACGCCACGAAGCGAATCTCGGTAGTCCTTGGTGAAGGACCCGTCCCTTGTCCAATAGCCATTGTAGGCGAAGCCCCTGGGCGTGAAGAGAACGTGCAGGGTAAACCCTTCGTCGGGTCCCACGGAGAGATCCTGGACCTGATGTTATCCGCTGCCGACCGTACGAGAGAAGACGTCTTCCTGACCAACACCGTATGCTGCAAGACTCCGGACAGCGAGGACCCCGTAAAGGAAGCCTTGGCTGCATGTAGGCCACGGATGATGGAAGAGATATACCTCGTCGACCCTGTCGTGATTATCACGCTGGGGAAGGTGGCCACAACCTACTTCTTAGGGAAGCACCGGCTCCCCGATGTAGTAGGGAAGATGTACCCCGTGGAACTCCCTGGGAGGGTCACGCCGTGGAAGACAACAGTTCTTCCGACGTGGCACCCGGAGAAGATTCTCCGTGAGGGTATGTCGGCTGCGCTAGCCGACGATGTTTTCAGGCATATGTGCCTTGGTTTCGAAACCGCAGACATACACCGGGAGGTAGCTTATGAAGAAATTGACTGAGATCTCGTGGGCCCAATTCGATAAGGCCCAGAAGGACCTGAAGGACTTCGAGGAGAACCATCCAAAACTCCTTGTGATTCTAAGGGCCCTGGTTGAAGAGTACAACAAGGCCATCGTGAACATGGATCACGCCCTTCGTAGCGAGGTAAGCGGAAGGTCTGAAACTGGTCCGTTCTCCACGCATGCCAGGACTGTCACGAAGATCGATCTGGACACCTTGATCCTCAAGGCCCCGAAGGTTCTTCTGGAGCCGGGTGTGGTGTCCAGGGTGAACCCCGGTAACACCATCGCTGCGTGCGAACGGACTAAGCTGAAGAGGTTGGTGGGTGAGATCGCTACGAAGTCCACTGGTCTGGCCATCTCCAAGCCCGATAAGCTGAACTTGGAATGGTAGGCGCAGCTGTAACAAGGAGGGCGCAAGTGTCATCTAACCAGAAACAAGATCTGTCCGCAGAGTGGAGGGCCAAGAGGAATGAACTCCTCACCGAACTTGCAGACGGTGAAGCCGACGTGAACGTCCGAGCAGGCAGTGTGACCACACGGAAGTACTACGTGAAGAACCAGTTCGGCCAGACGGATGACGTCTTCGTGCGGGTCGAGTACTCCGCTGCAGTAACCTTGAAATGCCCCCAGACCGACGATGGTATTGCTCAGGCCAAGACCATTGCATCTGAGCTGGCCATGAAACACCACGTCCAGTGTATGGAAGAACTGGAGGTCAACGTAATGGCCTACCTCAAGGGTGAGGGTGTGGACGTAGACGATGCGTAAAGCACGCATAGGGGATGTCTCTGTACGGGTAACGGAGCTGACGCTGACGAGCGGCTCCGTTCCCGGCTCTTACCACGGGAGGGTGAAGTACGCCGTAGCGCCAGACAGGGGCACAGAGGTGATGATCACTGAGCAGCCCGTACCGCCTGAGATCTACAAGTACGTGGAGAAGCTCATTGAGATGTTGGAGGAACGCTTTGTGGAGGGGGGAAACCTCTTCCGACTTACGGAGGTCGGCAAGGAGCCGGAAGACGTAGAAACCTTTGGGGAACTAAGCTTCCTCATTCCAGTTGAAGATGAAGGGGATGCCGATGAGTGCATGGGGACTACAGCTGATCAGCTCGATCCTGACAGCGGAGGACCCGAAGGCGGCGTATGACCTCGCCGTAAAGGCAGGCATCTCCCCAAGGGTCCTACTAAATTTTGAAGCAAGAGCTGCTCTACAGAAGATAAAGGACTTCCACGACCGGCCTACGCAGTTCGGTCGAATCCCTTCAGTCGAGAGGCTAATGGTGGACTGTCCTCGTCTCGTACTACCACAGGCGAAGGACACCATCGAGGATCTGTGTGAGTCAGTCCAATCAGAATACTTGAAAGCAAGCATCAGGGACTTCCGGGACAAGCTGGATGAATCCATCGTCGATACGGACCCACGAGAAGTTATCGACATGATGCGTAACGAAGTCCTGACCCTGGCCAAGGAACTCGTCACAGAAAGTGATGAGGACTTCGGCGCAGGTTTCCAGGATGGTCTAGCAGAGCACATACACGCCATGTCTTCTGCGGATGGACTGTTGGGTATCCCATGGCCCTGGGAAGAGATGAATGAAGCGACCCAGGGGATCTGCCCAGGTGACCTAATCCTGTGGTATGGGATCCCGAAGAGCATGAAGACATGGATCGGACTGTACGTCTGCACGTGGCTCTTCCTAAAGGGCTACAAGGTGTTGGTGTACTCCAGGGAAATGACCTACAGGATCATGAGGCTGCGCTGCGGATCGATCCTGGCCTCTGTGGACTACACAAGGCTGAAGAGAAACCAGCTTACTCCATTGGAGTGGGCTCGCATAGACAAGGCGATCCAGCTTCTGGAACACCCCGAGTGCGGGCACATGATGTTCACACGGAACAGTAACCCCGATGGATCCGCTGCTGGTGTCCAGGCTCTCCGCATGAAGGTAGACGCCTACGAGCCAGACTTCATCATGCTGGACAGCGCCTACCTGATGTCAAACGACCGCACAGGTGAGTCCAGCATGAAGTGGAATGACCTTTCGGCTATCAGCCAAGATGTGAAGCAGATGATCCTGGCCTCCAACATCCCCACGATGTTGGTCTGGCAGGAGTCCGAACGACTCTCCATGAAGTATGGGAAGGCTGGACGTGGTACAGCCTCTCTCGCCCTCGCAACACAACTGGTCTACGACGCAGACCTTGCAGTCAAGATCGTCTACAACCACGGCCTGAGTAAGGCATCACTGCACCTAGCGGCTGCGAGGGAGACCGAGTTTGACGGACTCACCATCAACGCATGTGCAGGCTACGACTTCACCTTCTCCAGCCTCGACCTACTCCACAACGGGGAGGAAGAGTCTGTCGGTGGAGGACTACCAGAAACGAAACCGTCGTCCCAACAGATGGCGGAGCTACAGAACATGTTCAGGAACTCGGTCGCACTCCAAGGTAGAGGTGCGGCGGAACCTGTAGAAGAGGTAGAAGAAGATGAGCCTGAGGAGTGACATCGTACACGTCGCCTCCCAGTTCATGAGAATCGGGGGGAGCCCTAATGGGAACAACGTCCCCTTCCATTGCCCCTTCCACAAGGGTGGACGGGAAACCAAGCCGTCGTTCTATCTCTACGTTGGGCCACCTGATGGCCGTAGGTCCCCAGGTATGGGGTTCTGCCACACGTGCAACGAGGGCTGGACGCTAAAGACAATCCTAAGGAATCTGAGAGTACCGGGTAACCTGATCGATGAGATCGTGAAGGATCTACCTGTGGTAGCGCCGAAGAGAACTGTGGTCTCACAGGTTCGAAGACTCAACTTCGACAACCCTCACCTCCCTGAAGAGCTACTGGGTATCTATGACTGGTGTCCTACCTCGATGCTGAACATAGGGTTCCCTAAGGAACTCCTGCACGAGTATGAGATCGGGTTTGACAAGTCGATGCGCCGTATCACATTCCCCCTCCGGGACCACATGGGTAACCTCATTGGGATCTCCGGTAGAGCAATGTCTGAGTATGCGCACCCCAAGTACTACTTCTACACGGACGAAGAACTAGGAGAGGCCTGCCCTGGGTACAAGCTACACAAGGGACGGTCGATGTGGAACTTCCATCGGTTCTATGCCACCAGCCTGGAGATGGATGTGCCGTACCTAGTTATCGTGGAGGGTTTCAAGCAGGCTCTTTGGCTGGTGAAGGCTGGGTACAAGAATGTCGTAAGCGTCATGGGATCCTACCTGACCGAGGAGCAGGCAACTCTGCTGCTCAGGACAGGGGCGAAACTCTACCTCTTCCTGGACAATGACCTGCCGGGTAGGAAGGCAACGAAGAAGGTCGTGAGTATGCTAAGAAAGCAGACTCCCGAGGTATATGAAGTGCAGTACCCAGAAGGTACTGACGGGCTGTCTCCGGATGATTTTCCGGAAGATGAACTACAAAACATTCTTATGGAGGCAATCAATGGCTCGTAAACCCTATGACATGCGTGCGTTCCGAGACAAGTACCAGCAGGAGTCGGCCCGGATCCAGGCACGTAGACCCCAAAGTGGCAAGTTCGAGATTCCTGCCTGGAAGATGCGAATGGACAAGCTGCGGCTGGACAAAGAAGGGACCTTGGTTCACATCTTCGCAGGGAACTACGAAGGGTGGCCGTTCTTCGAGTTCTGGGAGGCCTGGATAAAGGTGAAAGGTCGGCCCCGCCAGATCCTCTGCAACTGCGCAGGTGGCTCCACGGACAAGAACTGTGTCCTCTGCCACTATGAGAGGGAAGAGGAGAACCCTGCCTACATCCCGAAGCTCAGGGTGGCTGTCAACGCCATCGAACTGGCCACCTTCCACAAGGTGCAGCGTACGGCCAAGAGCGGTCGTCCCTACACCGTACTAGAGAAATGTAAGGGAACTAACGAGCTGGGGCACAATCGGTGCGAGTACTGCGACAGCCGTACACCCACGACCTTCGGACGGAAGGTGTTCCTGAGCCTGGGGAAGGGGTACTGGGAAAGCCTGAACGGCATCTCTGAGCAGATCAGCCGTATCTGCAAGAACTGTGGAGGGAAGATCTTCGTCCTGAAGTACAGCTGCGGTGAGTGCGGAGAGGTCTTCGCAGATCCTTCGGCCAAGACCGTGTCGGACGAAGAGTTCGCCATGTTCGAGAGCGAGAAGATCTCCTGTCCCAACTGTGGGCACACAGACTACGCCGACAAGGAAGAGCAGTGCTACAAGCGTGGCGAAGATGCGAAGCTCGTTCCGTCATGTGACAACACGGAAGCCTGCAACCTCTTCGACATGCCCATCCAGTTGGGTATCGCTGGAGACGGTCCTACTAGCAGCATGGTCCTCCAGACCAAGGAAGAGGACCTGAAATTCCAGGCCATGGACCCGAGAGTGGTCGACATGGCGCATCCCTATGACTTCGACAAGTTCCTGGGCAGTATGCCCTGCGAGGAGCAGGCGGAGATCATGGACAAGCCGAACCCCTTTGAGGGTAAGGAAGATGACTCTGGAGACGGAGAGGACGTTGAGATCTACTAAGAGTATTTCGTTGAAATACTTTGAGGCAGCGTGATGCTAGACGTATCACGTCTGCTGCCAAAGCCGATCACCATCCGTACGGATGAGGAAGCGGAGAAGCTGCTGCTGGACCTGGAGGAGCTGGAGGTCGTCGCCTATGACACGGAGACGACAGGCCTCTCCAGGATCAGTGACATCGCTCTCTTCCTCGCACTGTCGGATGGTGTTAGGCGTTGGTGTGTAGGTCCGGAACAGATAGGTAAGTTCAAGCACGCTCTAATGCGGCCTGATCTCAAGCTTGTCGCACACAACTCCAACTACGACGCCTGGATGATGCACAACATCGGCATCCCTCTGCACCACACGAGGAACAGAAGGTTCGATACCGCCGTAATGCATCTCCTCTACGACGATGACGCTCCTCACGACTTGGAGTTCATCGCTCAGGACCTTCTAGGTATTCGTAAGCTCTCTTTCTCCAAGATGTTCAAGCTGAAGAAGGGTGACAAGGTCGGCGAAGTTCTGATGAAGTACTGGGACAGCGGGGACTGGGAGAAGGTATCCCACTACGCCTCCCTGGATGCATACGCAACCATGCTCATCTTCGACCGCCTGCGTGATCTTCTTATGGAAGAGGACATCGACGAGGAGAACACCCTCTGGGACTACTACCTGAACTACGAACTCCCCTACGGCGATGTACTGTTCCAGCTAGAGCTGAACGGTATCGAAGTAGACATGGACAACCTGCTGGAGCTGATCCCTCAGTTCGAGACCAGGGAGCACGAACTTGCGAAGTGGTTCGCACGAGAAGCTGGGGAACTTTGCAAGACCACAGGTAAGACCGTACACCGATTATTCTTCGAGACACTCCAGAAGGAACCTCTGGGCTACACGGACACTAACCAGCCACAGCTGAACAAGGACTGTCTTGGTAGGTGGGCTGCGCAGGGATGCGAACACTCCGCAAAACTCCTGGAGTGGAGACAGACCAAGGACTTCTTAGGTAAGTACCTTCGGAACATCGTTGGCTTCGCAAAGCTGGGTAACGGGAGGGTGCATCCCACCTACAACCAGCACATCGTCAGGTCCGGGAGGCTGAGTAGTGCCGACCCAAACATGCAGAACCAGCACCCTGAAATCAAGCACGCCTACGTGCCTGGTAAGGGTAAGGTCTTCATGTGCTCGGACTACGCCCAGATGGAGTGGCGTGTAGCAGCGCACCTGTCCGGGGATCCCAAGATGATCGCTGATATCCTGGATGGTCGTGACGCCCACGCATCCACAGCAGCAGCGGTCTTCAATGTCCCCTATGACGACATCATAGCAGCGAAGAAAAGAGGTGAAGAAGGTACTGCAACTGAAGAGGACATGGCTCTACTGAAGCTACGTTCGAATGCAAAGACCCTGAACTTCGGCGTCCTCTTCGGAGAGGGTGCACAGGGTGTGGCGCATAGCCTTGGTATCTCACTCGAAGAAGCACAGCAGATGCTATACACCTTCCGAGATACCTACAAGGTACTACACAAGTACTTCTGGAGGATCATCGGAGAGGCGGAAGAAACTGGTGTGTGCTGGACGATGTTGGGGAGGCCTAGGCGTCTCCGTCACATCGGATCCGGTAGAAGGTCGAAGGCCGCAGAGGACGAGAGGAAGGCGAAGAATAGTCCTATCCAAGGCAGTGCATCAGATCTCATGAAGGTCGTGATGATGCAGCTACATGACCTGGATGAGTTCCAGGAGGGTAGGGCGAAGATGGTTGCGCAAGTGCACGATGAGATCCTGCTGCAACTGGACGAAGAGCTACGGCATGATGAGAGCTTCGTCAACACAGTGCTGACTATCATGCGGAACCCACTAGGGCCTGACACCCTGTGCGTACCTCTCCCTGTAGATACGGGATGGGGCACCACATGGAAGGAAGCCAAAGGAGCCTGAGATGAAGAAGTATGGTGTGGACCAGACCGGGTACTCAAAGACAAAGACAGCAGATCCTTCGGAGGATACTCCCAAGTGTCCTGAGTGCGAGAAGCCTACAGAGGACGACTCCAACTCTCTGGTGTGTCCTACCCACGGGACCAAGCCCTTCGAGGTGAAGAAGGATGGCAAAGAAGAAGACTAAGAAAGAGAAGCCTAGTGAGCTGGTGGAGAAGCTGCGGGCCCGTATGAAGGGCAAGGCTGAGTTCAGAACCGCAGCAGAGGTCGCACCTACATACTCCCTCCGCAGGCCCTTCGGTATCCCCTCACTGGACATCGATCTCCGTGGAGGCATGCCAGCAGGGACCGTGGCGCAGATGTATGGGAAGGATGGCTCAGGTAAAAACTACCTGACGAATTGTGCGATCAAGAAGCTACAGGACAACTACGGGGATGCGGCCAAGGTCTTCATCCTGTCTTTCGGCTATGAGATCGACAAGACTGCGATGCTCATGGCGGGCGTGCACATGCCCTACACGAAGGACATCAAGGAAGCCGGGATCAAGGAAGACGACCCCAAGTACGCACACCTCTTCGAACCGAAGGGGGAACTGATCATCATCTCCACGGGTATGGACAAGCGTTCAAAGTCCCACCCTGCGGAGAGCATGATGGAGGCCGTACTCGCCTGCGTGGAGACTGGAGAGTTCCAGCTCGGAATCGTGGACGAGATGCCTGCGGCTATGACTGCACACAGCAGAGCCATCAAGCACTTCGGAGACAAGGGACAACCTGGTGGAGTTGCATCTCTACTGTCGGACTTCCAGCGCAACTATCACAGAGCGATGGAAGAGGTTACTGGTAACGAGACGAACCTCGTGATCATCAACCAGATGCGTGCAAGGATCGGTAGAGGGCAGGGACCTACAACTACTCAAGGTCTCGGCTGGGCCCTCAGACACCTGAAGGCTGTAGACATTCACCTGAAGCCTGTCGGTCAACTCAAGGTCGCAGAGCAGAAGATCGGGAAGCGTATCCACTACCTCGTGGATAAGGGTAAGTGCGGACTCAGCGAGGGTGGAGAAGGGGAGTACAACTTCCTCTTCTACCACGGGGCTGACATCCACTTCGACATCCTCAACCTGGGGGCAGACCTAGGTGTGATAGAGAAGCGGGGAACAAGCTACTACTACTTCCATGATGTTGACGGAGAAGTGCAGAAGGTTCAGGGGCTGAGCCAGTTCAAGAACTATTGCGACGAGAATCCAGATGCATTGCAGTACTTCTATGACCAGGTCATGGTCGCTGCAGGGCTATCGGGGGTTAGGTACGTGTAATGGGGGACACCTCACGCAGAGAACGGAAAGTGGCTCGTGAGCATGGGGGCAGGGCCGTACCTGCCTCTGGTGCTATACCTGGGCTCAAGCGTGATGTTCGATCCGTTGGGCGGTTCCTTATGGAGCACAAGGAAGTCGGTGGCGACTGGTACAGGTTCGACATCAGGGACTTCAACTACCTATGCAGACAGTGCAACGAACCTCTGCCTGTGTACCTCGTGGAGTTCATACATGACCGACACTATCCGGTCTACGTACTCCCGGCCTGGGCAGTAGAGGACAAACCTGAGAAGACGATACGTGTCGATAGCTGGACCACTCGTCTTCGTCCTGGACGCTTGTACGGAAACCTGATGCACTTCGAGAAGACCAACACGACGGTCTACATTACGGACTTCGAAACGTACGAAAAGATCTTGGAGAGGGTGGTGGCCGATGGCGAGAAGTAAGGATACGAAACACATCTACATCGAGCCCCGCCTGGAAGTGGATAGCCGATGCTGGAGAGGGGACATCCCGAAGCATCATGGGGACTTCTCTGCAAAGAAGTTGATTGATGGATTCCTCCTGAGCGAGATCGGGAACGAAGATCGCACAGGTGGGTGGATCCGGCCCTCCGGCATTGGCTTCTGCTTCCGCTCCATGTTCTATGACAAGTTGGACATCTGTGGCGCTGAGAACAACCGCCCGACAGACCGTAAGCTCATGGGTGTCGGCACCGTAATCCATGAACTCTACCAGGGGTGGATGGGTGAGGCGCTAGGTAAGGACAACAAAGATCTCTACGTAGACGAGCTTCCCATCAGGTACAAGGCCTTCCAGGTGTCGGGTCGAGTAGACGGTGTCTTCAAGATCTATGACTGGCTCTGGGAGATCAAGACCGTCAGCGACAAGGCCTTCGCCAAGCTGACAGCCCCACGGGAGAAGGACCTACTCCAGCTTCACGTCTACATGTGGGTGCTGGACATCCCCCGTGGAGTGCTCCACTACATCAACCGGAACGACGGCGAAGACATGGAGTTCCGTGTGAACTTCGATCGGAAAATATGGAATAAGGTGGAACGAATGCTGAGGCAGATCCAGTGGCATGAGAAAAACAACTCTGTTCCACCACGCCTGTCCTCTGATTATTGGTGCAACACCTGCAAATACAACGCCCACTGCATGCAAGACCAGGAGGGAATGGATGCTCCCGAAGCTGCCATCGGATGAAGACCTCCTAACAGGGGTCAAGGAGTACATGGATGTCCGGGAGAGGATTGTCGATCACCTGCAGCAGACAGGTATGCCGAAGGAGATGCCTCTCCCCGCAAACGAAGAACCTGACATTCCCTCTGGGGTAACCACCCTGGAGCTGAATGCGCTGGGTGATCTCTATGATAGCCTGACAAGCTGGTATGACACGGTCAGCTATCACATCGCCCTAGCTGAGACGAACAAAGGTACGGCTGAAGAGCAGAAGAAATTCGTGGCTGCTGCGCTGCACTTGAAGATGAAGCAAGCGAACCCGGGTACATCCGTCGCAGATGTGGATCGCCTGGTCCTGGTAGACCCTACCTACCTCGAAGCCTCCAGAGCCTATCAGTTCTACAGGGGACTCCTCAACGCTCAGAAGTGCAGGCTGTCCAGTATTGCGCAGAAGCGGGATAGGATTTTTAGAGAGCTGAAGAGGAGGGAGAACCAGGAGGATAAGATGCGCTTCCGTCCGCTGGAGCGTCGCCTGAAGGATAAAGAATGAGGTGCCTTCAGGCCACGGCACCCCTACAGACTGCAGACCTGGGTAAGCTCTCCGTGAACAAGCTCTACGTTCAACGTAGGCAGGGCGGGAGGGCCCTCAGCAAGACAGGGGATAAGTACCAGCGCCTCGTGATGATGATGCTCGTGAAGGAGTGGGCAATGCTTGCGGCCTGCGACCCGCAAAGCGCATATGCTCTGGAGCTGGTCTTCTTCCTACCTCGTGTCTACACGAAGGGGTACCCAAAGAAGGCAAAGAACAAGTACGTAGCTATCGACGCCTACAACTTTGGAAAGTTCTTTCAGGACTGTGTGGCCAAAGTGTCTGGCGTAGACGATGCGAACCACCTTGATGTGATCATCCGCAAAAGGGAGGACCGTGAGAACCCCAGGGTAGAGATAACCCTCCAGGAGATCGAAGATGTCTGACGAGTACATCAACCAGAGCGAACTCGTAGCCATCTGTATCCTGAACGGCTACAAGGTAGACCGCACTACTCCGGGAATGGAGATCGCAAGACTCCTATCAGGGGAAGGGCATGAAGCTGTGCCCGGTGCTGCTTCCGCTCAGGTAGAGAAGCTCGCAGAGTTCGTGAGAACCCATAGGTACCAACTGAATCTGGAGTGCGACGCAGTGTGCGGAGAATGCTCCTATGGTCTAAACATCTGGTGCTCTGCGCAACTGCCGAGGGCAAAGGAGGTCATGAATGGCCAAGAAGAAACTGACGAAGAAACTAGCTGACCAGATGGATGCTGCGGAGCTAAGGGTGCTCCTGCGGCAGGTCGTCAAGATCCCATCGCTGGAGCTTCTGCAGACACATCTGCCTGCGGACCTCATCGTCCTGCTCATGCAGAACCAGGAGATGCTCCACGACGCAGAGTTCGATGATGCGGTATTCGATGAGCTAGATCCTGACCTTGCTGGGTGGCTCCGGGAGGTGCAGAAGTACCTCATCGGGGAGATCCCTAAGTGTCCAGGACGTGCTGCCATGGCCGCAGCAAAGGGAATCTCTCCGTGGGAGGGATTTGAAGAAGACGGAGACAAGGCCGGTGAAGAAGCCGAGCCTGTCGCAGAGCCTGAACCAAAAACTGAGGAGGAACCTGACGTGCCGAAGAAGAAGACCGAAGACAAGAAGCCTAAGACCCTGCGGACCCGTAAGCTTGGAGCCGCCAAGGAAGCCCCGGCCGAGCCAGAGCCGGAGACCCCTGAGGCTCCCGCATTCGACGTAGAGAGTCTGCAGACCTTCATCAAGGAAGAGATCGCTGCGGGTGTCCAGGCACTGCAGTCGACTCTGAAGGAGCACGAAGGTGACGCCAGTGATCTTCTCGGGAAGATCGATGACATCTGCACGGTTCTCCTGTTCGTCGTGAATGAGGCTGTCCTGGAGGATGAGGACGAGGAGGGGAATCCGCAGGATCCCATCGAGTCCTTCGATGAACTCGTCTCTGCCCTGAAGGGTTAGTAGACGGAGTGAGAAGAGGGGGCCTGCGGGCCCCTTTTTACTTAGAGGTCGTTGTTCACGTCCTCAATCTGGACGGTCGTGGCAGCACCTGTCGGAGGCATACTCGTCACATGGATAAGATAGCCGTTGTTCCCGAACTGGTTCCCAACAACGATGGCCTCCCCTCCGCTCTCGTGTAGAGCATTCGAGGCGTTCCCCTCGTTCAGAGCGGAGTTCCCTGAGATGACAGTGCGAGGAGCATCAATACGGAAAGCCGCTTGCTGTAGGTATGTCGCACTGTTCGCATACGTGATGACCTTGTTCCCAGTAACGTGGCACATGTCTGCATGCGTAGCTCCCACGGCCTGTAACACAAAGGAATCCCCTTGTGTTTCGATCACCAGGTTGTTTTCGAGTTGGATACCCACGTCGTATGTGCACAAGGCACGGTAGAGGCTGGTCGAGCGGAATGTGTTCCCCTTGACCTTCGCCGCAACACCCTCGCCCAAGAAGACGCCCTGGCCCATTGAGCCAAAGCGATTGTCCTGGATCGTGAGAGTGCTCATGGAGGAGCCGTCGAGAGGGTACATGATACCGATTCCCATCTCTTCAGGTAAACCACTATCCCCGATACCCTCGAACTCGCAGTTTTCAATCGTTGCGTGGTTACCCTGTACCATGACGCCTACAGCGTTGCGAATTCCCCAGGAGATGTTTCCGTTACGTCCGTCTCCCGCAACCCATGTAGCATGCGTGGACTGCGCCGCAGGTGTTCCCGACACAGAGGTGATCAGGAATACACCCGTGTTCGCAAGACCGACAGTATCGAATACATGCAAGTACTTAGCTGCATCCGTACCTGCGATAGGCGTACCTGGGGACGAGAACTCTACGGGGGCCCCCAAGAAGGAGCCATCGGTATCCGTCTTCTGTGCGACAGAGCCCCAATCGTATAGGCGGGAACCACGAAGAGTGCAATACGCCCCATCGAGCAGATAAGCACCTAGGCTTCCGAACCTGGCCGTACCAGCCTCCATCTGACACCCGTCAGCCACACAGTAGTTACCGTCTAACCGGATCTGGCCTTCGTAGTCAGTGTCTGCAACAAAGGCGAGGCCCGTTAGGTCCACCTGGCAGTTCAGTACATGCACACCGTTACCTGTTGCATTCACAGAGTAACCTTCGGGTACATCAAAGAACCTGCACTTCGAGACAATCCCGTGCGCCGACGCTACCGTCACAACTCCCGATGGAGAGACTGCGGGAGAGAAGGAAGAGGCGTAGAAGTCGCACCCCTCGATCTCCACCTGGCCGGAGCCAAAGATGTTCATGTGGATGTCTGTGCAATTCTCGAAGAGGAGATTGCGGAACTTGTAATCTGCTGCGGAGATAACAGACACACCTGTGACCCACCCATCGAACTTGGAGTTGGCCAGAACTACCATAGGGTTGATCGTAGGAGTGCCCTGGATGTCGAAGGCAATTCCGGACCCTGGGCCTCCAGCGGCAGTGAACTCACAGCCATCCACGTAGAAGTGCGTCACATCATAAGGTTGCGCCCCAGACATGTCGACGATGTTATCCGCCTCGAAAGCGCAGCCTTCCATGATCAGGCTACCCAGGCTGAGACCTGCAACGACGTTGAACCTAATGAAGGAGGGGCACGACGTTCCAGTGTGTGTGAACGTACAGTTCCTAAATACCAGCTCATCCATGAAAGATTCGATACTGATGAACGGCTCAACACCGCCTAGAGCAGAGATCCAGCTGAACTCTACGTTCTCGAAGGTAATACTTAGGTCTGCATCTCCTCCGAAGGCAAACATAGGTTCATCTAAGGCCTGCATGAAGACGCAGTTCGTACCGGTTGTGTTCTTACCAACGATGCGGACATTCTTGATGCCGGAGGCTACAGTAATAGTGCCTGTCGCCCCGGTCAGGTTGCCCGTTAGCTGAATCTCTGCGGGGAATGAAATCTTCAAGTCATTCCACGTAGTATTCATGAAGTGGAAGGCTTCTTCTAGGGTGCCGAAGTTTGCATCCCCGGTATTCCCGACTACAAGGGGGAGCATGTGCTCAAGGTTCTGGAACTCCCGTGCACCCGTGACGTAGTTCGCCTGGTCTGGTCCAATGTCATTTGCATGTACGATAGCCAGCAGCACAAAACCTGCTACAGGGTAGTCGTTCACTCCCCCGGGGAGATCTCTTCTCGTCGGAAGAGCGGTGTCTACGGCTACGACTTCGAGTGCGGTGTCGTAGAACACAAACCAAGTTGCTGGTGCGCCACCCCATCCCGGACCCGGCCGGATAGACCCGGCGGGAATTTCCTTGATCAAGCCAGCGACCGTGAATGTAAGTGTGTTCCACACCACAGAGTTTGCCGGGGCAGGTGCGTCCAACCCCAGTGTGTCTGCGAATAGAAGCCTAGGCGTGTTGCAGGAGAAGTTAATGGCCTGTAGCTGTGACAACTGCGCCATCAGGTTTCCGTTCTCTGTACGGAAATACTCGTATGGGGCCTGTGCATTCGGGTCAGCCGAGATGACGTTCCCGTATAGCACGCTTCCAGTCTCGTCGAACCCTGCTGTTAGAGCCGCCGTAGAGTCAGCCACCCACTGCTGGGCATCCCCTGAATCCGAGGGGTGGGCTACTGTCCTGACCTTCGTGTCATTGTTGGGACCGGCTTCCGTCACACGATGCAAGTCCTGTGACGTCCTAGAGGGGAGACTGCTCTCCTGATTCGTGGGTGCGTAATTTGTAGTTCGTCCACCAACACTGTAGCTGGAGGTCATGTAGTCCCCAGCCATGTCCATGACGCCAAACCCCATCCCGAGGTCCACAGGTGAACTCGGAAGGGCCGTCAGACCCCCTGCAATAATGAGGTGTGCCGTTGTCGCAGCCACGGCATTCCAGCCAATAGGCAGGAACCCAGGAGGAGCGTATGAGTAGACCGACGTTGTCGAGGTGTCACCGATGTCGAAGATAAGATCCTCACCCATCTCGTCCACGGTCAGGACAGTACCGAAGGTGGCACCCACCAGGATATCTGCCGACAGGTGGAGTACAGTGGCTGCACCAATGTCCGTGACATCGTTAGCTTTGTGGAGCTGTGCAGCAGTTGTCTGATCCAGGACAGGAGACCCTAACCACGGGTGCAACCAAATCTCGCCTGTTACGACATCGTAGTCCATAACATAGAAGAACCTACCGGAGTTCAGGACCTCCAACCTCCACCCGAAATCCATGCCAGCACCAGCGAGGGCTACTACGTCCAAGGGATCCATAGTGATGCGCTTCGCTGCGGAGCGGGTGAGGATAGCTTTCGTATCATTGGCTGTGATCTCAGTGATCTGGTACCAGCCAGGATTCTTCGCACCCGTGACCTTGATGAAGCTTCCAGGCACAGCACCCATGCCGTACCACCCACCCACCATACGGATCCCGTCAACATCGAAGATGTCGGTGGCTACGCCATAGGTGATTGAGTTCATAAGGCAGAGAGGACTTCCTGCCCCACCAGTGGTTACCTCTAAGGGCAGGTCATCCACGAGACCAATGTCAGAACCTACACCAGCAGTGGACCACATACTGTTTCCACCATACTGGACGTCAGTAACAACATCCGGAATCGTGTGCAGATTCTTCGGATGTGTGATGTCCGAGTAGTATAGGAAGAAGGGAGCACCCCGATTATGATCCGCAGGGCTACTGACCCCGACGTACATGAAGAGCGGAGACTCTCCTGCATTGAAAGCCTCCAGATCAATCTGGGTAGCTCCATGGGGCTGCTGATTCAGTCCTACACCTGCACCCAGACCCGAAAACCAGGCAGAGTCGAACCCAAAACCTGCAATCTGTGCAGAGGTGAACATGCCACGGATGATGTCGAGGTTCTCACCCAGAGCACCAAGGGCCCGGTTCCACTGGTCTGACGAACCACCTTCTCTATGACCGATGAAGGCTGTACCGGCAGGCTGGGGCTGACCCGGATAAGCACCACCCCAGTTGTTGGGGACAGTGGTATCGTCGATAACGTCTTTTGTCCCGGTGTAGCCTGAGAGCGTTCCGAGAGTCCTGTAATTCTTCATGCTTCTAAACTCCTAGGCGAACGAGATTTCCCAGACAACTTCAAGACTTACGGAAGGTGTCTTGATCAAGGGCTCATTGATCCCGTAAGCGATGATACCCGGAACGTCATTACCTGAATATGAGTCGATGTGCGGTGCTAGGAAAGGATCCGCCGCTGAGGTGAACAGACCTACCTCAGTGATGGGTACAGAGGTCCCGTAGATATTGCCCAGGTAGTCCCTGGATGCTGTACCCGCACCGTTCAGGTAGGAGATCTCGTCCTCTGCGAAGAGCCTCCGGAAGACAATGGTCCCATCCTCTGGGAAGTCTAGAGCTGCATTTGCAGGCACACCCTGGACATCAACCTCTCCCATCCACTCGAAGGTCTTGGCTGGGATAGTGGAGTCCTTCACCGTAACCGGATTCTCCAGCCCAGCCACAGATGTGATCTCCGACTGCATCATGGCTCCGGGTGGAGTGTATACCTGTAGGGCACCGCCTACACCAACGCCGATCCACCTAACCCTATATGTGTAGTAGTTAGCGGGGTTGGACCAGCTCTCCGTCAGGGAATAGGTCGAGCTTGCAGCCGAACCTAGGTGCGTGTCCCGCATATGGGCTTCGGACGTGAGCGTAGGGTAGGCCCTGGACCCGATGAGGTTCCTGAGCCAGTTACGCCCTGTCATCACGAAGACATTGTGCTTCTCACGCTCGTCCACAACCTTGGTTCCATCGAGGAGCCTCAGGTTGAGGTTGACATTCAGTGCAATAGGGTCGCCTGGCATGTGCGTCTCCTTCGTCTCGTACCTATGATACCCGCCTACCCAACTCTGTGGGAAGGGGTACTGGATATTTCACTGAAATACTCAAGGCTCATCCCACGTATCTCCAGTGTACGTAATCACATTGCTGCCCACGGTAACACGCACATAGTAGGAGTGCCCACTCACCAAGGATGGAACAGCCCCGGAGACCGTGATGTTCAGGATCCTCCCCGCACAGTTGAAAGGGTCGGGAATGTAGTCTTCGTCCAAGTTCTCGTCGAAAAGATACCATACCCAGCTACCCGAGAACTGATCTTCCTCAATGTCTGGAGTAACTTGTAGGTTCGTGGGACTGAGGACTCGAATTCTGTGCCAGCCTCTAGCTCCTGACTCGCAGCCATAGATGTATAGCAGGTGCCCATCAAACCCAGACCAGAAAGGAACTGGTGGGGCCGGTGACGTGAATTCGCTAGCACTTACGAAAGCCCCATCTGTCCCGGACCACAGCATCAGGGCGGAAGTCGACAGGTCATCTATACCTGCACCTCCATTCGGCATACTGTGGACCGTCTGGTCACCAGCATCGATCAGATCGATGGTTGCCGTTGAGGGTATTCCCCTACCACTCAAGACGATGCGACCTGGGACTGCTGCTACCTCGAAGGCACCAATGTCCCAGTTGGGTCCCTGCGGACGAGCTGTGCCTGCAAAGTCCTCATCAACTACACCAGGTAGAGACTTACCATTATCTTGCAGGGGTGACCCTGTAGCGAAGATGAAATTCCCTGCGACGGGATCTAGAAATAGCGGATCTCCAGACTGCGGGCTGATGCACGCAGGGTAGTCATCGATGTCCGCTGAGGTACAGTTATAGAAGTGGCAGTTCTCAGGGGCGGGCGTGGAACCATGTGCAATGCTGCCATTGATCCCGTAATTGCAGTCCATGAATGTACAGTTGTAGATAGCGCTGGCATAGGCGAGAGGTGCGACTGAGATACCCGACACATTTACGTCGTAGAACGTACAGTTGTAGATCTCCGCCGTTGTCACCCCTGCGCCGATGGCTACGCCAGAGGCGTTCATCTCCTTCACGATGCAATTCTTGAACACATCGCCGTCAGCTACGGTTCCAGCCGAATAGCGGAAGACACAACGCTCCCAGGTGTTTCCACCCCCCGAGGTACCGGCGAAGGAAGAGACTGCGTAGAACTCGCAGTCATAAACATCCATACCGGTCGCCCCGGTCTGCACGATAGCTGCGCTGGAAAGCGTGACTCCATCATCAAAGCTGCACTCACCGATCTCCCATCCGCTGGTATTATTTATGTCCAACACTTTGGCCGGGAAACCGATGAAGTCACACCTGAGAACCGTACCGTCAGATGGACCTCCCCAGGCTAGTAGGGCAGCATCGGTCATGCCGTACCCATTGTCATCGAATATGAGGTCCTGGACGGTCGGTCGATCTCCCCAGAACTTCCATTGCCTTGCCTTGATCCCGGAGGGCTGAATCGTAATCAGACCTTCGTCGCCAACGGCTGTGCGGATGATTACGTCGTCCAGCATGATGTCTATGCCGGTAACCTCGCTGATGATCGTTGGGGCACCGCCAGTAGCGTGGTAAACGAACTCGTCCCCATTGATCCCGAAGGGAAGAGCCGTAGCAAAGTCTGGGTAGGTCTGGGCTACGCCGATGTCTAGTACTGGCATCTAGTCTCCTACGGGGCCACAGGGATCATTGCAAGGACAGCGGGGAGGTTCAAGTAGTTCAGGAACTCATACGATGTGAAGCCGTGAGTCCAGTTAGGGATCTTATCTCCGTAGGCTTCCCACCTGAATACTACCTGGTCCCTCGCTACGAAGTCCGGGTCTACATTACCCCACTTGAAGTCCTGCCACCATGAGGGCTGGTTTATGAAGGTGACCCCTACCTCCGGGAAAGCTCCGCCCAAGGGAGCACCTGCAAGAGTTACCGTAGCTCCAACGACATTGGTGACATCCCACATGGCGTTGTTAGCTGCCGTGGCAGAATCAAAGATAAGGAACTTCTCTCCGATCACAGGAGGAGCACCGGCTGTTACCACGAAGGTCCCTGCGCCTGTGATGTCTCCGGTCTTCACAGCAACCTCTGGAGCCTGCCAGGTCGAAGGACGTACAACAAAGTCTAGTCCAACCTCATTTACGAAGGGTGCCCCAGCTACAGTAAACTGGTTCGCCCCCAGGTTGATTGCTATGATCCTGTAGAGGCCGTCATTGGTCAGACCAGAATTATAGATAGCTACGTTCTGACCCACCCAGAAGTTGTTAGCTGCAGCAATGGCACCTGCGTCGCCTGAGTAGTCGAACACGTTAGGAGCAATGGTCTGCCCGGGATTCCACTCAGACCCTGCAGCTGGACCTGGAGAGTACGCACCAGGTAGAGGGAACTCTACGTCCACGTAGTCCGTCATAATTGGAGTGTCTACCCACCAGTACTGGCCAAGGTACATGCTGGGGCATGTGTTCTCCTCGCTCAGGTCCAGAGGAGATAAGGTCACTGCATCGTGGGGTTGCAGGTCGTCCACCACTAGCCCCTCGTCAACAGCAGCGGAGTGTCCATTGGGCCCGACATAGTAGGAAGTGATGACCCCAGGATTAGATCGGGGCATCGCACGTCCAATGTCCACCTCGAATACTTCTACGGGGAACCTGTGGGTACTGACCACTGCAATGCGGGCACCGGAGGTTTCCCCCTCCAGTCCGGCTCCGATTGGGAAGTCTACGTAGTCCGCAGAATCCATACGGATCGGCTCGTCACCTTCGATGTTCCTACGCTGGACAAGCATGAAGCACCGCTGATGGGTACCCTGGTTTAGGTAATTCGAAATGTACAGGAGACGGGCCCTACCGGGACCTGTCTGGTCAAAAATCCACTCGTTCAACTGGAACCCATCTAGTGCGATGTCTCCCTCGATCCAGACGAGGCTCTTCGAATAGTCCTCGTCCCCATCGACCAGGTTCACAGGCTCCACCCGGGACTTCGTCGTGTAGATCTGGTAGACCGTGCCTGCCCCAACACCTGGGTCCGGGTTCAAGGTTATTTGGGTAGCGGTGTTCGCTGTGATTACACCCGCTGCGGTAGCTGGGTTACCCGTGTATGCGACGTCCCCCACCATGGCATTGGGTGTCCAGGTCTTGGTCGAGTCATCGTAGGCGGGCCCCACACCACCGTCAAATACCCCGGAGTCCACGGGCTCCATAGGAGCATCCGGGTGCCAGCTACCGTCCCCAGAGAAATCGTCTACACGTCCAGCCATGTACCCGGACTCATACACCTCGACGTTGTCCATGACAGTACCGTCTACGTCATTGACGATCAGACCTGTCTTCGGGTACCTGTGCGGAAACACCTGCTCAGGTGCATTGCGGATCTCGTAGTCCTCTGTCCCCAATAACGTGAGCCCTGTGTCCAAAGTAAGAGCGGTGGCAGTGTTAGAAACAACCCTAGCCCATGTCTGGAGCCCTGCTCCCGTAGTAACGAACCGGGCGATGTGACCGGCCCACTCATTGATGGTCCAGGCCTTCCCACCATCCGTAGCTACAGGTGAGGCATACGCAGTAAGGGTCCCGTCCTCCAGTACAGGCTGAGTGAACATGGCGTAGGAGATCGTGTCATGGTGCGCCAGAGAGTAGGAGAAGGTGGGCTTCTCTATGACATCGATGTCCGTCTCGACAACCCGAACATGGATGAAGATCGCCTTGGAGTACTCCGGCTTGAAGTCATCCACGATCTCTACGAGTTTCTCTAAATCGTCCTCTACGATCGTTCCACCGGACAAGCGAACGGTGAAGGTGTGGAACTTCTTCAGGTAATCATCACCCTGGAAGTGCTTAGCGAACCATACAGGCCAGGAGACGGCATCCTCGATGTCAATCCCTCCGGCGATAGGCCAGTACTTCTCAACCTCGTCCCCTACGGCGTATGGAGCCCCCGTCTTGGGATTCTCCGCCAATCCGAGTGACCGGGTATAGGGGAAGGACAAAATGGTTCCTGTGGCGTCCTGGACGAAGATACGGCCCTCTGTCGAAGTATAGGTGTCGTTGATGTTTACGACGGTACCTTCGGTCAAGAAGAGCTGTCGGTCCAACAGAGCGTTGGCCATCGTCTCCATATTAGAGATCGTGGGCCCGTGCCAGAAGGCGAACCAGATACCAGTGACATCCGACTTGTAGTTATCCTGGTCTACGAGGGGGAAGCCTACCGCTGCACCGAAGTTCCGATCGATCGTTGGGTCGTTCTCGAACCCAACAAGCTCTGCCCACCAGGTAGATGGGAACGTGGAGTGCTGGGGGACTTCGGCGTTGAATGTCCCGGCCACAGGAGCTTCATACCCCACTTCCGCAGCAGTCCCATTCCAGTTGTAGGGTGCGAGGACAGTACCGTTATCCAGGTACAGGTAGTCGACTGGGCCAGCAGGACATGTGATCCGCTTCCCTGCCCAGGATACAGTGGTCGATGTGGTGTTCCACTTTATGTAATGAGCCTCGTCCTTATTCGCAAGCTCGTAGTCGGAGTACTGGGTATACACCGTCCCGTCAAGTGTGGCGATCTCCTCCTGCAAGTGTGGAACGTCCAAAGCTGAGACGTCTGACCGCAGGTAGGTATGTGCTAAGAATTTGGTCAGCTGCGGAGATATTTCGCTGAAATACTCAGTAATGAAGGTCTCGTCTGGATCTTCCTGTGTGAGGATCTGGGACAGGGTAGCCTTGAACGGAGCAGCATGTGTAGAGTCGGCTACCTGCTCCCCGGTGATGTTGTCGATGATCCACTTACCTACAGGGGCCCAATCCACGAACACGGAGAAGTCCTCGTAGTTCCACACTGGTACTACGACACTTCCCTCCTCATCACAGATTGTGAACTCCATGGTGGCTAGAGCCCACAAGTGGGGTTTCACAGAGGACGTGAACACAGGCTCAAAGATGATGTCTACAAACTCCGTATAGACCTCTAGCACCTGCCAGTCTAGGAAGTCTCCCCAGGCTAGGGTCGTCCCAAGGGTTCGCTCACAGACATCCACCACGTAGGCCGGGTGTGTACCCGGGACGGGGTCAATGAGTAGAGCTTGCTCACTCTCCGCTTTGATGAGGTAATCCTGATCCTCGATACGTAGGAGCTTTCCTATGATACCTGAAGGGAAAATGCCTGCATGCAACCTAAACTGCATGCGCTCCTTGCGCTCCTCGATGTAGAACTCGACGTTGGTGTAGCTCGTAAGCTCCTGCGGTGCCGCAAAATAGGCTGCACCTAGGGCGACGCTGTCGATGGTCCAGGAAGTCCCAGCGTCAGGTCCATTGATTATGTGGACCGTGCTGCCCACATCTGCTGCCACGAATGGATACGAGGGCGAACCCATTACATCATCTGTGTGCGGTCCACCGGGATCGTGAACCACCACCCCATCGTATCTTCGGAGTGGTACCAGCTCACAGACACCAGTCTTCAGGCCCGATCCAAGTACAGTGTAGGCATCGAGTTCAGTCTCTGCGACGTAGTATGTTGCGTTCTCGCCTGCGGCCACGCTGTTCACATGGCTCTCGCCGGAGTCCTCGTCTACAAGGAGTGCTTTGAAGGGCCCTCTGACGGGGCGCTCTAGAGGGAGGAGGTAGGATGATGTGATGTCTGAGTCCCCGTCATCCTGGATCGTACAAGTCAGCCTCTTGTAGCCAGGGTAACCAGAGACCGTAGTAGTCGTATCCTCCTCGGTGGGAAAACCGACCCATTTCCTCTGGTAGACGGTAGGGATGTCCTGGAGGGTTTTGGCATAGTCGTCCTGCCAGCCCTTGTACAACTCCCCCGTAACCGTCTGCATCATTCCAGACCAGATGTGGTCGAAGACCTCCTTGTCTCCCGACACCCTGGTCCAGAAGTCTGGGATGGTCTGCCACATGACGGAACCATCAGGTACCGTCTCCAGCAGATGTTCAGACGAGGTAGCTACGATCGTTGCTGTTGCCTGGGTACTGTTCTGCGACCCGTCATTCACAGTCAGTCCCAGCACATACTGCCCACGGGACATCGGTACGAAGGTGGGCTGTGCCAGGTCGGAGTCGATACCCCCGGAGAGATTCCAGGTGCCAGGAATCACTCCACCAATACCAGAGTTGGTCAACTCTGAAGTGAATGTATCCGTGATCGTTGCGGAGAATCCGAACTTCAAGGCTTCCTGCATAATGGTGTGCAGGTTCAGGTAACTGGTCGTCACGGGAGCTACGATCGTTAGGACTGTTCCGATCAACTGAATGCTGAGGACGGGCCCGTGCGAGATGGTGACGGAATAGGTGTTACCGGCAAGTCCGAGGAATGTGGTGGACACCTTCCACGTGAAGTCTATCGTCGTGTTCGCCTGTACCAGGCCTTCGAGCAGAGGCCTCTCCGCTCCAGAAGGAAACTGCATGATCTGCCAGGAGTACGTGAGCGCATGCCCGTCTGGGTCATAGCTATCAATACCTGAGAGTTGGGTGGGCTGGCCTGTAACAGCCATGTCCTGGGTAGTGATTACAGCTACTGGCTCCGCCGTGGGCAGTAGAGCGTTCGAACTTAGACGGAAGGAGCCTAGGAGGATCTCCCCCTTGCCACACTGGACCTCAACCGCATTCGTGACAGACACCAGGGGTTCTGGGGCCGTGATATAGAAGCTCTCAGACAAGGTCGGGGTAGACAGGAACAGATTGATCTTGCTCCCGTCGTTGACCCCCCGTACCGTAAGCCACTCGTTGGACTCCAGGAATCTCGAAGTGTCTGAGAGTAGCTGTGGTGTTCCGGACTGAGTCTGGATATGGCCGACACCCTGCTGGCTAAGGAACAGACGTACTAGGGAACCTTGGGCATCTACCACCCCCAGAAGAATCTTCAGTGGGTCCGACAGGTCAGCAGGGAGAGTCGAGTAGGTACATCGGACGGTGAACTCGAAGGTGTTCGTAGCCGGGACTACGGACGGATAGAGGATCTGAGATCCCTGCGACAGGAGTAGGTTGTCACCGAAGGTCGTTACCGTACCCGCCACATAGGAGGTCGGTTGAGTGAGGAATCCGTTCGTGGTATCACTGAGTAAGGCGTCGAAGCTGGTAGGTGTGTCTACCGTTGAGGCTGCACCCGAGAACCAGTCGAACAGGTCGAATCCTGCTCCGCCTTCGCTTAGATATGTACGGGGGAGAGCCATGGGTAAAACTCCTAGCCTAAGTCAAGATCAGATGCGAGAGCTGTTGGACGGTGTGGAGGACGTACTCACTCCGCTGGCTGACAAGCTGCAGCTTCCTGCCAAGGACTGTAGCGCCTGCGGTACCCCCATGATCTCCTCTATCAACTCAGTCGCACCCTTCGTAGCTGGGGAACTTCTCCCGCAGCCTATCTACCAGTGCCCGGTGTGTGGTCTCACCGTAACACCCTCAGGATCCATTACAACGCCGTCTTTGTTAGATTGACCTCAATGTTCATGAAGGCGTTGTGTACGGGGAGCGCAAGCAACTCCTCCACGTGCGTGAAGGTGTACGTGCGATCCTTCGCTATTGTCGTTACAAAGACCGTGGGCTGAGCCTGGATAGAGATCCCATCCTTCTTCAGCTGTGAGATCATCGCACGGATAGAGAACCTCTCCCCGATCCCCAAGCTACGGATGTACTCCTCTACCTTCACCTCTGCATCTGCCACTTCTTGGAGTCCGTAGTACGTGGCGGAGATATAGATAGAAGCAGGAATGGACACGCAAGCCAGGGGATTACAGACCACAGTTCTGTAGTAATCGGTCTGCATCATGTAGTGCACATCAGTCACGGGAGGTGCGAAGTTCGCCTTCACAGACATCCCATAGCCGATCACAGGATGCGGTGTGTCGTCACGGTAAACCGTGGGAATAACCACCTTGATAGGCTCCGCTGGGCTGAAAGAGTACTCCTCCTCCGTGGAGTAGGAGAACCCATTAGCTGTCGCATAAGCCACGGACATGTCCGCACGAGATCGTACAAGATGGTCGGGTCCCGGGTAGTAGGAGGACACATCAAGGTCCACGTAGTGCAGGGTATTCGAGTTGATCATAGCCGTGGACTCGAAGATCTGAGTGCCTGGGCGAACCACCTTGGCATGAAGGAAGGAGAGCGCAGTCAACCCTACTGCAGGAGTATCGGGTGCCGTGTTGTACTCGATCAACTCAATCTGAGCCCTGTTGGTAGCCGAGAGTGGAGGGTAGTCGTTCTCTATCCACACACCGTCACGAGGGATCCTGAAAGGTCCCCTGCGAGCTGCGGACAGCACATTGGTTGCGCCCACAGTTAAGAACATTGCCGACACTGCTGTGCCGTACCCGACCTCTACATCACTAGAGGAGTTGATGACAAAAATCTCGAACCCACTACCACCTGGGTCGTCCTCTACTGTAATCGTCACAGCCGGGATAGCCTTGTTCACTGCGTCAGCTACTTCTTGTGGCGTGAGGTTGTTCTCCACGAAGGTGTAGGTGACTTCCCGGTTGTCTATAAGTAGGACTAGGTTCCGGCCGTCAAGGTTGAACAAAGGTGTGGCTAAGCCGAAGTCTCCACTCTGGATACCTGCGTGCAGTAGATACACGAGATCCGAATCCCCTGCGTACCCCATGTCTACCTGACTACAAGCACGGATATCCTTGGCCCCGAAGTCCACTGACTCACTCTTCAGGAACCAGTCAGTACCACCTACAAGGTCTGTGACCAGATCACTACCTGCGGTCTCGTCCTTCCAGATCTCTGCGGCGGTGTCCGGGTCTGGGATGAAGACCTTCCCTTCATCGTCCGTGATCCTAACGTCAGGTCCGAACTCCACACGGGTGGGAGACTTGAAGTAACACCGGGCTGTGCCCTGTGGTGCAGGCCCGATCTCGTATTCCAGAGCCGTCTCGGAAGTAGTCACCAACAAGCCATGCGCAATGACGTAGGTCGCCTGGACTTCTGTGATTGTGTAGGCTCCCGCAACCAAACCTTCCTTAATATACAGGATGTCTCCTGCTGTGACCCCAGAAGCCTGGAAGTCGCCTACAAGGTCATAGAAGTTGTATGGGTTGGCCACGTCTACGGAGCCATCCGTCGCAGACTCCCCAGCAGCGGGAAGTGTGAGGGTATTCCCTCTCATTGAAGCAGCTTCCACACGAGCGCCCATAGGATTCCCGTAAGGAAGAGCCATCTTGGAAGGAACTTCGCCTGCGGTGAGAAGCGTGAGGTTGGCTATCTCCCCACAAGGGAATCCGACCTGCCCCTGGTTCTTATACACCGTGAAGTGTAGGGAAGACTCCCCTCCTTGCAGAGTACTGGCCAGGACCAGAGAGTTGTTCTTCACAGAGTTGATGATGTGGGTTCCGATATCTACACCCTCCAAGATCTGGAGCGTATCGGCAGGCTGTACTCCGGCGGCGACGAAGTCGAAACCAAGGCTCACGACGACAGACGAATTTACGTTCGTGGTGAGGTCGTCCCCATTGCGGATCCTATACCACTTGTTGGGTGCCAGTGAGGCCGTAACCTTGTTCACGATCACGAACTCAAGCTGTGTCTCTCCACCAGGGTTGAAGGGCGGATAGACCCTCAGCTCCGAGGCTGATGCCGGATTCTGCCCAATGATCAGGAAGCTCTTGAAGTAGTCAGCACTCTCTGGTGGACCAGTAATGATCAGAAGATCCCCAGGTGTCCAAAGGTATGAGGATAGCTCCGGAGAGAAGAACTTACCGTCCTCTGCAGGGAAAGCCCCGAAAACTCCGGATACGCCTTGTCCTCCGGATGTACCGTTGAACGGGGACGGGTGGACGACATCATCATTGTCGAAGGATGCGAACGGTGTTATCGAGATATTCACGTCTGCAAGCTCGGAGGGCTTGCAATATACATCCATCATCCCGCCTACGTGGATCGTATTATCGGTGACCTCCATGGGCCCTGCATACTGCGGGACCTGACCCAGTAGAATCCTGCCTGCTCCGTCCTCCTGGGTCATGAGCTTCGCAGCACTCCAGTCAAAGGCCATGTCCTCCAGCTCATAGGTATTAGCCGATGCACCAAATCCTATGTCATTGATGTCCGGTAAGCCGAAGGTGTAGTAGGACCCGTAGAACCTGATGGGGAACGAATCGTCAGCGCCCAGATACAAAGGGTCATCTAAGGTAAGCATCCCGAAGGGGAAAGGGTTTCCCTTGGAGGGCGTAGCCGGAACAGCCCAATCGTCAATGTCGAACGCAGGTAGTCTACTAGAGGGTACACGAATGATCGCCCAGTTCGTTCCAGCCCATGCTTTATGCGCATGGTTACCTGAAGCGACCGTATTCGGACGTACCTCGGGGTAGTTCTCTCCTACGTGGCAGTTAGCCCCGGTGAACGTGTACAACCCGAAAGTAGTCCATGCGGGGAGGAATGACGAGGGCCACGATACCGCAGTGAAGGGGCCCGTCTGTCCTGTGCCTGTTCCCTTCCTAATAGTCCAGTAGTACCTGTAGTTATTGATGTTGACCAGCGTCGGTGCAACCATCGCTGGAATCTGTGCATTGATACCGGCTAGAGGGGTGGGGGTATCCATGTACCCACCGGCCACATTGATAGCTGTGACTGTAAGCTCGAACCAGACAGGGATCTGGTGTGCAGTTGTTCCGTGAGTATGGCCAACCACTGTGCACAGAGTAATCGTGTCCCCAGGCTCGATGTTGTAGAGGCCCAGGTCCAGGTTGGTGCAGGCATGGAGTCTGAGGAAACCTGTCCCTACGTTGTCCTCAATGGATATACCCGTTCCAGACTGACCTACGAGCATCCAGTTCGCAGCGTCTGCCTGGATGTCAGGTCCGCCCCCTCCGATAGTGCGGATCTCCCCACCAAGGTAGTGCTCGTTCCTGCTCCCAACACGAATCGTATCGGTGTACATCTCCTTGATGGGGAAGTACTTAGCTCGCATGTACCCAGTACCAGCCACCGGGCTGTTGTTGTCCTGGACCATCAGGAAGTCTGTATCAGAGTCCAGGGAAGAGTTCAGGTGTCCTGCTGTTAGTCCGGATACCTTGAGCTGATTCGTGCAGAACAGCGGGGCTGAGGTCAGATAGTTGTTAGAATCTATGTCACTGTGGAAGTAGACCTCAGTGTCTCCCTTGAAGCTGGTACTGTCGCTAGACGCAATGACGTCCAGGGCACCACGTACACCACCGTCTGCAGGCTGGGCATAGACCTGAGCTACTTCATACTCCTTCCCGTCGCAACGGATGAGATCCGCTAGGCCAAAGGATTCCAGCCACCAGTCGATGGCATCCTCACCAGCACCCAGGTTAACCACAGCAGAGTGCAGCGGGAACATGGAGTCCATGCTGTTGTAGGCGGTGTAGTTCTCGGTCCCCGCCAGGTCAAGGTCCCGGTACAAGGTAAAGTCGTTCCCTGCGGTTCCTGTGATGTAGGACCACACTACGAAAGAGTCCGCAGTGTCGAACACTACGAAGTCTCCGGGATTCACTAAGTGCCCAGCAGCTACAGTGCACACCCTCGTGGCCGCTACATAACCGGTAAGGACGCCTGAATCTGTAGATGCGGTCCACCACGTCGGAAAGTTGTCAGGCAAGGCCAAGGTGGCATTCCGGCCACCCGCATAGGCTCTTCCGTAGGCTGCGTCAGGCTCCCATAAGAACTCACCCTGCAGGACGTCCCTGTACATCTCATCATCACCGAAGCCGACAGTGACTACGTCCAGCACGTACTCGTTGTCTTCGAGGATCGTAGTCTTCACGCCCCTAGAGTTCACGAGGGAGCGCTCGGTGATGGCAACCTCTACGTTCCTTAGGAACTCCTCGGCCGTGCTCTCTGTGCTACCACCCGTGAAAGCAGCTTTGTTCGTCATCTTCACGGCGTTGGGGATACCGTTCGAAGCTGAGATGGAGCCCTTCTCGATGTTGGCGTCGGTGGTGGACAGAGCTGCAACCAGATCGATGTCTGCGTAGTAGAGACTGTTCTCCACATTCGCACGCATCGTGTCCTGGTCGAACTGCTGCACCCCGTCCACGAAGAAAAGCTGGTTGTTCGTAGCTGTGAAAGTGATCGTGGGATCTACGTACAGATCAATGGGAGATGCGAAGTAGACCCTGACCTTTCCGTAGGCCTTCGTCCCCTGATTCCTGTAGGCGAATACGTTGGAAGCCAGAGCCTCAAGCTCTGCAATGGACATCGAGTCCGACTGTGAGATCGTCTGGGAATTCCTGATGGCCTGGAGTTCCTGCTTGAAGGACTCCAAGATCAAGGTCATCGGACCTACGAACACATCGTTGATGATCGACCCTGCGCTGTCCACGTCCAGGCTTGGGAAGTTCTCCCGTACACGCTGCTTGATGAACTCCTGGATGTCTGTCTCGAAGGGGTCGCTCCCCAGCCTAATGATGATAGGTTGGACTACCTCGCTGTAGAAGTCCGAGTCAGTGTCCGTATCCAGCGTCGGGAAGAACTGCGCCATGCGCTCGACGATGAATTCTGCAAGAGTTGTCCGTGGCATTAGCTTACCCCCACATGAACCACAGCACCTGTGAGCTGGGTCTGGAACTCCATCTTCACGTCCACAGAAGCTGTGGCAGAATCATAGGAGATATCGATTGGATAGACCCCCAGGATGCGCTCCTCCCCAGGTATGTTCAAGTACCTCTGGGAGTTTCGCAGGTCTCTCGTACACTTCTTGATACCCAGCTGTATCCTGGACACGATACCCTGGACACCCGAGCTGTCCATATTTGCCCCGGCGAGGTGGGCAATGTCTCCACCTTCAGATGGTCTGAAGGCATTGGTACCTGTAGTAGTCATGAGGATCTTGACGAATTGCTGGAGCACCTTGGAGATCCCGGATACAGGTCTCAGAGCAGTCAGGTCAAACTCGATCTTCGTGTTCTCCGTCAGCGTCTGTGTATCCCCAAGGACTACGACTCTCTCGATGACCGTCTCCCACAGAAGCTCGGGAACGTCGATCAAGATGTTGTTGTCCGAGATGATGGTGAATCCATAGGCCGAGCCTGCTGTGGCCTTCGGGAAGAGCTGGGTGGCGTTGATGTACACCGAGGTTGCGTTCATGAATCCCGCACCCTTCAGCTCTACTTGGAAGGGGAGCACCGAGATGAGGTCGATGTTCGTAACGGGTAGGATGTCGATGGCGTTGATGATCCGTATATCCATCAGTCTTCCTTTACCTCATCGATCAGCTTATCTAGCTCCTCCCGCATAGCCTTCAAGCGGTCGATCTGGGTAGGTCCGAACTCTGTCTCGAAGCCGAAGTATGTCGTGGCTTCAGAGTCCCCTCCAAGCAGAGCCAGGTATTCGTCAACAGCCGTGGTCAGGGAGTACTTTTCGACGAGATCCCGGTTGATGATGATGCCCAGGAGGCTCTCGTATATGCCCGAAAGTGTAGACCTCTGCTTGTCTGTCAGCGCCATAACCGCCTCCCGAGAGAATATCTTACCACAGCATCTTAGGCTAAGGGATGGTTACAGGAGAAGGTCTCGGGTCTTCTTGGACGCTTTGTCAGCCCTTGATGCCTCCTCCACAAGCAGCCTTAGGAAGGTATCTACCTCCCCTCTCTGGACAATGTCAGCCGCCTGGTCAAACCCTGATTCCGCTAGGGATTCCACGAAGGAAGCTATCCGATCCGTGGTGCCATCCAAGTCTCGGAAGTCTGTGGCTAGCTGTGCGATGGCGTCCATATACTGCTGCAGAGAAGTAGTCAGGGACTCCCACCCAGAAGCGTCGAGCTGATTCTTGAACTTCTCAATTTGGGTCCGTATTGCGTCAAGAGCGGTGCTTGGCTCAGAGAGAATCTCTGGGATCTCTACACCAAGGATGCCCTTCTGCAAACCTGAGATGATGTCCACATCTGTGTCGGCTACAGATATTGGGTCCTCTACCTTCACAGGGGTAGTAGAGCGAAGCTTAGTGCTCGTGGTTTCCGTCCCGGACAGAGAGCTGGTAACCGCATCCTCGTCCCTGAGAGGGGCGTCGCTAGACACATCTCCACCTAGGGTCAGTGTCGTGCCACTTGCATAGGAATGGATCGGATACACAGCTGGGGGCACTGGAGGAGCGATCCCGATCTCAGGGGCTGCAGGTGCATTCACACCTAGGTAGTAGTCATCCCACAGAGTTCTGTCTTCCCTATTGATGTCCACCCGGACACTTTCCACCTCGTCTATGTAGAAGTTGACGAGTGGTGCTGTGACGAGTTCCTGGGGAGGGTCGAAGTAGGCCACTCCGACAGCTACAGCGTCAATGGTGAAGGACAGTCCAGCATCTGGCCCGGAAGTTATGGCTACAACCTTCCCCACATCCCCCGCTACGAACGGGTAGAGCTGGGAAGTCAGAGAGTCGTTGACTCCTGGATTGGGCCCGCCCGCATCGTCGTGAACCACATCCCCTATGTAGCGGTTCGTAAAAGGAACTCCGTCGAAGTACAGAGGATCCGGAGTTGTCGGGTCACCATCGGCACAGGGAGTCAAGGTAAGCGTATGCAGTCCGCCACCTGTAGCGACAGAGAAGACCCTATAACCACAGTCCAGAGCAGTAGTGGAACCTGTATACCGCACTGCTATTGCGTCACCTGCCTGGACATCGAAGGTATCTGCAATCTCGATCGTTCCGTTCCCACGCAGGTCTGCAGCCTCGTCGTCGGCGACAAACGTATACTCCGTACGGAGGGGTGGTGAATCCTCCTTGGGTAGCTCTGCAGTAGCTCCACCGTTCCAGGGTCCAGCTAACTGTAAGTACTCGTTTATATTAGCTGTGTCACCTGCCCCCGCTAGAACGATAAGTTCATCGAACTGGATCTGCATACCTTCTACAGCGTGATCTCCGTCTAGGTCGACTTTGATATAGCTCGAAGGGCCCGCAGAGAAGGTAATACCTGCAGGTAGACCCACTATACCATTGAGGGACACTGCCAAAGTACTCGTGCTGACGGGTGGTACTCCAGCTGGGGTTACCCCAGAGAACACATAAAATGTGTTGTTCAGCCTGAAGGACAAGGTATAGGGAGGGGCTGTAAGAGGTGGGGCTAGTGCGAAGGTCCACTGATCCTCTGCAGTATTTCCGCTATCTCCTAGGACACTAGCGGGCGTACTTGCAGGAATGTCCCACAAGAATCCTGTAGGTACGGTCCCAGAGTCGTAGTCTACAGTAATGTCTGTTGGGATTCGGTAAGGCCCGCAAGGGATCTCAATCTCAGCCGGATTCTCCGGGAGCACAGTGAAGGCTCCAGAATACTTCGCCAGTGTGTCGCCAGCCTTGAAGTCCTGGTCATAAGCATTGACTGAGTCGAGGACATAGTTCACTACACCTAAGGACTCCACAGACTCCACGGCGTTAGGATCGGATGCGGCCTTGTCCAGAAGGGACTGGATCATCTCCTGGGCTCCGCCCTTGTACCAAAGCACCTTGTATGAACCTAGGATCTTGACGCTACGTACAGCCCGGAGCACGTCTCTAAACTTTCGCTGGAGCCTGTCGAGGTGGGTTAGGGGATCGACGTTGGAGACATTCCTGGGCCCGTAAGCCCCAATCTTCTCCTTCACAACCGCACCTAGTGTATCTGGGAAGGCTGACACCTCTTCCCCAATGTTCTTCTGGAAGGTGGGGGTCGTGCCCACAGCTTTGTCGGACTTCATGTAAGCGTCTAGGTCTGCAATAAGGGCGTCTACGTCCGTGTTACTGCGTAGGTAAGACTTAGCAGCCAGCAGTCCGCTCTCCCACAAGACATCCTTATCGAACACACATAAGGAGCATAAGAGGAGCTTCATTCGATTGAAGCGCTTCTCCTTGTCCTCCCCCAGATCCGCACGATCTGTGGTGGCCATAGAGTTGAAGAAATCAGTGAGAGCGTTAGTGAACATTTCCGCCCAGACCTATCTTGCGTAGTCCACGTAGATTCGCTTCGCCGATGAGATCCAACCGATCTACTATCTTGTTACCCTCTATCCCTAGAAGGAAGCAGATGGACCGGAAGGATGTAATCGCATCCTCGTCGTCGGAGTTGAACCACTCCAGGAGAACCTGCATGTCTTTCTTGCTAGAGGGATCATCTGATCCCTGGAGTAGTGCATAGTCCTGGAGGGCCCTCTGGAGTACAGCTAACCATAGCTTAGTAGTTTTTTCTGTGCTATCTGTGGTGTCAAACAGACTTCGTGTGGAGTAGAACCTAAAGACCTGTCCTGGGAATAGCGTGTCTTGAATCATCAGGTCACCGTGATCTCTAGGGTTGCGTTCACAGTATTTACATGAGCACTTTGTTCCGGCGTAAGCAAGGCATAATCTGTGGGCATGAAATTTTCTGCAGTTACGTTAGTCGTCCCTGGAGCGATCCCGGTGATAGTAAACACGGTCCCGTCCATCAAGCCAGTAGCTACAGCATGGTCATCAGTGTCAGTAGCCACACAACCTGAGATATCATCCATCACGGCCCACCCGTAGGTGTAAAGCTTCGGGTACAGCTCAATTGTCGCACCTGTGGCTACAGTCACCGTCTCCGTGAGAGATGTGTGCTCTGCGTCGGTGTAGAACTTCAGATGTCCTGGGACAGGGAAGATAACTGCCGGAAGATTCGCCCCTATAGTCTCAGGTGTGCGAACCTCCCAAGCCGTGTCCTGTAGGCCCGGGAACCATACGTGCACCAACATATCTCTGGGTAGATCGAGCTGGGCGTATCCATCAGAGTCCAGAACTACCTCCACGGACTTGTTAGATAGGCCGATGATCTCATCATTACTCGCAAGAGCTACAGGCGAGTCCTTCTTGACGAAGTAGAACTTCATACCCTCCGGAGGTTCCCCAGATATTTCGGTGAAATACCCCGAGAGACGGGAATACCTAGCATCGTCGGAAGCAGGTTGCACCGGGCTGTAAACCGTGATCTCCACTACAGGGCTTTCTCCGACCCCGATGTTCACCTCAAACGTAGAGGGGAGACCAACGGTGGCCCCTAAGATTCCAGGAGCACAGCGCAGGTAATACGTACCTAGTGCTAGACCGATGAACTCCACCTCCCCAGTAGCCGCTGTGATCTGTGTAGACTGGTGAACCATAATAGATGAGTAGAGCTTTACGTAGGCGTTCTCTATGGGGTCTGACGCAACTGAGTCGAGAACCCTTACGATCATATCAGGCATGGTCTAGCCTCCGTACAAGGCATCTAGCTCATTGTTCATCTTACTATCCGACTTGGGAATCCTACTAGTAGCAGGTCCCTTGCGGTTATTTGCTGGGGCTGGAATGGCTCCGGGCGGATTACCACCACCTACTACAAACGAGCCTGACCTGGGAGCTGCCCCTGTGTCACGCTTGTTGTTCCACTCCATGGCCTCGTTCTCTTCCCGGAAAGCTTCGGCTCTGAGCTTTCGCATAGCCCGGTCCCTATCAGACACTCCGGGACCTTCCGGAAGGGGCTTGGCATAACCTGGGAGTTCCACAGGCTCTTGTCGCTGCTGCTCCTGCCTGAGGCGGTCGGCCTCGTTCGGAGTCTGTGCCACAGGTTGTCCGGAGGAATCAGCCAAGACAGGTTTCGCTCTGTCACCACCCTGTGCTTCGTAGTAGTCCTCACCCGGGGCACGGCCTCCGGTACCTTCACCTATAAGCTTTGACCCCACTACCAGACCTCCCGCTGTGAGGAGACCAGCACCTATTAGTTTGGGCGCAGCGCCTAAGGCTCTGCTACCAGCAGCCGCCATGCGTCCACCAAGGCCAACAGCCTGTCCGCCTGGGGAAGGTACGGGCGGTGGGACATTACTTGGAGGTACATTCGGCGGGGGCTTGGCTGCACCACGGCCTATGTTAGCTGCAGGGTTCGCATTCGGTGAAGCTGTATCATCTACAAAGGTGGCAGTCCTAGGCTGCTTCTTGACTGGGGTTGTAGGTCTTGGGGGAGGATTCGCCGGGTCATACCGAGGAATCCTTGAACTCTGAGACGGTGGCGTAGCGCTAGGTGGGGGTGGGTTGTCAAAGATCGACTTGGGTGTTCCTTGTACAGGAGTCTTCGACGCAGGTACAGCTCCTGCAGGCTCCTTCTTAGTCGTCAAGCGCTGCCACATATTCGGTTCTTCCCTACCGTAGCGCTCCTTGTTGCTCCGCCTAATAGCCTCTTCAGAGGGGCCCTTAGACTTTGCGGGTTTAGTCTTCAGTTGCTTCTTCGTCAGATCTCTACTGACTGCTTCAACTTCTGCCCTTGCCTCTGCGGATAGAGGGACCTTACCTGAGCGATCCAGAGCTTTCCGCTCCGCTACTGCTTTGGCGATACCGTCAGCGTCAGGCTTTACTTTCGTCCCTGGACCAGGCGTTGGTTTTACGTGACTCGTACCCGAACCTAAGTCCGCAGTGCTACTAGCGGCCGATGTTCCCTTGGGACTCTTCGTTGGGTTCGGGGCAGGTGCCCTAGGAACGCCACCTCCGCCACCTCCAGCTCCTACCCTTACGGGGACTGGGGGGCGCTTCATGGTCTCAGCACCACGTAAGGCATCGTCCCAAAGACCCTTAGCCTTACCCGCTACGTTCTTGACCGCCTGTACAGGGCTCGAAGATATACCGGATCTCGCAAGCCTAGATACGCCGGGGGCCACCACCATGGATGCGTCCAGAGCTTGCCCAGCTGTTGCACCCAGAGTGGCGGGCCTCTCCCTGAACTTCTTTACTTGATCGTCAGTTACATTAGGGTCGAGCGCCTGTGCAATCTCCGGAGCGGCGAAGAATGATCTGTCCTGGCCCTTGAAACCCGGATGGAATGTCCGCTCTTGTCCTGTACGCTTCAGCTTCGCTTTGTACGCCGTGTCCTGCTTAGTGTCGCCGAACTCCTTCTCTCGCATCGTATTGACATAACCACCCGGGCCGTCCACGTTCATCCCAGTGGCCCGGATAGGAGCCGTTACAAAATCACGCACAAACTTCTTAGATCGCTTCGCACCCCGGTCCATAACACGATCGTGGGCTCCAGCTAAGCCGCCACCCTGCGAATGAGCGCTCTCATTGAAGCGCTTCGCACCGGCCCGATTACGTGCCCGCACACGCTTGAACTTGTCTGCAGCTCCCTGATATGCGCCCTGGACCTTAGACCCGAGATTTTTACCGAGAGCGACCTGCAATCCTGTGGCCTTGGGAGGGGGCGCTTTATAGTCCAGCTTTGACTTGAATCCTTTTTGGTGCCAGGGCTGATTCAAAGGAGGGTTCACAGCCTTTGTTGAGTCCTTCGGCCCATAATCAGCTGTGACCGGGTCCTTGAACGTAGCTGTAGATGACCTTCCGCTGGGTGAGGGCAGTGTCCGCTGGAGCTTTGGATCGACCTTGGTCTTAGGTTTGGGTGCAGTCGTCTGCCCAAAACCTTTTAGCTGCGGGTCGAAGGCCAGCTTACGTAGGTGCTCCTCTAATCTCTGTCTCATGGCCGCCCCATCCTTGGAGGCTTCGGGACCCGGGTCTTCATGGGCTTAGGCATACCTCGCATCGTATTCCTACGCTGTCCACCTGCTCTGTGCTGACCGATTTGTGTCATTCGACCGGGCTTCGCCAACCCTCCACGACCTGCGCCTCCGTAAGGGTTGACGTTGCCCTTAGTGTAGCCCGAGAAGTGCAACTTCTTAGGTCCACGCTGGCTTATAGGTAGCGCTGACCTACGCTTAGCCGCTGCTCCGGCTGCAGCCGCTGACTGCTGGTAGGAAGGTACCTTAGGTTTACTCCTAGGCGACGGGACACGAGGCTTCTTATCATAAACATCTGCAGAAGCTACAGGCTTACGTGTATCCGTATCTCTGTGCGGACCGAAGGGCTTGTTCGTCTTAGGATCAACCTGCTGGAACGTGGTCTTTGACGTGGTATATTTACCCTTCCACTTAGAACCTTTGGGAGCTTCACCGGGCAGACGCCCAGGATCTGGCTTCGCAGGCAGGCCTCTACCTGTCCTGAACTTTTCAAGCCTTTTCTGACGAGCACCTGGATATAACTTATCTTCGGCCGTCCCTGCTCGGCCCAGATTCACCCTCATACCTTTGAGGGGGTCCATACCAGTCTTGCCAGTGACCGCCAGCCCCTTGTCCATAGTGGCCAAGAATTTCTGGTCCATGGGATCCTTGCTACGCTTCATGAGAGCTGCGCCATGCGCCCTGAAGTCCGCCATGAACTTAGCTGGATCTTCTCCCTTATCGATAGCTCCTTGGACCTGAGTCAGTAGGGTGTCTCTAGTTAGTGCCTTATCCGGATTCTTCGCATCCAGCTGCCACTGCGCACCTACGCCCGTACCTGTCTCAAAACCCGGCTTCTGGTAGAACCTGGAGTTAGGATCCTTTCTCGCCGCCTCCAGAGGGGAAGGACTGGTCCCAGAACCACGGAGTACATGTTGCGGTGCTTCTGCTTGTGGTGCGGGTGCAGCAGGCTGCTGGGCATTACCGTCTGGCCACTGGTCATTACCTTCTGGCCAATTCTCAAAGAACCTCGGAATCTTCGCTGGTTCCGTCGGAGCAGGAGCCGCTGCTGGGGTTACTTCGGGAGAGGGAGGTCCTCCTTGCCAGCCACCCGTAGGTCCTGTAGGTGGAGGAGCCGGTACCTGGGTCATGCCTGTAGTCGTGCCACTCAGGTTCTCCTGGGCCTGTGCCCCAGCAGGTTGACCTGCACCCGGGAACCAATTCCTAACCCTCGCCATTCCTGCCCGGGCTCTTTCAACAGCAGCTTGTGCGTCCTGGAGCGCTGGAGGCTGGAACGAGGCTGTGAAGCCCTGGGCTATCTTCTTTCTCATGGGAGGTCACTCCTATTCGCATCGACGGTAGCTATGCGGAGAATTCCAAAGGTGTCGTCTGTGTCCAGGTCCAGGGTGGCGAACAAGTCGAAGGTGGCTGCGTCGGGCGTCGTAAACGTCCTACGAATAGAAGTCCCCTCGATTGCAACGACGATCTCTACCTCTCGCAGAAGCTCTACCTCCAGGAAACCACGAGCATCAGAGGTGGCCAGGATATTCCTGCCCATGACGCCCAGGGTATCCCCAGAGGATCCTGTAACCGTGAACGGGGTGAAGTTATTGGAGATGCAAAGGGTGACACTCTGGATGGGTTGACCTCGTAGGTCTACGAAACGGGCTGACATTGTGGTCAACTGCTCGTCGGTTACGTACTCCTCTACGTCGAACTGCGGAACGACTACACCTGTGACGAGGGTGTAGGAGTTCGTGAATAGGGAGCTACCTTCGTCCTCAACGCCGACCCGGAAGTTGTTGTATGTGAAGACCTCGGTCCCCCGCCGAAGGGTTACCACATAGTCACCGGGGGCTAGAGGGACGCTGAAAGCTCCTGTGATATCTGTGATCTCCTGGGTTACGAACTCACCCGTGGACTTCACCACAGAGGCCGTAACTCCGACGAAGGGACTTGTGTCCGCATCATCATCTACGACTACGAAGGTCGCAATGGGCTGGTCATAAGGCTCGTAGACCCAGATGTCCTCAAGGGGACCTACAGCACCAACGCTGGAGCTGTACCAGAACAGAAGATAGTTCCCTTCAGCTAGCTTGATCGGGTACGTAGTCTGGAAGAAGCCCTCATCATCCGATACGGCTGCGGGAGAGTCCAGGACTGCCGGTGTATAAGTTCCAGCGGTCAGGAAGAGTGTAGCCAGGTCTGCGCCAACCAGGACGATCTGGCTACCCTCAGAGCTAGAATCTGAGTAGAACTTGATGGCCCCGCCTGCATTCACAGCCCTGCCGTCGATGATGGACAGGTTGATGGACTCCACCACTTCGAACAGGTTTGCGTGTACGCCAGCAGCGATATTTACAGCCTGCGCAGCGCCTCCGTCGAAAGCCACGGTGAATGCTACGGGAACCGCTATAGGGAACACTACGGGAGCGGTTCCTGTCACCTCTGCCCTTGTGGGAGGCACCACACATTCCGTTACTACTGCGCCGTCTTGGTCAAGGATGTAGAGGAAATTGATAGCGTCCGCAGGCTCTGAGCCCAGAGCTATGTAACCTGGGATCTCAGGCTGAAGTTCTGCCTGAGGGGTAGCCTCTACCACAATCTCGTCGGTGCTAACGACCACAGCGGTATCATCATCATACCAGTGTCCATAGTAGGTCCCAACCTCATCGAATGTGTAGGCCTCATCGGTCTGGTACAGGACTCCAATAGCTGCAGGGACTGCTAGAGGGTTCACGTCGATGGTGTCGAGGAGAGTTCCCTCATCATCATACAGACGGAACTCTACAGGCCCTACGAGTACGCCAATGTTGGCTGTAAAAAGCTTAGCCTCGTCCAGCTTCACTCTGTATGCAGTATCGCTCATATCAATCCTCTTCCAGGAAGACGGACAGGTCGGAGTCGATGTGATTCTCCATGTTAGGGAGCAGCGTATTCATCGAACCTACTGCGCCCTTGAGCTTCAACTCCTTCAAGAAATCCCGCTCTCTGGTGGCCTTCTCTTCCTCTACATCCAACCACTCGTCCAGGATGTCTCGTAGCTCCTCAAGCTTTTCCTTAGTTGCCACTAGCTATACCTGCCCGCTTCAAATGCTCGCCTAGCTGTGAGGCTACGTTCTTCCTGATACGGTAGATCTTATGGGTAGTCATGCCCGTCTTCTTTGAGATCACCTTCACGTCCGTAGTCCTGGGTCTCCCTAGGCCTGTTAGGTAACGGTATACCTCCTGCTCGTCCTCCTTCAGCTCGTACAGAAACAGCTTCATGATCTCCATCTCCTTAGGAGGAGAGACCGCTGTAGGATCAGATTCAAACTGAGATGTGGTGAGGTCCTTCCGAAGCTCTGTGCGAAGGAGTGTTACCTGCTTCACTGGCCACTTCAAACCATGAGCCAGTTCCCCATCCGTGGGTAGCCGACCCAGCTTATCTGTGAGGCGCTGCCTCTTCATCTCGTAGGTGCGGATCTTGTCGATCCTCTCCTCCGGGATGCGGGCTGCATTCTGGTAGGTCTTGATGTACCTTCCTGTCTTCCGCATATACCACGTAGCGAAGGTGGACAGACTCGCACCCTTTGCTGGATCGTAACGCTTCAAGCCCTCGATCAGATGCTTGGTGAACTCTGTCCGTATCGCCTCTGGAGGAAGCTGTACGTTCCCGATGTACTCGTTGGCTGCTCTGTTGATAAGTGGTTGGAAGGACTCGACCAGGGGTCGCATGTCTTCAGGGCGCTCTCCGCTAGTCTTCCACTTGAGCCAGAGAGCCATCTCCCTCTGGCGGCTCTTCTGTAGCGGGGCCTTTTCGGGCTTCTTCTCCTCTACATCTTCGGTACGAGTATGGCCCTTGACCAGGACCTTCTTCCCGTCCTCCGTACGATAGTACGGCTTTACTGGAACCTTACGAGTAGCCATATCTAGGCCCCCGGAATCTTCAGCTTGCGAAGACCTGAGTATATGCCATAGCGGAAGCCTGCTGTCTTCTCCATGTTCTCGAAGATCCCGTGCTTGACGGGGTTCTTGAACCCCATCTTGTTTCCGAGCTTCCTGCTGCCTTTATTCGTGTGGACGTACTGCCACTTCCAGCGCTTCACTTCAGGGTGCTTCTTCATAAGGAAGGAAACGGCTTTCTCACCAAGACCCTGCCTACGGTATTTCGGCGAAATACCTACGCCAACGAAAGCGGATTTGCTGGAATAAACCTTCTGCTTCTTGTAAGGCCTCGTAAGCTCTACGAAGCCCATCCACTTCCCTCCATCATATAACCCGTAACCCGTCCGGGCACCTTTAGGTGGGGCTGGGATCGTACCATGACCTGGGAAGTTTCCTGACTTTACCTTTAGGGCGGAAGCTTTCTTCCTGTCATAGGGGCCTATGCGAATCACGTAAAGTCCTCCGTTCTCAGGCTCTATTATGCAAAACAGTTCAGTGGGTTGTCCACAAAACTCCCAGACTTCCCGGTAGAAGAACTTCGGACCCATCCATACCAAGGAGGAAAGTATGGAAGATTTCAAGATGCCGAAGAATGGCTTTGTGCTTGTAGTAACGCCGGAAGGTGTACGCACCAGCTGCCGTGGGCACCTGGGGCAGGCATGCAAAAGGAAGCTCCTAGGGAAGCATATTCCCAACTCCAGGGCCTTCTCCCATGAGGTGTCGAAGCGAGTCGACAACAGGAGCTTCAGGAAGTAGCCCAGAGGACCTAATGGAGAACCAGGCTGCGGCCTGGTTTTCTTACCCCCTGAAAAGTGCAAAAAACGGCCCACTACCTGAGATAAGAATAGTGAACCCCAACCACGTACTAGGAGGTACATCATGGGTGACCAGACGAAAAAGGCGAAGATCTATGAGGCGAAGCGCTCCTGCCGGATCGACATCCAGCTGCAGAAGGGCATCATGAAGCTGGCCCGCAAGGCGCTCACCGTGGACTTCAAGATCTGGCGGGCGTCTCGCAAGGCGCAGCGCAAGGGCGAGATCTTCGAGGCGAAGGGCAAGACCGCCGAGGCGGCGGCTCTGGCGACGGCGACCGAGAAGGCCACCGAGGAGATCAAGGCCAAGGTCGACGAGAAGTTCGCTGCGAAGCGGGCGAAGCTCGACGAGAAGGTGGCGAAGGCCCGGGGGAAGATGGACGAGAAGATCGCCAAGATCATGACCGTCAAGGAGGAGACTCCGGCCCCGACCCTCGTCCCGGACCCCGAGCCCGCCAAGTAGAGCGGTTCGACGAGAGACACGATTGGGACAGGGGGCTGCGGCCCCCGTCCCCGTGTCTTCTTAGTGCAAAAACTAGCCAAAAAAAGAGATAAGAATAGTGAACCCCTAGCGTACCTGGAGGTACATCATGAAAGAGTCAACGAAAAATTTCTGGAATGGCGTTGGTAGCGTCCTGGGCGGAGCCCTCAGCATGGCAGCTAAGGTCAACCGTGAGGTCGGTCGGCAGGAAGGGATGCGGACCGTCCGCAACACCCACACCACCGTCCACCACACCACTCCCGTGATCGAGCAGCGCACCGTCATCGTGGGTGGTGGCCTGGGCTCTGACCTGGCCATGATCATGCAGGCCCGCCAGGACAACATGCGGTCCATCGGCCGGATGTGGGAGGACTCCTGGAGCCACGACTCCGCCCGCCACCTGATGCGGGATTCGGCCACCGACCTCAAGGCCCTCCTGCAGAGCCGCCCCGAGTGCAACGCTCTTCTGGCCACCATCAAGGTGCAGGAGATGGATGCGCTGATCGAGGGTTACGAATCGGCGGGTGGTGACTGGAGCCACGAGAAGCAGTCGCTGCGTCGGTTGTACGAGCGCTGCCACCGGTAGAGAGGGACCCGGGTGGGGAACGGGGGTGGGCGAAAGCCCTTCCCCCTTCCCTTTACCTAGATGGCATCCCCAAGGGCTTTGTCCACACCTGTAGTCTTGGCCATAGAACGTATGGCACGGACTCTCTTGAATCTCTTTATCCGATCCATGAGGGTCTTCTTGGAGAGGAGGGGCTCCTTCCGTTTCTTTAGAGCTGAGTGCACGAAGGGGATAGCCGCTGCGCCTGCGGCTGCGGGGAGCGTGTACTTACGGAGCTTCCGTAGGCCCTTGAGCTTCTTGGCTGCACCTCCAGCCGAAGCGAAGTCGACGACTTTACCCTTGGACTTTGACTTCAAGGATCTCTTGGCCAGGGCCTCTGCACCGAACTGTGCTCCTGCACCGGCCCCACCGATAGCTGCTCCCGTAGCGAGATTTTTCTTGAGTGTTTTCTTCTGCTCGGGAGAGGCCTTACGGACCTTCTTCAGGACCTTCTTACCGCCCTTCACTCCCAGGTAACCACCGTACGAACCTGCCAGGGCCCCGCCCATGGCTCCAAGGGTGGCTCCGCCCACGGTAGGAATCTTTCCTTTCTTGGCCCTGTTCTCCATTACCTTCAAGGCGGTCAATGCACCTGCAAGGGAACCACCAGTGGCTCCGAACTGCTCACCAAGAGTCGGGTCTGGGGGGCTGGCGGCTGTCTTCTCTAGTGGGAGAAGGCGTGTGGGTCGCCTACGAGACGGGTCAAAGTTGGAGAGGGCCTTATTCGACCAACTTTTGAAAGATGACCGGGGGACCAAAATTTCGTTTACCAAACCATCCCCACCACCGAGAATCTTGTTCCTTGGAACATTGAATGAGAGAGTACCGCCCCCGGGACGTTGGCCGTATGGAGCGCTGTGGTGGAAAGCATACCCTTTCTTTGGGTTCGCCTCAAAGGCGTATAGACCGCCCTGGGCAGCACGAGTTTGTCCAGGAATTACATGCTGGGAAGTAAACCTGGTGCCCGGTGTAGATGTCCCAGCTAAACGCAGGTCTGAGGCTTCGCCACCAGAGACAACACGGACGGGCTCCTTAGAACGTGAGTACGAGCGAGCACTCGGACTGTAAGGACTACCAACCCCGGTGCCCTCTAACTCCGGTACCTTCCCTGTTCTTTTCCACGTCTTGTAGGATTCAAGTCTTTGCTTCAACGGTACATAGGGATCGGATTTTGCGTTGACTCTTCTGGTGCGCCGAACCAGTTTTTTCAGCTTAGGTAAATCCCTCTCCGCTATTACCTTCTTAGCTTGGTGTTGCGTCATAGGGGACGGGGCAGACTTACGTAGCGTGGAGACCAAACTGTCAAATAAGTTGAACGCAGCCCTGGGGGCCTTTGCTAGGGAAGCAATCTTGACCTTCTTCCCACGCTTCCGTCCATCATGGACCCAGCGCCAGAACTGGCCAATGTTCATCACAGAGTGGTCTTGGTAAAATCCTCGGCTGTTGTACTGCTTTCGGTAGGCTTTGAGCGCAGTCTGGACATCATTGAAGCCCAGCATGACCTTGTCTTCGTCATACTTTTTGGTCTTGGGGTCTTGCTGATGTACAACCACCACAAGGGGCGAATCTGCATTCTTCCCGACGTAGACGTCGAGCTTGTCCCCATCCTTGCCTTCCGTACCCCGGATCTCACCATAGTGGTGATGCATGAAGGTCTTCCAAGGTTTTCCATCAGGATCCTTTCCGGAGCGTGAGGAACCACGCTTGTTCTCAACGTCGATCTTCAGTCCTTGGAAATCTACGTAGCCCTGGAAGGGCCACTTCTTCCTCTTGGCTTTTGGCGGAGCAAGAGGCACACGTGAGTTACCGGTGGGGACCTTCACAGCAGAGGACTCCTTCTTGAGGAGATTAGCCTTCAGGTCGCTCACTCCCTTCCCTACGAGTGCGGACCCCCCAGCAAGACCAGCTATGCCTGCACCGAACCTACCCGGCTTCCTCTTGATGTACTTCGGTAGGCCCTTGGCTAGTTCCTTCACGAGACCAAGGCGCTTACGATGCTTCGACTTATGGATGTACTTAGGGTCGATAGTTTCCGTCGTAGTAGCTGCGATGTTCTTCCGGACCGACTTGGGAATATCATTAGGAGGTCTCATGTCCTGATCAAGCTTGAACTTTTCCCACCGGGAGTCCGGTATCGTAGCCGTTATGACTCTCTTATTTGCGGTGGGGTCAAAAGCCTTGAGCAAAGGGAGTTTGTCCGTAGATTTCTCCTTTTTGAGCTTTTCCGTCAGTCCAGCGAACATCCTAGCAAGGGTTTTGCTCTTGGTTACGTGGACTTTCCCCTTGCTCCTATCCTTGAAGTACTCGTCTATTGTGGCCGCTCCTGTACCGCCCTTGGCAGGGCTTAGACCCTCAGACAGGATAGAAGGAATGTTCTTACCATCACCCGTACCATGATACACCTTGTGCGCCCCTACCGTACGTCGTAAGGACGACGGTAGGAGAGCCGCTCCTGTACCTAAGGCAACAGCGCTGCCTGGAAGGCCTAAACGATCCCTCTCGGCCATGGGGCCTAATCCTTCTTGAAACGGTCGATGTACTTCTTCTTCGCTTCAGGCGTGACCTTGCTACGGAATGGGCCCATCTGGATTCCCTTCTCCGCCAGGAGGTTACGATCTGTGAGGTACTGGCCTACGCCAGCGCCTCCGGACATCCCGAGAAGGCCACCTAGGATTGCACCAACAGCTCCACCCTTCCCGGAGCCCTTCCCGATTACTGAACCGAGACCGGCACCACCGAGGGCACCTAGGCCCATACCCCCAAAGGTACCCTTGAGTCGTCGCAGGTAGACCTCTGGGGAAACTACCACCTTCCCGAGACCCTTATCACCAGCACGCATGGCTCTGTTACTAGACAGGAACGAATCCTTTAGTCCTAGCTGCTCCATGTCCTTGCGGTTCTTCAACTCTTTGTAGGCTTTCGATGCGAGTTTCAGCTTGCTCATGAGATCCTCCTCACTTGATGTTCTTCTCCACATGCCAATCCGAGAAGCTCGCCTTCGACAAAGCCCCGGACTCGTACTGCTTCTCTGCAGTCACTCGGGCCACTAGACCCACATACCGCTTCTTATTCTGCCATAGATCTTCACGCAATGCATCATTCAGCCCTGTGCCTACCTTCCCCACAATAGGTCCATGACGGGTCAGGGAATAAGAGAATCCTCCTGCTGCCTTGCCTGCATATTTACCACCACCTGGGAAGATCTCCCGTACATAGACATCGTGCTCATACCTGAGCTTCGACTTCACAGGACCCTTATCTGTCCAGAGGACAACACCTTCTCTCGTAAGGGGGTGCTTCCCTGAACCGATGGAATCTAATAGCTTCGACTTGTCCTTCGGTGAGGTAGCTACAGGGGCAACACCTAGGACAGGGTATTTCGCTGAAATAGTATGTAGAAGCTGCAGCCTTTCCTTATACGGTAACTTCGTAACATCGTGGCCATTGATCTTCACTGCGTCGAAAAGGAAGATCTTCGTCTTGGCCTTAGCCTCTGCTTGGATGTGGAGGCTGTTGATGACGGTAGCGTTCAACATACCTCCCACCTTCTCAGGAGGCAGAGGGACTCCGTCTGGACCTATGGCCAGAACCTCCCCACGGAGGATAGTTGGACCCTTCCCACCCTTGGCCTTCGTAGCGTATAAGTCCTTGATCTTGTGGGTATATTCTAAAAGGTCACCGGTCTTGGACTCCCTGGTGGAGAAGGCCCGTATCCGCTTCCCAGGTCGCATTAGGACAAGGGCATGCGCCCCATCGAGTTTGGCTCCGACGATGACGTCATCCCTGTTGACGATCTCGTCACGCTGAGGTGTCTTCCACCCGATCTCCTTGTACTTCGGCCTGCCCCTAGGGGTTTCCTTCTTGGGGGCCGTCATGTTCACAAGGATCCAATTCTTCTTCCCTATATGGAGCAGTGCGAAGTCTTCCGTGCTCTTCCCACGGGTCACGGAGAACACGACCTTCTTCTCATCGGACGAATGTATGATGGCGTGGGAGTACTGCTTCAGGAATACCTTGCCTTGGCCGTACCCTGTCTCAAGCCTCCCCTCGAAGGGCATGTAGTCGTTCTTGTGCGTGAACGTCTGCATGACCAATGTGCTCTTCCCTGGGGGAGGGAGAGTGAAGTCCTTCCCCTTCAGGGAGTGCCAGCTATGCGCCTTACCTGAAGGGTCACCCAAACGAAGGTCGAAGTGCTTCCCGGACTTCTTGGCATGGTGCTCCTGGAGCCCGAAAAGCCACACTTCTCCCCTCGCTGTCGGGATGGGGTGTGTGGTCTTGCTGTAGGGCCCTTCCTTTAGGTCACGGGTATGCGGCCGGACGTAGACGGTCTTGCCTTTGAGCTTCCGGCTATGCCCATCTACTTGTGTGCGGCCCATTTCTACCCCCAGGATCCATCGATTATAGCTCTGCAACTACGTATGGACAAGGTGGTATAAGGATATTGCAAGCGAACGGTGATGCTTGTCACCTCCAGCGTCAAGGTTCCGTCCGCTTGCACACATCCTCCAAGGCAGGAGGGGTTCACTGTGCGGAGAGGTCCAGGGTTGATTCGCCTCTAGGCGTCCCCTGGACCTCTTCTTACCTGGTGTCCGGATACCCCTTTCGGCTTCACTATTGCTGTAGTATAATTGACCCCGACCTCGTACCCGAAGGAGAAAGAAATGACAGAGAGGATCCGTCTTCCCGATGAAAGGTCTGCGGTTGTAAAGAAGCTCAAGTTCGGAGAAGAACTGCATCTATATCTGATCATCGGCCTGTACGAAGACGGAAGTCCTGGCGAAATTCTTATCCGAGGGTTGAAGGAAGGGTCCATAGTGTCTGGACTCCTGAACACCTTCGCTCGTGTGTTCAGTACAGCACTACAGTTTGGTGTTCCCCTGGAGCAACTCCTCTCCAGCATCAAACATCTAAGATTCGAGCCTATGGGAATGACTGGTGATCCGGAGACCCCTATGGCCTTCTCTGTGGTCGACTACATAGCTCGATACATGTCGAGGAAGTTCCTTCCTCAGGAGAATACAAATGATCAAGGAAGCGAGGTTACTAGCCCTGGGACCGTTCCGGAAGGATCTGACGAGGTTCCTACCCCATAAGTCAGCCTACTATACCAATGCGAAGGAAGGCCTGCTCGTAGAGACCGAACTTTTTGTCTGTACCACAGCACAAGCCAGCCTAGATCTTGCGGAGCTGCTGAACGTGGACCCAACAGATTGTAGCACGCACGAGATATCCCCTATGGCTGTCGACGTCCGGGACCTGGGTAAGTTCGAGGACGAGATCGAGAAGTTCATCAAACTTGTAGGGGCGGAGTTCTCCTTCGTCTTTTCCTTCCGATGAGCGTGTATGTAGAGGCCTTCGATAGTGAGGAGACCTGGAACGGATTCCGATTCCCCCTTCAAAGCTACAGCGTATCCAGACCCCTAACAAGAACACTAATGTCCCACAGATCCCAAAAAGCTACTTTAGGTTTTGCACCGATGTCCCTGTCCGCCCATGATGCCATGGCAAACACCTTCATGAATAAGGTATATGCAATACGTATCGTGGATGAAGACCAACCCCTGGGGATCTACCTGCGTGGAGTAACCCCAGTTAGTGCTAGCGCTCAAAACGTCTATGAGTTCTACGTAGACCAGATCTCCACGTATGAACTTCCGGTGCGCACCGAGTCTGCGGAAGTACCTGAACCACCTGAACCTGTGCCACCTACTAGGCTCGAACGCTTGCGAAGAAGGAGAGAAGGTCATGGGGAGGCTAGAGAGACTAAAGAGACGTAACGACCCTTCTGTGTCCTCTATCCTCAGGGAAGGTAGAAAGAAAGACACACGGCCTACAGAGAAGCAGTTCCATGCAAACGCCCAACTTGAACACTTTGACGATAACTTCCGTGTGACCTGCATACGGACGAGAACCCAATTCATTGGGGACACCTACCAGGCCAGGGTTACTCTGTACGAATCCGTGCGTCCCACGTTGTACATGCACCTCCCTGGGGTTACGTCAGGATTCCTGGTGGAAAGCCTTCACGGGAACAAGATGGGCTTTATCTACACCACACGACCTATCCCCAATGGAAGTGGTAAGGGCTTGTCCAACCGGATGCTGTGGTGGGGGAAGTACATCGGGAGAGCAATGCATACATCCATACCCTACTCAAACCAGTACGCACAGGCTTCCCCCGGTAAAGAGCGGGAGGAAATCCTGGATGACTTTTTGCTGCACCTATCGGATCAAGGTATCTACCCACCCGTACCTATGGACGCTCGACAAACCACCGTGTAACCTTCCACCGAGTATTTCGACGAAATACTTTATGAGGAGCTTTGATGAAAGCCAACTGGATATTCATGGACCCCAAGTCGCTACAAGAACTCTTCGGAACAGACGACCTGTGGGCCCTAGCTCAAACCTGCATAGACAATGAGGAGCTTCCTCCGGTTGGTCTGGTGCAGGACCTAACCTCACCCGACGAGGTGAGCGGGTGGCACATAGGTGTCGTAGACGCTCTGCAGGAATCTGCTGCCCGTGCGAACTACCGTGCTGTGGACAGTAAGAAGAAGTTGCGGGCGATGAAGACGAAGCTTCTTGGGAAGCTGAAGGATAAGTAATGGAGACGGTGTACAAAGCAGTCCTAGAGGACTCATCCGGCGGCGTATGGTCGATGATGAGTGGAGTGTACAAGTACTACAAGAACCGCTGGATGATAGCCCCCATCGGTGGTTTCCTGTGCTACTCTTCTCTGGAAGCTGCACAGATGTTCTGGCTCCCCAACAGCACAATCTGGGAGTGTAGGGCAGAGGAAGAGCTAGATCTTCCTGTACGCATCACCAACTTCGGGGTCGTATCGGAACCGGATGTGGTCGAGGCAGCATGGGACCCGATGCTACATGACGAGCTGTCCAATGATCTCCTATACAAGAACCCCAGGATCTGGGAAGAAGGGACAGTAGCCTACAAGAGGCTGATCCTGACCAAAAAGGTGTTCCCACCCGAGGGTGACCACCCAGTCATTGCAGACTTGTACGAAAGGTTCGACAAGAATCCGGAACTTAGTACAACTGACATGACGATGTCTCTGACCTTCACGCTCCTGGATGAGGTGGTGAACAACACGGTCGCCTCCTATCTCGCAGAGAGTAGGGATGTCCTAGGACGAACAGTGTCCGACCTCACGAAAAGGCTCATAGCTGGACTGACCCAGTGGCGGAATGTTCGACGAGAGATTCTTCACATGGAGAACTCAACAGGAGACGACAGCAACGTCGTCCAACTGATCACTCCCGACTCGTAGGCTCCATAGGAGAGGCGGACCAGCTTCCTGTAGTGGTGAATCCCACTTCAGACAAGCTGCCGATGTAACGGAGGATTGCCTCATGGCGTTCCTTCCTCGGATCCAGGTCGCCTGGGATCCGCCTCTCCTCACCCTCACCGTCGTACATTCTTAGCTTAGGGTGGTCGAGGATCACCATAGGGTTGTACGAACCACAGGCCCTACTATGGAATCCTTCCTCCGCAACCGGGATAGCATTCACACCATCAGTGAATACAGGTGCTGCGGCGCTTCCTTCATCGGGTGTGGTCTTCGTTGCGATGGGTTGTCTGTACGGGGGACCGAAGATGTCCTCGAAGGTAGCGACCTCCCGCCCAGTGAACTCCCTCACGAACTCGTACAGGAGGCTCTTGTCCCCTGTGGTCTTGTGCTGGATGTACTGCTTTATTACGTTCATGGCGGACTGCTTCATCGTGAAGCCTCCCATGATGTCCTCCACGAAACGGAGCACCTTGGGTGCCATCGAGTCATCTGCGCCCTTGAGGAGAGGTATGGGACCCTCCTCCGCCGTGTACAGGGAGAACCACTCAGGATGCGTCGCTAGTTGCCTTACGTACCCGATGTAGGTGTCAAGTGAGAAGTTGTCGAGCCTATCACAGATGCTGCTGCAGCCGAACATGTTCTGGTAAAAATCCTGCCCGATGCGGAGGTTTGTGAACGTGGGGCCCATCCAAGGTGGCCGTACGATGTACTCGAAGGGTACGTCTAAAGTCTCCTCCACGTAGATCGGCTTCTTCTCAGTGATCCGCATCTTGGCGGTACCACTGGTCAACTCCATGACCTGCCTGTTGTCTTTGGTCACGTAGTCCCCTGTGAGAGCACCTGGGCCGCAGCCGGGATTCTCCGGGTCTATCCCCACGTCTAGGAACTCCATGGACTCAATCTCATGGCCATTAGGCCCAATCCACTTGTTCCCCCGCTCCGTGACCTTCACCTTCGCCTTGGACCAGGTCCCATCACTGGACTGTGAGGAAGCGATGTACTGCGCAGCCCCTACAGGATTTCCCTTGTCGTCTCTGTAGGTATCCAACTTGTCGTTGAACTGCTGCTCGGAGACGTTGGCTACGTGTTTCTTCTCTCCTGCTGGGGTCCCCTCTGGGTAGGAGTGGCCTTCCTCGAAGGAAGGTATATCCACAGAGGTATCCGTGATGGAGGGGTCCATCAGCACACCATTGAGCATTACTTGTGTGACAGTCTCAACAGTCTCGTGACCCACGACACGTCTAATCGTAGGACTGGTAATTCCAGGTATCTCTTCTTTCGTCGGGAACCATACGTGGGAAACCACATAGCTCGTAACACCACCTTGCTGACTGATCGAGTGCGTCACAGAGGCAATCATCCCTGAGTAAACCATAGGGAGATTCTCTGTCTTCAACTGGTCTGCGAACTTCCCTAACTGCCCCAGTGTCGAGGCGGGGTCGTTCGTCATGTTCCGGACTAGCTCGTCACAGTCCTCCAGACCCATGGATTTCAGGGCCTGCTCCTGAGTGGCTGTAGGCATCTTCGGGAGGATCAGCGTAGGCATACCCGTGGCGATCGTGGGGTTGAACCTACCCTGGATGTTCAAGGAGCGGACTCCTAGCCGAGCCTTCAAGAAGAGGAAGTTCGCCATCTTCTGCATGTACCCGACCTTGGTGGAGGTGATCAGGTTCTGGTCGCTCTTCTCCTTCTTCAAGTCCTTCTGGATACTCTGGTAGGCTGGCGCATCCATCATCTGGTCAATGATCGGCACGATCCCGGTGAACTTCTCGTGAGGGAACAGATAGGTCTCCCCCTTCTTCGTCTTCTTGGACGGGTCCATTCCGAACAACGCCTCGATGTCCGGGGCGATATACGTGGACTTATGGCTCTGCTGGACTCCCTTGCCGTCCCACTCCTTCCTTGAGGTCAGGTGCAGCCTTGTGGTCTCGGCCAAGTAGTTCCTGGACATGGACAGGGATACAATGTGCTCTGGGAAGAGGACGTTGCATCGAGGCGGTGGGCACAGGAAGATCTCAGGGTTGAATACATGCGTGTAGAGTCTAGGCAGTTGTAGGACATCTACACGAATCTTCTTCGAAGATGTCTTCGTGGCTCTGCGCTTGTAGGCATCGATAGCGGAGTTCGTAGCATCTTTTAGATGCTGTGCAGATATGTTATCGATGTTCGGATAGTAAGGCTGCTCGTTCGAGCCCATAAGGACAGCGGTTCCTGGTGGATACGGATCAGACTGGGCAGTCTCTTTATGGGTCATAGAGGCCAGCTTATCAATAACCTTCTGCTCCTCATAAGCTGCCTGAGCGAAGTCCTTATCCTCCTTCAATGCGTCTACTTCAGGACTAACGCCCCCCGGGGAGTCTTGGGAGTAGTCGTACTCCAACGAGGGGCCCAGCTTCGTGTGTGTATCCTGGTGGGCACGTACAGGGTCTACACCCGCCCTCTCCAGCTTGACGTGACTCTCACCCTTACCAGAGAGGATCTCGTCGGTTGCATCCCGGATCCCCTCCAGCCGCTTGATACGACGCTTCACAGCATCATTGTCAATGCGAGAGGATGAGCTAACAGTGACCTCGACATCCTCCACCAGCTCTTGCTTGGCGAAGTACGGAGCGAGAACAGAGGCGTAGTTATGCTGGATCCTCTGTAGGGACATCGACATGACATCCCTGAAGGAGAGGGTGTTCGACCTGGCTGTGATCGCCTTCTGGAGCATCTTCTTGAAGCCATAACTCCCCAGGAGCTTCACAGCGGAATCATCCTTCCGTGCGGAGCCCAGCATCCTGGACATGTGGAGACGCAGCTCCGCCTGGCTGAAGAAGTCGTTCAGACCTCGGAAGGTCTTCTTACCTACGTAGACTCCTCCCATCGTCTCTAGGAGCAGTAGGAGGCCACCCATCAGACCTTCGACATCCGGGTGGCCCACAGACTTTCCGGTAAGCATCCTGAGCAGAACATCGGCCGGACTACGAGAGGTCTTGGCCTGTCCATAGTAGGAGGCGGCTCCAGTGAAGGAAGCGATCTGTGTCTGGGATCCAACAGAGCCTTGTGTCTGTGTCGTGGTGAGACCATCGTCAGTCTTACCAAAGAAGTTCAGGCGGGCCGTATCCCAGTAGGAAGAGAAGTCCAGGCACTTCAACACTGCAACACGCTGCGTGTGCGACTGCACATAGTCCACAGCTACCAGCTCCCCTGTGAAGAGGAGCCTGTACTTGTGTGGATCCGCATCGGAATCGAAGTAGAAGATGTGGACTAGGGAGCGTGGAAGGAGATCCATCACCTCGTCAGTAGGTACGATCTGAGCTGTCGCTGAGCCCGCAGTATTGATACCGCCCGTGCAGATAGCGGACACAACTGGGATCTCGATCCCTTCTACGGTGAGACGTATCTGAAGAGGTTTCGCTTCCATGCTACACCGGGAAAAGTCCGCCCGCCCCAGGGATTGTCATCCCGGAGAAGCCAGCAGAGAAGGTTCCTGTAAGCGCACCAATACCAAGGATGACTCCCATACTCAAGCCTAGAGCGCCGAAGATCGCAAGAGTGAGTGGACCTGCCTTGCCTCCCATCGCCTTGATGAAGTTGTCCGGGGTGTAGAAGATCGAATACACCCACTGGGGGATACCCTCCTCAAAGGCGTACTGGTCAATGGTCTTCAGGAGCTTAGTCCCCCAAGCACCTACAGTCTTCCACCACTCCTCTACGATAACCTCCCCGGACAAGGAGTATGGACGACACTGGTCGTCCATGCCTACATTCATTCCTGACGCACGGGCGATCATTCTATAGATGGAGTCTGATGCGAACTCTCCGATCTGGCCGATGAAGTCCTTTCCCCTGGACTCCAAGGTATTGGTCTTACCCTGAGCGCCTTCGCCAATAATGGCCGCTACAGCATCAAAACTCCCTGCAGCCAACATGGAGCCTACGATACCTAGCTTGGCGAGCCTCTGCCTCTGTCGCATACCGATGGAGGAGATCATCACGGACTTGCCGTTCGATACCTCAAGCTGCCCGGTGGGCATGTACTCCATGGCTCCACGGACACTCCGAGAAGGCTCCAGCTGCTCCATGATGTTGAAGCTGCGATGCATACCAAGGGACACATAGTCCGAGACGAGGAAGGCGAAGTTGAAGTTCACGATGTCGGGCTGACCCGCAGTCTCCGAAGCTTCAGCGTTCAGGATATACCCCTCTACGATGATATCGTCCCACCCGAAGTGAGCGGTAGCACCCATCTCGATGAGTCTAGACCCCCGCAAATAACGCTCATAATTCTCCCAGAACTGCGTGCGCCAGTCGAAGTCCCTAGAGTTGAACAGATGTCCGGTTACTCCAATGATCCTTGGTCTGGAGCCTGTGGCATAGAAGTAACCCTCACCGAAGGTCTCTACGATCTGGTACTTCTCTGCTCTCTGCTCGGTGACAGATGTGACGATGAAGTCCGTGTAATACTCTGACTTACCTAGGGACTTCTTCTCGCCAGGTGAGTCCTTCTGGTTGAAGGCGGGAGGCATCACTCCACCGATGCCATTGTACATCGGAATTGGGAGACCCTGCTTGTCATAGATACGGAGGAAGGCCACACGCTTCCCCTTCATCTCTAGACCCCACAAAGGTCTACGGACGAACTGTGGACCAGGGTACTTGTCCCTCCAGGCCGGTCCCTTGGCCAGGGTGCAGTCCCCTCCACGGTCCCAGTTACCGAAGAGCTTCTCCAACAGGGTCTTCTTTGCGAAGGACCCAGCCTTCTTTACCTGGGAGGACACAAACATCTTCGGATTGTTCGCTGCTCCCTTTGGGATGCTGCCTAGAGAAACTCCCATCTCTTACCTCTTCTGCAGTAGCCGATCTTTCACGTCTCGGCTAATAGGGAGATCGTCGGCTTCGTCCTCTAGATGAAGGTAGAGGATCTGCTGCCTGACCAGGTGCTCCAAGGCCAGTTCAGGTGACGCCCCAATGGGGTAGAACCTAAGCTCAATCTCGGAGTCCGCCATGTGCGGCACATTGGCCACCTTCTCGTACGTAGATCTCTCTCGCATCTTACACCTAGCGCTCTGACTTCATGTTGGCCATGATCTTGAGGGCAGCAGTGGCCCCCTCCACACCCTTCGTGAACTCTTCCATATCCGGTCCACCACCTGAGCCCTTGCCTGTTCCACCAGGCTTTTGGGTCATGGCAGCATACTTCTCCATGAGCATCTGACCCTCGTCCCCGCTTACCTCTCCGTCCTGCATCGCCTTGTAGTACTCGGCTACGAAGGAGTTCGCACTGGAGTCCTCGTAGTTCATGGAGTTTAGCATTTGCTTCAGCTTGGAGGTCATGTAGTGGTCTACTTTACCCTCCTTGATCTGCTTCCCGAACCTCTTCTCGAAGCGCTGGTAGCCCTCTGCTCCGCCGAACATCTCTCTGGAAAGGGATAGATTATCCTTGCTGGACAAGGTCCCTCCACCCGACGTGAAGTTGGCGAAGTCCCCGTCCTCTGCTCCTGTAGCTCTACCCCACCGACCACGAAGTGTAGCCACCCTGCGAGTCATACCGAAGAAGGCCTCTGTACCCTCCGGACCACGCATAGCCCCAATGTCTTGGAGTTCGGGTAGGGGAATTGACGACAGCCGGTCGATCAAGCCTGTGCCACCCTCGTCCCCGAGGATATGCTCACGCCGCTGAGTCTGACTCATGAGCCACCAGCCAACAGACTTCTTGATGTCATCGGACAGGCGTGCTCCCTGGCCACCACCTACAGCACCAAACTGGTTGGTCAATCCGGCGTTGTTCGCCCACCTGTAGGCCTCTTCCTTCACAGGCGCTAGGGCTGTCTCCAAGCGCTGCCGCACAGGGGCGAGCATCCATTTCTGAGACTCTACGAACCTAGCAGCGCCTGAAGCAGCCCCACCAGAGAACATCTTCTTTACGAAGTCCGGAGCATCTGCACTCTCTGCACCAAGGACTTCATTCTGCATCTGCTCTGCTAATGCATACCATCGAGGCGTCCCGGCCTTCTCGCCAGCGAGATGCATAGCTGTCTTTGACGTGTAAACACCTGGGAGGTTGCCCGTGCTGGCTATCCTCTCCATGTCCTCCATGTCATCTTCACCGATGCCTGCGGGCAACGCTGTCCTGGCGTACGCAGCGGGTCCGCCACTCTCCTCCCCCTTCAGGCCACCTATGTACCCTTCAATACCAGTGCCTGAGAATTTCTTCTGTAGGTAGTCAACGCCTACATTCCAGCCACGGGTTGCGACGTCGCCTGCCAGTGTCCCAAAGCTCATCTTACCGTCTTCAGCACTTCGGACATCCTGGATGTTAATGAACCCTTCTTCGTCCATGAAGTTCCCCATATCCTCTTCGGCTACGCCAGCGGCTATGAGAAGTCCGTGCCTCCTTGCCTGTCGGGAGTCCCTGTACTTCCTATTAATGGACCGAGCGTCACGCAGGGTCACATCTGTTGCGTAACCCCCAACTCCCATCAGAGCAGCCATGCCTCCAAGGCCCCTCTTGGTGAACGCATCCGCAGCTCTACCATAACCAGATTCCCGCATGTTCTCTAAGAGATCCTCAGTCATGCGAGTCTCATACTCACCCGGTCGTAGGCCTCCGTACCTACCGCTGCTCCGCATACCTCCGACCATGCCCCTGATGGCATTGGCCTCTGCTGTGGACAGGTCGTCCTCCATAGTACTCATAGGCTCCAGGAGACCACGGGTTACGTCGTTGACTGCTTGGTTCGCTGTCTCTCTGGAGGAGAAACCAATCTGGTAACCACCCCCAGACGTATGGCGGGCTCCGGGCATCAAGTCACCAAGAGAGTCCAACCAGTTCTGCCTACCATAAGAAGTCTCTACGCCAATGTAGCTTCCCTTATTGGCTGGATCGTAGGATCCCATACCTGCATGGGAGAAGGCTTGTGTCATAGCCCCACCCCTGGAACCCTGCCTGAATCCTTCTAGGAGTCTCGCTGGGGCACCTACGACTTCTGGCTCGGCCCCAAGCACGTCTCCCGTGTAGGGGGCATTGCGCATTAGGTTCGGCATCACATTGAACGCCAGATCGCCTGCCATCAGATATGGGGCAGCACCACGGAGCGCCGTGGAGGCACCCCTAGCTAGCCACCCGGCACCCGACAAAGCGCCACCAGCGACCATACCCAGGCCACCACGACGCATCATGGCTCCCCCAAGAGCAGTCGCTCCATAGCCTGCTCCGTATGCAGCGGAGCGGCCACCGATGATCGGCATGAGTGAAGCTGCAGCAGCGGTGGTACCGGGATTCCACTGAGACGTTGCAAAGCCCGTAACTCCGCCGAACTCACCACCTCGCATTACTCTCCCAAAACCGGAGCCTGCGTAGGTATCAATAGCACTGCCGATCATTCCACCGGGGCTACTAAAGGCACTATAAGGCGCTGCACCGAAACCTGGAGGTGCAGCGGGGAGCCCACCGTACAGGCCACCAGCCGCTCCTGTCTGGTATGCGTTCATCACTCCCTGGGCGACTGGGGCTACGCCTTGACCACCACCGACCAGAGACTCGACAGCATCGGCCGTCCAGTCCTGCATCTTGCCGAGAACATTCCTACCGAAGTCCTCTAGCTTACGCTCAATGGGACCTACGAAGGCCTCCCGCATCCGGGCTTTGATCGCATAGATGGATCCAGCCCTGGCACCTCTAGCGTCATCCATTCCCTTCTGCAGGGCTAGACGACCACGCATCTTGATCTGCCCCTGAAGCTCCGGACCGAACTCAGACAAGCTGTTCAGGATATCCATTTCCTGGGTAGGGATGTGCCCGAACATCTGCGTAAGGAGTTCTTCCGTCTCCGGCCTTCCACCACCACGAGCGCTGACCTTCCCACGTACCTGGCTGGCCCACCAGCCTGGGCCTAGCTGCTCATTCATCTGCCCAGCCAACTCCGTGGACCTTGCCCGCAGTAGCTGCCGTGCACCTGGGGAACGCATGTTCTCGTTGTAGGCCTGACCTACTTCGCTGTAGGACATCATGCTCAGGCGAGCTGCCTTCGTTGGATCGATAGCACCTGTCTCTGGGTCCAGAGCTGCGCCGAGGGCCCTTTGACCTAGACGGGTCCCTGAGAACCTCATCCCATATCCCATGAGGCGCTGAGCGAGCTGCGGTGCAGCCTGATCCATACCTACGCCACCGAACATGTCTCGGATCCGATTCGAATTCAGGAGACCCGAGTTGGCCCCTGCTGCGATCTGGGTAGTAAGGTCGGCCATGGCTGTGGCACCGTGGCTTCTGGACAGTCCAGCCTGGCTCCACATGTCCGCTCCACCGGACATTGAGTTCATCAGAGATTCGTTGGACATACCCACAGCAGAGGACAAGCCACGCACCGTAGCTGCTACCTGGCCAGCTCCTCCTGCCCCGTAGAATCCCATCCCCTTGATCTGCTGGGATACACTGTAGGCGTCCTGGAGGGATGTGTTGAAGGTGGTGGCTACCTGTCGGACTTCGTTTACTAGGGTGCGGAAGGTCTGGGCGAACTGCTGCATGTTGCCAGCGCCCTTGAAAGATCCTCCCTGCAGACCTGCTCCAAGAATACCTGCGATATCCCCGAAGCCTTCATAAGGGCTCTGCGCAGCCATCCCCGAAATCATATTCCCGAGCTGCTGCTGACCGCCTACACCAGGAGCGGCCATCATCGGCATCGTACTTCTGTTCCAGGTGGATCCGATCATGTTGCCGAGGTTCTGCTGTTGCTGAACCCCCTGCATAACCTGCTCGGAGCCCCAGTTGAACATCTTCCCCGCAGCATAGTAAGGGAGCGCTGCCCCGAGACCATAACCTGCAGCGCCAGCTATACCAGCCTGCCCGAAGCCATGTCTGGCTGCTCCGAGGACAGTGCTGAAGGGATCCATAAACCTTGGGCCGAACCCGAAGCCTCCCGCCAGGGCAGCTGCCCCTATTGCACCTTGAGCCATTCCGGGCATCATCTGTGCGCCCTGGAAGGCTAGAGCATTCGAGAATCTCGGATCGTACCCAGGAGCAGCACCCGAGATAGAGGCCTGAGACGACGGAGTCTTCCTCGTACCATATTGATCTGACAGGAAGTTTCCGTAGGACTGCATCGAAGCAGCTTGCGACATCTGCTGCTGCGAGAGCCCCATGATAGTAGTGTGCGGAATGCCTGCCACAGCTATACCTCCCGGAATCGTTCCCCCCTATTGTATAGGAGGTGGGCCCCGGGGAGAAGGGGTACCCATTTCTTCGAAATACGGTATAAGGCCGATGTACACCAAAAAGGAGGTACCTAATGGGGCTCAAGAGAGCTAAAGGACCTGATGACGAACCTACTCTGACCTGTCCGAAATGCGGGGCAGAGGACGAGATCCTGCTTTACCAGCAAGAGAATGCTTACTACTGGGTTCTCGACATTGACTCCGATGGGTGGGCTGATACCGGGGACGCCTATCCCAAGTATTGGAATGTCGGAGATACACATTTCATCTGCAGGAGCTGTGATGCCACCTTGATGGAATCGGACATCCTCAGAAACGGCGTGCCTATACGGGAGGAGATGGAAGATGCGCTAGATGACAACACCTGCTTGGGGAAGCCTAAGAGCTAGGGAAGGGAAGCCACCGGGGCCTTGAGCAGATCCGGATTCCGAAGTTCAAGCTCCTTGGCCATCACAGCCTGGGCTTTCTCTATGGAAGATAGGCGGTCGCAGTTGCTCTTCACTTCCTTCTTGATCTCAGCGGTATCCTCTTTCACTGTCTGGATAGCCTTTAGGTTCTGCTCGTGGTCTTCCTCTATGGCCTTGTGCAAGGCATCGAACTGCGCTATCTCGTGGTTCTTGTGAGAATCCAGGAGGTCCTTTACAGCACCAGCTTTAGCGGTACTAGTGGTCTCTGCCTGAGCATTCACATAAGCCACGATAGCCCAGGTCGCTCCAACGAGAGCGATGGCTACAACGGCGAAAATCTGCCAGTGCGCTACTGGTATCCCTGTGCGGGCTTTCCTCTTCGATCTAAGCACGGGGACCTCCTTCACACTAGGAAATTGGTCAGTCTGTACTTCGTCCCGCATTGTAGTGTCCCTCACAACTAAGCATTTGCACGGCAGCGTAGAGTAGCTATAACAGGGGGTGGGGGATTCATGTTAGAGAAAGCTCGGCTCTTCAGGTACGGTGATGCGGCTGAATTCCACACCAATGTCATATACCTATCCACGACCGACTGCCTCCGCTACAGAACTTCAGAGCATCCTAAGCTTCACAGAATCTCAGGGCCCGCTGAAGGGCCAGTATGCACAAAGTGCCTAAAAGCACTGCATGTGCAGTCCGTTCACCTATGGAGTATAGACCCCAAAGGTAGGGACAGGCAAGTCGTCGACAGTGTAATCAACGACCTGGAGAATACAATGGGACCTAGAGAATTCCGAAGAATTCGGGCGGCTATCAGCCTCACACGAAAGCAACTTGCGGAGGTAACTGGACTTGCGTCGTCCACAATAGCTCGATATGAATCGGGCTCCTTTGCAATCCCACGGGGCATCGCACAAGCAGTCATGGCTCTTGAAGGAAAGGTGAATCCTCCTACAGAACGATGGGCAGTTCTGACTGATCACGAAATCTCCCAGGTGAATGAATCCGCTGGGTGGTACCGCCGTAAGAAGGGTTGGGTAGCTTACAAGTCCCAGGAGGATGCGGAGACGGCGCACGGCCTGAAGGGTGGGAACGTCGTCCAGGTCATCGTAAGGAAGTGTATAGAAGAATCCATCTTCCGTGAACGGTGGGATACCCTGAAATTGGCGTAGGCCCGGCTTAGAGCAGAGTGGGAATAAATGAAGACCTGGCCTGAAACGGCCAGAGGAAGAGGCCAGGCAGGAAGCCGGACCGGGGCCTACCATGAGTGTAAAGGGGGAATCAAATATGAGTCAAGACGTAAGACACGTGCCGCTGCACTTTGTGATAGCGTCAGTGGTTTGGAATAGGCGTAGAGTTGCAAGAATAAAGCAAGCGACTGTCTGCCGAGTTCTAGGGCTAGGACAGACGGGGTACTCGAAGTTCGAGCGGGGGCGGACTCAGCTCAATGCAACAAAGTTCTTCCTCCTAGACTACGTCCTAGGTAGGGATCTGCACCGTGACATCTATACATTGCACCAGGAATTGATCGACAGAGGCTACTACATCACACCGAATGGTGACTGCACGAAAGGTGTAGAGATAGAAGAGGTCCGAGCCATCGCTTCGGCTATGTCTTCTTCGCCGCAGCCTTCTTCTTCGGAGCAGCAACCTTCTTTGCCGCTGGCTTTGTCTTAGGAACGTCCAGCTTTGCCTGGGCTCTAAGTTCCTGGCTAAGGTTAGTGATCCTGTCGTCGATCTCTTGCATCACCTGTTTGATTGATCCTTCCTGTACCATGGAATAGAAGTTGTCTGCCACCTCGATCCCTTTACTCGGTGGACCTAGATCCGTGGTGCAGTAGGTGGCCAGGTGCGAGCGAAGAGTAGACCAGACAGCCCTCTCATGCTGCAGTCCGATATGTTTGTTCAGGAGTTCTTGCAAGTTAGCCATAGTGTTTTCCTCAGCTGATGAGATCGCAATCTAGCACAACCTCCCTTCTAGTATCACCAAACCTTTGGGTAGAACGCAAGGCGGGAGTATAATATAGACCACGGAGGAGCCATGGAGAGCCCAGATTACTATATAACGATCAATGAAGCTGTGGCCTTGTACGGTGCCGACCCTAAAGCTATGAGGAGGGAGGCTACGAACCGTGGATGGGGCTACGTAAAATACAACGGGGCCCGGGTCGCCTTTGACCTCGATGAGTTCCAAGACTGGCTCTGGGGTATCGATGAAAAGACCATACGACGTACGGCCCCACGAGAGACCTGCCTATGCTGTGGTGGGAAGGCTAGGTACAAGCGCAGATTTTGCTCTGCCTGTATCTATAAGATGCGTGAAGACTTCGCAGGATCCTTCGACGAGCACTCAGTGGCTATATGAGTATTTCGGTGAAATAGTGGGCGGAATCAACAACAAGCTAGGCTGCGTGACTCTGACCGGGGACGGAACAGGACTGCACATCCCAGATAGCACCTTCTTGGACAACCGGGGTGGCCGAGCCAAGCTGATATCCATTGGGGATAACGTGACCTTCTCAACCGGAGTCATACTGCTCGTACACGACGCTATGGCGAAGCGTACCGGTGGGAACGTGACCTACGGAAGGATCATCATAGAAGACCACGTTTCCATCTCCGCCCGAGTCACTGTCCTCCCCGCTACCAGGATTGGCCGTGGGTCTATTGCAGGTGCGGGGGCCGTAGTAACAGCTGGAACGGACATTCCTCCTGGTGAGGTATGGGCGGGCGTCCCGGCCAAGAAGATATGTACGATAGAAGAATTCGCCGCACGAAGGGGTGAGAGGAGGGAGCTGCCTAAGAACTGGCGGTCCCTTCCTTTTTACGGCATAGATCCGCTGGAACTCTGTAGGGCACCTAAGCCTTGAAGGCTTCTGGGTCCGGGCCTGTCCAACGTACAGGAACTTCAGATCGTCGTCAATTGTGAAGTGGTAGCCTTCTACGTCGTCAGCCCAGTAGAACTTGCCTGCGTCTCCCTGGTCCCCAAACTCGCAGGTCTGGCTCTGCCTGACTACGATCCTATCGTGCTTCAAGAACCTTGGGACCTTCTCGTATCCATTCAAATACACATTGAGCTTGCCTACCTGAGGCAACATCTGTCTGACAACAACCTCAAGCTGTGCCTCCCTGCTGGGGATGGATGCGAGGGAGGCCGTCACCATGTTTCCACAGGACATCTCTTGTGCGCTCTCGTCCCCGAAGAATCCATCCACCAGATCTATGGTGGGAGGGAATCCTGCCCTATCTGGGTTTAGTAAAGACATGTTCTCTGCGTGCAGAACGTAAGACTCCTTCGAGCCCAGAAGCTTCAGATCCTTACCATAGAGGAGCTTACTCATCTGCCTACCAGCACCTGAGCTGCGTAGGTGTAACCGAGAGGGCTTGAACCAACTACCCGGAGGCTCCTGCAACTCCAACATCTCTTCTAGGAATGCATCCTGGAATAGGAATGCGTTGCAATCTAGCCAGCCGAGATCATAGACAGGTCCCATGTCTTTAGCCTGGCCTGCCCCAGTCCACCTAACCTCATCCCAACTATTCGTTTTCAGTAGGAATAGGCAGATCTTCTTTGGGTCGTCTACATCCTCCCACAAGGCCGTTGTCCTCTTGAAGAAGTCCTGGCAGAGTTCGACATCGTCCTGCATGAAGTAGAAGTACCTAGCCTTGTACCTCCGCTTCGCCTCTAGGAAGATGTCCCGCAGGAAGCGTGTGTACCCACGCTTCCCATAGCGGTTCCGCATTGTTGTGAAGTCCCACCCATAACGAGAGGCAAGGGTCTTCACCTCGTGATAGGAAGCCTCGCTTGGATCCTCCCACACAGACACGTGAACCTTGTAACCCTTGGAGTCCCTTATGATGTCTCCGAGGACCTTCAGTAAACCAGGTTCCCTATTGTAGGTCGTGATGAGGACACAGATATCCTGTGCTGTGGCTGTGGCATGGTCTGCATCTGTCCAGCGACTGTAGGAACCTTCCCCCAAAGATGCGTATGGACGCTCTACTTCTGATAGGACTTCAAAGCTATGCCTACCGTTGCATGCAAAGCACCTGCCGCAAGGGGCACCGTCAGCGCCAGGATGCCAGCAGCTCCATGTCTCCAGAAGGATACCGTCGTAACCTCCCTCTAAAGCATCGTCCCATATGTCCTGCTTCGTCTTACGGATCAGAGGAAAACGTAGGTCCTCGAAAATCGTGACAAGCTCACTCGCAGGAGCACTTACCCTGCAGTTCGAGCCTTCCCCTACCACATGGAAACGGAGCAACTCCTCTGCTCGTCCTCCCACCTCTATCCCAACTTCGATGGGTTCACCGTAGTGACGGGCGAACGAGCACAAGTACTTGTACTGCTCGCCTATACGCATGTGCCCCTCTGATCCTAGCTCCAGGGCTACGGCCTTCTCCTCGATATCAGCGTCCAGGATTAGGGGAGCATCGTCTTGCCCACGACCTACGAATAAGGTCGGATGTATACACTTACCCGCTTTAGGGTGCCACCGCCCTAGCATAGAGCGGAGAAGATCCATAGAGCGGACTTCGACATCCCTACTCATACGTGTGTCGATCCTGTCCAGGACGTAAATCGGCTGTACGGTCTTACCTTCTAAGACTAGCTGGCACAACCTAGCCGTAGAATCAAAACCGCCTGTCCAGAATAGATTTACCCTACTTACTGACATGACTTTCTATGGGCACCCATGTGAGCTTACGCCCCCTGCTGACAAGGATGAATACGGTCGAAAACTTCTTGCACGTAATAACGGATCCAGGCTTGTGAGCCATGAAGAGCCACTTGTCCTCTACTAGCTGGGCTACCTTGCCCTCCTCTTTACGTAGGTCCGCCTGGACCTTGAGCTTCGTGGAAGATAGGAGGAGTACTCTGTAGCCCTCCTCTAATTGATAGGTAGGTACGACAGGACATCATCTACAGGCTCTCCCCAGGCCGACAGATCCTCTCCAGTAGAGGGCTTTTGATCGGACATCTGCTCTTCCAAATCACACAGGGAAGCCTGTATGTCCTGGACGAGTTTTACCATCATGCGGTCCTTCCGCATCAACGTGGGAATAACTAGCTTACGGACCATGAATACCCCCGTCCGTAAAGTGTAGCACACCCCCTTTCGGGACACGTAGTATTTCGGTGAAATAGCTGGAATAAGAAGATTGGAAAAGGAACCCCATAACAAGGAGGGCTCAATGCCTGAAGCTGTGTTCACCTACACCTGGAATGAAGACCTGCAGGTCTCCCTGGAATCCGTCACCGGGGTGGAACTCGAAGTCCCCCGTGCGCCGGATACCTCTGCGGAGGGCGTCGAGGTCCGCATCACGGCCTCCATCGCCACCATCAAGCTAGGCTGCGAGCCGATCCAGCACCCGAGCTTGGTGGTCGCTCGACTCAGCCGGGAGCCGATAGGCGTACCAGGGGAGGCCGGAGTGCTGATCTTCCGCCGCTCCGAGCGGGCGTGGACGATCAAGGGCTCTGCCTCGAACGGGTCCGACGTAGTCCTCTTCCTCCAGAAGATCGGCCGTCTGCCCCAGGGGGAGTTCTTCCTCCGCAAGAAGGGAGCCGTGCTGCCGACCGAGGAGCCGGTCCCGGCTGACGCCGCACCCACAATGTAGAGAAGGTTGCGGGTAAAAGAAGGGGGCTGCGGCCCCCCTTCTTATGTATGACCGGAAGGTGAAGACTAGCCCCACAGAAAATCTACAACCTTCCGGAGGTGCAAATGCACCTAGTCGGGGCGACTGGATTCGAACCAGCGACTTCGAGTACCCAAAACTCGTGCGCTACCAGGCTGCGCTACGCCCCGATACGGAACTATTATACCGGCTTTTACTGGAATAAGGATATTGTAACAACCAGGAGGTGACACATGATTTGTAACGTGGAGGCAACCAACGCTCAGGTCCAGGCCGTCATGGTCGGGGACGACAAGCACAAGGTTGCGACCTTGAAGAAGGGGGAGGGCCTTTGGACCGAGGCCGGAGCCCGGATCACCCGGACCGGGGTGACGCAGTGGAAGATCTACGGTCACGGTGGTGGCGACATCATGCTCCAGACCCTCGCCGGGATGGGACTTCTCCCGAGGAACAGCAAGGTGGCGAAAGTCATGGGAGGTGCGGAGTGAACGTCTACTTCAAGATCCACATCCACCTGCGGGAGGGCGAGGAGATCACCTACAAGGAAGGCCAGGAGATGGCCAAGCACCTCATGGCAACACACAGGCTACCGCTCAAATCCGTACCCTCAGGGAACACGGAGGATGGCGTCCACGTAGAGAGCCACACCACCGAGGTCGAGGGCGACGACGACAAAGCCATGAAGATCGCTCTCGAAATCGCAACCACCATCCGGGACCACCTTGGCAAGCTGATCAAGGTCACTCCCGTCATCGTCACAGAGAGATTCATTGGGTACGCAGACATCGGACCGGGGGAGTGAGATGACAGATCTTCTGGAGAAGGACCAGACCCTCGAAGAAGCGACCTGGTGGCCAGAAGTGCCTGAGGGTACCCCGGTGACAAAGCTCCCGCCCGGTGTCTACGTCGAGCGATGTGCCGTCGAGGAGGTCCTCGAAGAGGTCTTCAAGCCGCACAGGAAGCCCCGGATCCAACTCTCTGGTATCCTTGGGAGGGCGACACGAAGAGCGGGTAAGTGAACCTGAGGGCGGCTTTGCCGCCCTCTTTACGTGCAAAAAACCTCCAGGTATGTGGGATAAGAAAATTGAACCCTATCCTGTACCAGGAGGTACATCATGCCAAGGATCCAAATCGTCCGATCCACTGACTGGGTCGAAGCCCTTCCACATCCCGGACTCGGTCCGGAAGATATCCTCCTGCAGAAGGAGCACGGAAACGACGTGCCCGAAGTAGGGACCAGCTGGCGTCCGCCCACCGGGTGTCACGAGATGCTTCTGTCCTCCCCGGACAAGAAGCGGAAGAATCTGGACCAGTACGACGACAGCCCTGACGCCTGGTAGGGTGTACGAGGGCCACACCTGGGAGCCCGTTCGGGCTCCTTTTTAGCCCAAAATATGGGATAAGAAGAGTGAACCCTAGTATGGAGGTGAGTATGTCTGGATACGTTGAGATCATGCAGCTCGGCCAAGAGCCCGTCAAGCTACGACTGGGCATGGGTGTATCGACCGCCCTCGAAGCCTACGAGAAAATCATCGGGATCGATGGGGACCACTACCTCCTGTACTCCAGGGGGCTGGACAACATGGTGCCGATCCACTGGGACGACGCCCGGACGTTCCACCTCGAAGACAAGGATCATCTCATCATCATGGTGCGGATCATGGGCTACCCGGAGGACTCGGAGAAGTTCGGAAAGACTCCCGCTCTTCGCAGACGGGATAAGGAGGTGATGCCATGAGCGGGGTAGTCAAAGTCTCGAAGATCGGGTGTCGCCCGATCAAGGTCGTGTGGAAACCGGGGATGACCGTCAGGGATGTCCTCCAGGCCATCCACGATGACCTCAACCACCCCATGGACTACCACCTGGAGATCATGGGGCCGGACCGGGACAACCGGGGCCCCGTCCACTGGGACACGGTCGAAGAGCGGCCGGTGGTGGAGAATGACCACCTGATCATCCATGGGCGCATGCTCGGGGATGGCCCCGGCGTCACGGAGTTCTACCGGAAGCAGGTCGAAAAGTACGGGCTCACCCCCGCACAGAAGGCAGACAGGAAGGGAGGGTACCATGCGTGAGTTCAAGATCGGCTTCTTCCTCATGGTCACGGCAATGACCATCACGTTCATTCTCCTCAACGCCACCACGGGACAACTTGTCCTGGTCACACTCCTCGCCTCCTTCCTCTTCGTTGTCAACCTCGCCACCGGAATGTCGCTCCTTGTGATCGGTGGGTACTCGGGGTGGGCCTTCGCAACTGTCGTCAGGGCGTTGTGGTTCATGCACACCCTCAACCCACCGGGGGTGTGACATGGGACGAGCTGAATCCGACAAGAGCGGACACCACTGGACCGGGTGGCTTCCGCTCAAGCGCCACGACCCACCGAAGGATTCTGGGTGGTACCTGGCTACCGTGGACCTGGGGACCGGCGAGAAGTACGTCGAGATCCTCTTCTACGACAAGGACCAGGACCTCTGGACGAGGGACAAGGCCAACCACAACGTCGTGGCCTGGTCCACGATCCCCCCAACCTGGAAGGAGTTGTGATATGGGCAAGCCAGTACAAGTGAAGCTCTACCCGCTCAGCGGTCCCCCCAAGAAGAGGAAGCGTCCCTTCAAGTGGTTCACTGGTGAGAATCCTACCAAGAGCGGTGAGTACCTCGTGACGTTCTTGAACCGAGACGGGAGCCGTGAAACCACGTCCGACTGGTTCAGCACCGAAGAAAACATTTGGGACAGCGAAGGGTACCCATGGAAAGTAATCGCCTGGGCCCCGCTCCCCGCACCATACCGTGGGAAAGGAGTGATCGGATGAGCAGGAAGAACACCTCCCTTAGTGTAACAGTTTTAACCACCTACCACTTCGTCATCACAGAGGCGCACTGCGACCACTGCAGGTTCATCCTGGGGGAGGAGACGTCGGAACACTCCACGGACTCCGGCCACGCCGGGGCCATGGAGAACAACCAGAACCTCACCGGTCTGTACGGCTGCTACGCCTGCGGTGAGGACATCTGCGACAACTGCGTCGCCGAGGCTCCCTTCTGCCCCGACGTGGAGGAGCCCCCTACCCGAATCTGCAAGAAGTGTGCGGAGAAGGGGATCCGCTGGGCCTACGAGATGGACGGGGAGCCCACCCACGTCATCGACAAGGACAACAACGAAGTTCCCATGGCCAAGAGTGGGCCGTGGGTCAAACAGTAAGGAGGTGCGCTACATGGAACTGAAGCGAGTGATCGACGTCCCCACCGGGAAGATCGCCGTGGTCGAAGGGGAGAAGGGGCTCTTGGAGCTAGTCTCCCTGGGGGACTACGGCAAGGACAAGAACCTGAAGGCCGACTTCCTCGGCCTCGCCGAAGCCCCGGAGCGGGTGGTCCACCAGGACATGCTCCCGCTGGAGGAGAAGTGGGTCGTCACCATCTCCACCCAGCACGGCTGCCGGATGAACTGCAACTTCTGCGACGTGCCCCTCGCCGGGAACGGGCGGAACTGCTCCCTCGGAGACCTGGTCGAGCAGGTCGACGCCGGGATCGCCCTCTACCCTGAGGTGCGGGCTACCGAGCGCCTCAACATCCACTTCGCCCGCATGGGTGAGCCTACCTGGAACCCCTACGTCCTCGACGCCGCCATGGAGTTCCTCAACCGCTACCCCTGGGCCAAGGTCGTCCACCCCGTCGTCTCCACGATGATGCCGAAGTGGAACGAGTGGCTCAGGACCTTCATCCACACCTGGCTCCGGATCAAGAACCACGCCTACGGCGGACAGGCGGGTCTACAGCTCTCGATCAACTCCACGAACGAGATGGAGCGAGAGATCATGTTCGCCAAGAACGCCCACACGATCGAGGGGATCGCCAGGGTCATGGACGACATCCGTCTGCACAAGGGCCGGAAGATCACCCTCAACTTCGCCGTGGCTGGCTACGAGATCGACCCCGACATCCTCCTCAAGTACTTCGACCCCTCCGCCTACCTCATCAAGCTCACCCCCATGCACAAGACAGCGACCGCCATCAAGTACGGCATCGAGACCTGCGGGGACTACACCGAGTTCCACCCGTACGAGCTGGACGAGGCTCGTCTCCGTGCGGCAGGTTACGACGTCCTGGTGTTCATCGCCAGCAAGGCCGAGGACGAGGGGCGGATCACCTGCGGCAACGCCGTCCTCTCTGGGAACATGCCCTTCGGGGCAGGTCTAATCGAGCCATGAGAGAAACGGACGCAAGAGAGATCGGTATTCGTGCCCACTCGTCCCAGACCTATGGAGAGAAGCACCTCCCCTACTCCCTGCACCTCGATATGGTCGCAGGCGTCCTCGCCGAGTTCCTGGTCGACAGCGACGAGATCGACCAGGTGGCATACCTCCACGACATCCTGGAGGACACAGAGTGGACGTCTGAAGACCTGAAGAAGCACGGCTTCTCCGAAGACGTGATCGGTGCGGTTGAGTTCTGCACGGATGCACCGGGGAAGAACAGGAAGGAGCGGAAGGCTGCGACCTACGAGCGCATGGCGGAGCAGCTGGGTGTGCTTCCCACGCAGAAGTACGTCAAGCTCGGGGCCCTCGTGAAGGTGGCGGACCGGATCGTGAACCTGCGTGCATGTCACATCTGGCCCAATGCCAGCATGCTCAAGATGTACATGCAAGAGGACGAGGCTTTCTCCGAAGCTCTCTGGGGGCACGACTGGAGCGGGGTCGTCCCCGATCGCATGTGGAATGCCTACAAGATGCTCGTGGACCCGGGAGGGTAGGGAGTTGAGGTAGAAGAGTGCGGTGTGGCATCATGGTGGGCAAGGAGGCCATCATGATGCTGCACATCGCCCTGGTCCTTGTATTCACTTTCATTAGCCCGGACGATCCACCCCCACCAGACCTACAGATGCAGCACCAGATGCAGCAGCTGGATAATGCCCTACAGGATCTAAACACCTTCGACCTACCTACGGACGCACCACATGCAGATCCACCTGGAGACCCTTATGACTCAGAATAAGAATGAGAAGACAGAGGAGAAGGGGACGATCACCCTTCGCCCTTCTGCAGTACGCACCTGGTTGCTGATGCTCGTAGGGGTAGCTGGTGTAGGGGGTGGTAGCATCGGTGTGCAACACCTCATCCCAGCACTCACACCGGATAAAGAGGTTGCGCAGACCCAGGTGAACTCTGCTGTCGAAACCTTGATGTCGAGTGTAGTGACCGCTGCGAAAGCTGACATCGAGAAGGACATGGATGAAAACCTCAAGGAACTGAAGAAAGACCTTAAGGAGTCCATCGCAGACAAACTGAACACCGTGTCTGTCGCCCTGAAAGCAATGGTGAAGCTGAACGAGGCCGAGATCCTACGTGAGGCTCAGGGTGATGCTGCCCTGCGTAGAGAACTAGACGAAATGAATAAGCAAATCAGTATCTTACGTAGTGCTGTCCAATCCATCGAGGAAGAACTCGACGCTGGGATTGAAATGGCTCCGCTTGTATTTGAAGGTGAGACGTCAGGTCCCCCGTAGGTAAAAGAGGAGTGGGGGGGATTCGAACCCCCGGGGGACCTCACGGCCCCCACTGCCTTTCCAAGACAGCGCAATAAGCCTCTCTGCCACCACTCCGTGGGCCCCGAAGGGCCCTGAATCACGTCACCTTGATGAAGGGCTCCAGGTAGTCCTTCCAAAGCTCAGGCATGGACTCATCCCAACTCAAACCTGAAGCTACGAACCCTGGTAGGTTATCCGGCTTCTGGGGTCGCCTGACGAGATGCATCTTCGCCTCTGCGAGAGAAGCACCACCCTTCTTCTGGTTGCATCCATCGCAGCACGTAACGATATTCCCCCACGCCGTAGTTCCACCGGAACATCGAGGAATGACGTGGTCGACTGTCATGTCCCGCAACAGGATCTTTGTCTTGCAGTACTGACATCGACCCTTGTCCCGTAACCAGATATTCTTCCTGTTTAGACGTACGCCCCTCTTGAAGAAGAGGTTAGAATGCCTGTTGAACCTAACTACGGCTGGGGTCTTGTAGGTGCGGTCACTGTATGTGCGAATGATCTTGTCCGGGTCTTCGTACTCCTCCACTACAGAGGCCCTACCGGACAGCACCATAGTGATCGAATCGAACCAACCCACACAGCGGAGTGGAACATAACTACTGGACAAGACTAAAGTTTCCATGACTACACCTCTCCTACCTCCCTTAGTGTAACAGTTTTAGCCACCACGTATTTCCTGCCCTCAACCCGACGATCCGCCGTGTGACGTCCCCAGGTTACTTAGGCCCTCCCCGCCGGGAGGGTACAACCCCAGCACCAACCGGCGTACACCCGGCGGTATTAGACAGGAATTGGAGGATAGGGAGGGATTCGAACCCTCGGAGGACATCGCTGCCCTCACCGCCTTAGCAGGACGGCGCAATAAGCCAGACTCTGCCACCTATCCAAGTAGGGTGAGTGGGATTCGAACCCACGATCCTCGGATTAAAAGTCCGATGCCTTACCAGACTTGGCCACCACCCTGTAGAGCCGGGAAGGGGAATCGAACCCCTGACCTGCGGATTACAAAACCACTGCTACTACCAACTGAGCTACCCCGGCATGGAGGAGCAGGAGGGATTCGAACCCCCGGAAGATGCATGCACCTTCGGTGGCTTTCAAGGCCACTGCGATCAACCGCTCTGCCACTGCTCCGTAAGGTTCTCCCAGTAAGGTTCTACTATATAGGAAGAACCGGAACCATCAGAGCCCGAGGCGGGATTCGAACCCGCAACCCCCTGCTTACGACACAGGTGCACAGCCAGTTGTGCTTCTCGGGCATGGGCCCTCAGGGATTCGAACCCTGGATCGACCGGTTATGAGCCGGTGGCTTTAACCAGACTAAGCTAAAGGCCCTCTAGACTTCGAGTACCATATCATTCCTGAATCGCTCGTCAATGCGGTGCCTGTACCCTCTTGGGTTGCAGACCACCAGAGTGTCGTGAATCTCGTACTCTGCGTGGTCGTGCATGTGTCCATGGACCCAGACGTTCGGCTTCAACTCCCGGATCACGCCCTCCAGAGGTGTGAAATAGAAGGCGTTCATCTCGGAGAACTTGTACCAGGGCATGACGCTCTGCTCTGAAGGGGCGTGGTGTGTGATTACCACGTCACCCTGAGAGACATTCTGCTTCAGGAACTCGACCGCCTCCTTGTTCGCATCGAAGACCCAGGATGCGAAGCGCTCGATGAGGTGGAAGTCGGACATCCCCCGCTGGTTCACTGGTAGCTCTGCCTGATACGAGGGTGGGAACCATAAGGTCGTCCCGTGGAAAGTTGTACCTTCTAGAGTCACACTGGAATTCTGGAGCGGGTATATCTGGTCTCCCCACTTGTTCTTTAGCCACTCGAACTTCTCCGCTACAGCCTCCCTGGATGCATGATAGTGCTCGTGATTCCCGGCTACGAGTATGAGGCGATCCCACTTCTTCAGGATCTCACGTATAGGGGCTCCCAGCTGGTAGCAGATGCTTAGGTCCCCGGCTGAGATGAGTGTAGGTGCGACCGGCACAATCTCGTTGAACGCCTCCCTGCCGGGGGATTTGTAGAACTCGATATGGAGGTCGGATACAGGTTGTACTAACATGTGGCCTCCTTAGTAGGGTGGAGAGGACTCGAACCTCCAATCGCCGGATTAAGAGTCCGGTGCTGTTCCAGTTTAGCTACCACCCCATGGAGGAGAGAAGGGGATTCGAACCCCTGGAGGACATCTCTGCCCTCAATGCCTTTCGAAGACACCGCAATAAACCACTCTGCCATCTCTCCACTAGCAGGGGTACAGGGATTCGAACCCCGGACATCCGGCTCCAAAGGCCAGCGTTCTACCAGCTGAACTATACCCCTATTTCGCCGAAATACTAGCTAGGGCGGTAGGACTCGAACCTACGATCCCGGGACCAGAACCCGGAGCCTTACCACTTGGCTACGCCCCAATACAGAGCGGGTAGACGGACTCGAACCGACGTAACCAGCTTGGAAGGCTGGTGTCCTACCATTGGACGATACCCGCATAGTGACCCTGGGGGGAATCGAACCCCTCGTTACCGGGTTGAAAACCCGGCTTCCTACCATTGGAAGACAGGGCCGGAGAGCACGGTGGGCTACGATCCCACGATCTTCGGTTTTGCAGACCGACGTCTTACCAACTCGACCACGTGCTCGCAGAGCCAGGACCGGGACTCGAACCCGGACTACCGCCATACCACAGCGGGGTACTACCATTGATACGATCCCGGCGTAGAGCGGATGATGGGATTCGAACCCACAACGTCCTGCATGGCAAGCAGGGACTCTACCATTGAGCTACATCCGCTTATTCCACTCATCCTCGAAGAAGTCTTCCACCCAGTCGTGGTAGTCCAACTTAGCCTCATCTTGCATGGTTTCATAGTAGGCTTCGGATCCTCTGCAGTAGGTGGAAGGAGTCTTCCTCTTTACTGACAGCCACTGCCATGCACCACAGTTCTGACACTGAGCTTCCTCTACATCCTTGGAGCCGATTACCTTCCCCTCCGAATTGTATTCGTACTTAGTGCCCCACTGATACTGTGGGAGATCCCCAGCCCCACAAAGGAGGCAGTTGTAATGGATTCCACGGGCCTCTACGGTTCCACCATGAACCGCCCAGCCGCCACCTTTAGTAGGCATTAGGTCCCCCTTTAGAATACAGTAGCATATAGTATGGTGGGGGTGGAGGGATTCGAACCCCCGTGTGTCGGCGTGTAAAACCGATGTCTTCCCACTTGACGACACCCCCATAGTGGACCCTACCGGACTCGAACCGGTCACCTCCGCCGTGCAAAAGCGGCATTCTCCCAGATGAACTAAGGGCCCATATTATTTTCTCTTCCTGCGCCGAGCCTCCCGCATCCTATCAGCGTTCGCCCTACGGCAGTCCTGGCATCTGCACCCATCACGACTGTACCGACCATACTCGCCGTGAGCGTACTCTTTCTTCTTACGAGTAGTCCACCCAGCCAAAGCAGCATGTGACTCAGAACAGAAAAACCTCTCCTGGTCACGGGGACCGACATCGCAAAGGAGATGCAGAAAAAGGGTAACAAGGTTCGGAAGGGGGCAAGAAAGGGGGCAAGAGCGGAATCCTTTGTCAATACTCGTCCGCATCCATTTGTGCTACATAGAGGAAGTGGTGGGATTTGAACCCACGACCTCAGGCTTCGGAGACCTGTGCTCTATTCCAAGCTGAGCTACACTTCCAATGGTAGGAGTGGAGGGATTCGAACCCCCGACACCCGGCTCCGTAGACCGGTGCTCTGGTCCAGACTGAGCTACACTCCTATGCGGCGGGGTGCCTATCCAGACTAGACTACACCCTCGTGGTCGGAATGGCCGGATTCGAACCCACGATTTCCGCCTTGAGAGGGCGGCGTCCTAAGCCAGCTAGACTACAGGGCCATAGCACCCCCGACAGGACTCGAACCTGCATATCCCTGATTAGAAGTCAGGTGCCTGTCCAGTTAGACTACGGGGGTATGGTGGGGAGAGAGGGATTCGAACCCCCAATGTTCACTCATTAGAGAACGGATTTACAGTCCGTCGCAGAACCTCCATCTCTGCAGTCTCCCCTTGGTGCGCTAGGGAGGACTCGAACCTCCAACATCCGGCCTCTCAGACCGGCGACTCTACCAGATTGGCCTACTAGCGCATGTGACATGGTGGTGGTGCTGGAGAACCCAGCTCCGGGAAATCCGAGGAAAAGGCCACCACCATGTCGAGTCCCCACGGAGGGATTCGAACCCCCAACATCTGGTTCCTGAAACCAGCGACTCTACCTAAGTTGGCCCACGTGGGGAAAGAGCAGTACCCGCAGTGGGACTCGAACCCACAACCTCTGGCTCCTAAAGCCAGCGCCTCTACCAGTTGGGCTACACGGGCGTAGTACCTAGGGTGGGACTCGAACCCACAACTTCCGGATTTTAAATCCGGCACCTCTACCAGTTGGGCTACCCAGGCCTAGTAGCCACGGCGGGATTCGAACCCGCAACCTCTGGATTTTGAATCCAGCGCCTCTGCCGGATTGGGCTACGTGGCCATGGCAGGTGGACCGAGACTCGAACTCGGAATCGCCGGATTTGGAGTCCGGTGCCTTATCCAATTTGGCCATCCACCCTCATTCCATATCCTAGAATATGGAATTTCGCACCCCCGGCAGGATTCGAACCTGCGACTTACGGATTAGGAATCCGTCGCCCTATCCAGCTGGGCCACGGGGGTATAGGGAACCTGATTGTCAAAGACCGACTTTCACAGCGGGCAAGGTGGGGCTCGAACCCACATACTTCCGGTTAACAGCCGGATGCTGAGCCTGTTCAGCTACTCACCCAAAGGGAAGTGGTCCGGCTTTGAACCGGAATCCCCGAGCTACCTTTCGGTGTTCGCCCGGTGCTCTAACCTTGAGCTACCACTCCACATCCACTTCCCGGGGTGTGCGACGGGGATCGAACCCGCACCCTCCGGCACCACAAACCGGCGCTCTCCCACTTGAGCTTCGCACACAGCGAGGATGACGGGACTCGAACCCGCTTTATCGGATAGACAGTCCGATGCCTTTCCTAATGGCTACATCCCCAGAGGTCCTCAAAGAACAGTAGCGGGACCGGGATTTGAACCCGGATGTCCTGGGTTATGGGCCCAGTGAGTTACCAATACTCTACCCCGCTATAGACAGCACTGACTTACTTCTCCAGTCAGGTGAGGCCAGACGTTCGGCCAGTACTGTCAGGCTCCAGTACGTGCCCATGGGAGGCGTACTGGAACAGTGGACCCAGGCGGAATTGAACCGCCGACACCTCGGTCTTCAGCCGAGTGCTCTACCGAACTGAGCTACAGGTCCATTACTTACGCATCAACTTCGGCTGCTCCTTCGGATCGAAGGACATCTTTCCGTCCTTATCGAAGCTCCAGACATCCGATACCTCACGCATCTCCGGAAAGATCACATCTTCGTCCACCTCATAGGTAAGTTCTCCTAGTGCCTCCTTAACCTTGGAGCGAAGTTTTCTATTTGCGAACCTCTTACCCTGCTTATCCGACGCCGCCTTGGTGATGCCGGTGATCGCTGTTTTCTGATAGGACCTACTCATATGGACCTCCGAAGTTCCTGCGAGTGGATTTGAACCACTGACCTCTCGGTTATCAGCCAAGGGCTCTACCGGACTGAGCTACGCAGGATTGTGTGAGAAAACCGCCGTGGGCTAGGAAAGAATCTGATTGCCAGAGAGCGCACACAACCGTTTACCGGCCTCGGGCCACGATCGCAAATAGCGATCATGAGACCTCCCGGTAAATGACATATGTGTTCTCGCCAGCAAGCTGACCTCCTACGGCTACGCTAATCGTACGGCGTAGATATTCCGTGTCAACAAGAATCTTATACCAGGAACAAAAAAATTTTAGACCTTGGGAAAACCTGAGCCCTACACGGCATAAGAGTAGTGTAAGGTCAGGCCTCTCCGCCGAGAATGTGCTGTCTTATGCAGTACCTAAACCACCCCGGGGAAGCACTAAACCCAGGAGTCGTAGGTGCATACTAGGCAGGCGGAGAGGCGAGGAAGGCCTGAAAAGGGGAGGGGACCGCAATCCACTCCTCTTTTACCTAGAGACGAGTGCTGCACTTCCCGCAGAACTTGTTAGCCGAGCTAGACTTATGTCCACAGGATGGGCACGTGGGCAGACCCAGTAGTCTCGAACGTGAGCTTCCTTCGTGTGGTGAACGGGTACGCAGAGGCACGATCCATCGTCGTAGCAGTTACCCAGGCAGCACCATCCCACAGCTCGCAGATGACATCAGTGTTTGTGTCCTTCACCAACGCCGTCACGACCTCCATCTTGATCCCCGGGAAGGGAAGGGGATCTGCGATGTAAATGCAGTCACCCGCCGCAGCACCAGCGGGGAACTGGAACGTGGATCCAGTCTGACTACGGGCAGCGGCGGTCACACTGGTGAACCTGGACCCGGAAGGCTCCGACGCAGCGTACTGATGGACCTCCATGGCCCAAGCATAGGAGTCCCCCTCCCCAAAGGTCGACTCGAAGCCCATACCTGGGAGGCCAGTGGCGTTCTCCCCGATAGTACACATCGCCTCGTCACCAGCGATGGAGGTGTCCATGAAGGACATGTGTACATCGCTTGAAGCATTCAGGGTCAGCTTCGACCGGTCCAAGTCACCACCGGAGATCAGTACGGTATCCCCAGCAGCGGTCACCACATGGTTCGTGGATGACCCATCAATCCGGAATCCGATGAGCGCTACCTCAGCCCCATTGACAGTCTGAAGCCCTGTAGTCACGAATCCCGTAGATACCGCACTACCATGGATGACACCTCCGTCATTGAAGATGCCTATACCCGCTCCCTGACTACGGAGAATGGCGCTGAAGATATGAACAGTACCGCCTCCGTCCACCCAGAGCCCACGGGTGAAGGTGGTGTTTGCGTTCGTATGCACGTTTGTGATGTTGAGGGAGCCGGAGTCGATCTTGATAAGATTCGTCAGAGTAGGAGACCCAGTAAACATGAAGTCAGATATCTCCATGATACCGGAAGAGTCGATCTGGATCCCTGTCGTCCCCGTACCGCCTAGTACATTGATCTGCCTACCGATGATGCTGCCTGCGTTCGACGAGCACAGGAATCCGATGTCCCCGTTCGTAGAGAAGCAGTCATGAAGCTCAATGTCGTACTTCCCTGCAGGGATGTAGAAGGAGGCCGTACCCGGATCAGACTGAGCTGCCCACTTCACCCTGAGGCCGATGACCTCACAGTCCTTCCCGATGGTGATCGCATGGGACGATGCATCATTCGGTACAATCCTGGTAACCTCGTGCCGACCAGGGGCGAAGAGGGTCACGTAGTCAGGGACAACAATTGGGTCCTCAATGTAAGTACCTGGGTAGACTTCGATGAGCATCCGATTGTTGGTGTTCACAACCAGAGCTGCTGCGTCGCACGCATCCTTCACGGAGGTGTAGTCACCACCAGCGGTGGCTACCGTATACACCTGGGCGTACGACACGGCTACTGGATCTTCCCAGCCCGCCCCATCGGCACCATCAGCAGTGAATACCTTACCCTCTGCATCCCCCAGTAGCCAGGAGTGTGTCAGCCTCTACGGGCTCCCAATCTTCCCACGCTGATGACCCATCGCCCTGCCCACGCAGGTATCTTCCATCAGGTACACCTGTACTCTTGATCGCCGTGCCCTCTGGAGTAGCGGGACCGGCATCTTCAAGGGCCTGTATGCGAGCATCGGCCCCGTCCATCTCACCCTCAAGATTCACGAAGGCGTCATCGGTATCCGCACGTAAGTCTGAGCCTACACGATCCGCTCTGTTCAGGTGTGGGTACTTCGGTCCGTCTACTAGACTTCTACTTCTGGCCATTATTCCTCCTACCCCTTGAGATTCGTAGGGCTAGAGCTAGCGCAGCCGCTGATGGTAGTCCTACGGCTGTCCCTGTGGCTATGGAAGCGTTGCGTATGGGGATCTTAGGGAATTTCCCTAAGGGTCGCTTAGGTACCTTCCCAAAGAGCTTGCGTAATACCCAGCCTTTCAGTCCCTTCTTACGATTTAGCTCGGAGAACGTATCTCCGACGCCGGAGTTGATTCCGTCGAAGATGGCTTTAGTCTTGAGGTAGTCCTTTATACCTACCCCTGCACCAATGCCTGCCCCGCCTACGATCCCACCTGCAAGGTCTCTATAACCGTCTTTCATATGCTGGTACCTGGTCCATTTTAGTGACGACCTTCTTCTGCATCTTTGGACGTATCCGAAGTGGGTAGCCAGAAGCTGCTAGCGGGTCGAGGCCTAGATATTTCTTACCCTTCGCAAGAGCTGCCATACTCGCAAGTCCAGTACCTGGAATACCACCACCCAGCACCGCACCTGGAAGAGAACCTACGTACGCATCGGGATGCTGCACTGCGATAGGGATAACATTCTTAGAGAACCCCTTCGCAGCCTTGCGGGCTACCCACGTCCATAGGTTCTCGCCCTGCTGGGTGAAGTGCTCCTTCGGTATCTTCCGTAGAGCTTTCTCGCTGGCCTCATGACCCAAGCTATGGGCTAAAACCCTACCCGCCAACTCCCTGTCATCAAGTTGCTTACTAGTTCTATGCATAGACTTCGGGATAAAAAGCCGCATGTTCTCGGTCCCCTTGAAGGGTACCTGTACGGCCTTTCGTATCAGCTTGTCAGCTCTAAGAAGAAAGGCTTGCTTCTCTTTCTCCTGATTGTATGTCTGTAAGGCGAAGCCCAGCTTTGTGACCTCTGGCATTACCTGCTCCTGAACTTAGGGAGTTTCTTTATGGAATCATCGATGCGATCCGTGCGGAGGGAGGCCATTGATGACATTAGCTTCGTAACAGCATCGTCTACGTTAGTCCCGGGTTCGAGCGGGATCTGGCCCACCCTACGGGCCTTCAGCACATCATCTAGCACTGCCTGCTGTACGTCTAGAGGAGCAGCCTTGAATGCCGGGGGAGCTTTGAAGGATGGTGGCTTAGGGGAAGAGCCGAACATGCCCTGCATGAGCTTGCTGACGTCATAGTCGACCTTGTCACGGCTCATGATACGCCCCTTGTCAAATCGGGGTAGAGTCCTAGCCTCATGATGACCGGCCCTGACGTCCTGGATCAGCGTGTCGTCGTACTTGTTGAGTGCGTCCGTAAGGACCTCGGTCAGCTGCTTTCTCACAGCCTTCCTACGGGATCCTCTCCGGAACAGGTCAAAAGCTCTACCGAAGCGCATAGCGTTCCCCCTAGATAGTTACCTCGGTGCTCTTATACCTCGGTCCCGTAGGCTATTAGCTTCAGGTTGGGCCTGTAGAGGGCCCAACCGATCAGCTTGTCCTCGGTCAGATGCACTCGCTCTAACACATCCAATATTGTAGCAGACCTGTCCACGAAGGGGCCATGTTTGCCCCAATTTCCAGTGTGGAAGTACCCTCCGTCTCTCTCAAAGAGACAGAGGTTATGACCACCAGTACGTTTCTTATCCGACATCCAGGACACACTAATGACCTTGGGGTGGTACTCAGGGCGGATCGAAGCTGCGCACCATACAGCAAACTCATCGCAGTCTAGAGCGCCCTTAGGTTGTGGCCTCCCCTTAGAGACCTCACTGATGCAGTACGCAACCCAATGCGGGGAGCCGACCGCATCCCATAGTTCCCTCTTGCCGTCCTTCGTCCAGGTCAGCTTCTTAGCCATAGCCGTGGCCGTACCAGGTTTCAGGTCTGCAGACACGGTGTAATTCTTGTACTTACGATGATACAGCCACCTGTAGAATCTGGACCACAGAAAGTACAGGCGGGTGAACATCAGGAAAGAGTAGCCTTGTTTCCAGAACCACATGCGCCACCTCCTACCCAAGAGTATGCCTTACGGCATGCCTCAGAGACAACCCGAGGTATTTCGGCGAAATACGGAATAAGAACTGTGGAGACAACCCACAAAGGAGCTTCCGATGCCACCTGATGAATGGATAATGCGACCGACTGTAGCCTACCATCCTGCGGAGGAGCCGAGAGTCCGTGAGCGACGAACCTTCGCCGTACAGGCGAAGGAGGTGCTCGACGAATACTTCAAGACCCTCATCACGCCACCTTCCCTTGACGACCTGAGCAGGCTGGAGAAGCTGCTGGAGGAGAGGCTCGGACTCCTCTGTAGCATCCAACAATCCAACATCTCCCTTGCTGACAACAGGATCTCCATGGCTGTGGTGCGCCGGGAGCGGGTCAGTATCTCCGACGAGCATATAACCCTCCGCATGGGTCGCACTCTCAATGAGGGGGAGGTCTCACTGGTCGTGAACACCAACGCAGGGGTGCGAGGGGCCTCTACCGAGGTCGGCTGGTGCCATAACTGCGACTCCCTGCCCTACAACTGTGGTTGCCGTGGTCAGCGCTTCTCCCCGAGGGAGACCGGTGTCGCAGCCACTGGGTAGCTTCATTGACTCCAAGGTCCGGAACTTCTTCCGGGCCGTGGACGCTATAGGTCCTACGGAGTTAGAAGCGCTGCGGAGAGAGCTGCTGGAAGCGTACGGATTGAACGCATTCGTGAGCTTCCTACCTGGAGGCTCGTTCGGGGTCAAGATCACCGGCCGAACGGGATACTCCGCAAGGCAGCTATCTCTACGTCTAGAGGAGGACGTAGAGATATACAGTGTAAGTCGGCTGGCGCATAACTGGTGTTCTACCTGCGACCTTCCTAGGGCGAGGTGCAGCCACAGCAGGGCCTACGGGTGGGGAACCCCATATGGAGCGGCTAACACGATACAGGACACCATAAGGTACTACACGAGCACCGCTTCCAATTCGACATTCAACCTGGATCCGATGTGGGGTACTACGAGCGCTACAACATATCGGTGAGAAAGGGGGCTTCGGCCCCTTTTTACCTAGGGCTCGGAGACTTCTTTGAGAGCTTCATACCTCGCTCGGAGGTCTTTTATGATCTCCTGTAGGCCTTGCTCATACTCCATGCGGTCAGACATCCAGCCGTCTGTGACCTCATACCAGCCCTTGTCCTCGTCCTCCTTCACCTCGGCCTTGGTGACGAAAACAGGCTTGTCCCGGTACGGATCCTTCTTGCAGTACGGCTTGCAGATTCCGTAGCAACCAGAAAGGGAGAGGAGTGCCACCCATAGTAATAGATTTCGCAAGAGTCACCTCAGTAGATTGCGAAGAAGCCCTGTTAGTACCTTCCTACCGTCACGACCTTTTCGGATCCTACGAGCGAAATCCTCCCCGATGTCCATACTAGAGGTGTCCCAAGTAGGAATAGAGGACGGAGCATTATCCCGGAGTATCTTCATAGCTTGATCGCCAAGACCCCGCTGCTGGGCCGCACGCAACAGCCTCACGTGCTTCTTCGTCAGGTGGGAAGAAACAAGAGGAGGTGCGTGCTGAAAAGGTTTAGCACCGCCCTCTACTTTTGTTATGAACTTCGCTGGGATTCTCTTCCGCACCACTTTCTCGTCGTGGGTGCCCATTCCACCAAGACGTAAGGAGTCTTCCAAGGAGTCTGGGATATCAATCTTGATAACCCCACCCGAAGGTTTCCAAGGATTGGGGGCTAGGAAATGCTTCTCCTGTGGTGTCATTCCCAATGAACCCAAGAACTTGAGCTGTTTTATTCGTGCTTTACTGGGGACAGCATGTCGGTTGTTGCCCTCAAGAATATTGGATGCACCAACCCGGGCGTAACGCTTAGCGAGATCTGGGTCACCGGTTACGTAAGTGCCCTCTGGGAGCCCTTCCCGTAGAACATCTGCAATGAAAGGCTCACCCATACCACGGTAGTATGTCTTAGCGTACTTATAGAGGGCCAAGCCTTCCTGTAGATGCAGCATCCCCTTACCTCGACCAAATAGAAGCCCTATTCGGCTGCTCGAACCTTGGCTCCCCGTAGCTGTTCAAGGCTTCTTCAGACAGGTATTTTCTGAGAGATACGTTCCTCTTGTATGCGTCCTTGTTAGCGTACACATTCCCTACGCCACCCGGAGTACCCTTCGTCTTCAAGAGTGGCCGGTAGTCAGGATCCTGCCCCTGTCTGTAACCACTGCTCCCAGACGTGTAGACATTCCACCTGGGGACTCGCTTGAAGCTGTATTTCTTGCTCTTGTCGCTCCTAGCACCAGGATCAGCTGCTAACTTGAGCCTACGGGCTAGCTTTAGGAACTCTTTCGGGGACTTTTTTCTCCTGGGTTCGTGCATGGCTGCACCTCCTCAGGAGTCATTTTGGCATAGAGGGACGCTTCTTGGGAAGAGGGACATTCCGGCCATGCTTGGCGAACGCCGCAGCAATGGCGTCCGCATCCCCCTTATTGAGAGCCGTGGCAAGATCTGAAAGAGCTCCGTTCTGGGCCTCTTCGAAAGTCTCAGGCTGGTTCTTCTCTGCGGCCTTATCAGAGATCCAGGTGATGAGGGCTGGTAGGAAGACGGCGAGAATGGAACCAATGATCTGCAGTATAGCTTCCATTAGCTTCTCCTAAAGACTAAGCCCTAGAGTTAGTTCTCGGGGCTTAGGTCTACCTGGGCCCTTGATCCTTCGGCCACCTGGCATGCCTTCAATGGGCTCTTCCCACACACCAGCTCGCCAGTTAGGCTCATACTTACGTTTGGGTTTACGACTGTTTATGATCTTGTTCAGGTCCCCGCTGTCCGTCATCCGCCTAAAGGTAGTAAGGGTGTTTTTATCTTCTACGCCAGCAGCCTGGAGGTAGCCCTTCTCCTTCGCCCGGAAGTCCTGCTGGCGCTTCCCCTTCTTCACATCACTAAGGAGGGTTGTGCTTCCTTCAACCTAAAGGCTAGCTTCATGAAGTGCCCAGGTGAGGACTTCTTCACCTTCAGCTGCTTCTTCTTGTCAAAGTGTCTCTTCGCAAACATCCCAGTGCCAATACTACCGACCAATGAGGGTAAGAGACTTGAAGCATACGTCCCGAAGGCCGCTGCCAATGGACGATACTTCCGGATCTTCTTGAACTTCGCCGGACCTACCGCCTTGCGCAGCTTCCGCAGACCTCTGAGAGAAGCTCTACCCTCTTCCCATGCTACCGTTGCAGCTGGGATAGATGTGGCTGCGGTGATACCGCCTGCCGTAAGAGCCTTCTGCTTGTCTGTCATCTTGTCCGTAGCACCGAGACCTATGAGTGCGGCACCTTGAATGGCCCCCATAGGGAGCCTCCCTAGTGCACCTGTGTTGAACTTCTGGTAGATCTTTGAGGGTAGCGCACGTCCTCCCAAGTGCCCAAGCTCATGGGAGTAAAGAGCCGGAGAAGGTCCAGTAACGACGGCACCTTTTTGCTTCGGACCCAGTAGAGACTTTACCTTCTTAGCGAAAGTAGCGATATCAGGGTCGGGATCCTTGCTGAAGTGGTCCACAGCCTCTCGGCTGTAAGAGATGCCGCTGAGGGGTACCCCGGTGCTCTTCTCGAACTCCTTCGGGGTGAAGAACCTTACCCTGCCTTTAGGATCCATCTTTTGACGAATCTTTGTGAAGTCGGCCTCAGGGACAAGGTGATTCCCCATAGCAGCAAGGGACAGACCTCCGCCTGCCATCTGCGCCAATTCCCCTGCACCCAAGAAACCCGCTAGACCAAGACCTACCTGCCTAGCGCCAGCCTCATCATCGGAGATGAGTTTTTTCTTTTTCCTGCCCCAGGCCATTAGTCCCTGAACCTACCTACGTGAGAGTCGAAGTAGCCCTTCAGGTCGTTCTCACGAGCCTTCATGTTCATCGTTGGCTTGAGCCGTCCGGAGGAGATCTCCTTCTTTAGGAACTTCGCCCTGTCCTCATTCGAGGACAGATTGTAGAGCTTGCGAGCCAGAGGATCCTTCAAACCCTTCCTGATAGAATCTCCGGCCTTGTAGGGAGAGCCTCCCTGGGCCTGGTGGGCGATGTAGTTCAAGCCTGACATACGCCCGACACGCTGCTTCCGAAGTGCAGACACCTGATCACGGATATGTGGCGCAATGAGCTTTCGGCCTTCCCGACGACCTTCCCTACGCTTCTTCTTCCCCAGGTGTGATCCTGCAAAACCACCTGCAGCTCCACCAAGGATTGAGAGCGCACCAGCAGCACCTCCGCCTATCCGCTTCTTCAGGAGCTGTGGTAGGGCCCAGCCCGCTACACCTCCACCCATAAGACCTAGCGCACCCATCCTACCGCCACGGATGTACTTCTTGTGGGCGTCCTTGTACTCCTGGGAAGACGTAGTCTTCTTGGACTGCTCACGCAGAGCCTCTAGGTGGTCAGCAGGTGACATCTTAGCAGAGTTCTTTTCGATGTATTCCTTACGCTTCTTCCGCCAAGCCTTCCCCTTCGCATCCTTCCGATAGGCTGCGAAAAGCGGAGCTTTACTGTTCAGGGCGTTATTCTTTTTCGCAAAAGCTGCTGCAGCTCGCACCTTCGGGTCCTTGGACTTTGAAGGCATAAGCTGGTCCTTTGCCTTCTCCAAAGCTCCCCTGGTCTCGTGCTTCAAACTCATAGCTACTCCTTAGGGGCAGCGGTACCCTCACCTGTTGCACCAACACCCGGTGCCCGTGCGACTGCCGCACCAAGGAGGACTTCGACCTGCTTGTCTGTGAGCTTGGGATACTCCGCCTTCACCGCAGCGATGGCGACCTTCGCCTTCTCCTCACCAGAGGGCTTAGACTCAGGGGCTTCCTTGATCTTCCGTGCGGCCCACTCCTCTACGAAGTCCACGACAGTGGTGACCCACTGCATGATCTGCTCCTTCTCGATCTTGAGCTTGAGTTTCTTCGCCAGGGCCAGCAGTCCCCATGTAAGGGAAACAGCGATGAGTCCACCGATAAAAGGCAACATTTCGATGACATTCGTCTTCCAATCCATAAGGACCTCCGTAGTTCAAGCCTAAAGAAAGGATACCCGGAACCCGGGGTTCGGCGCAAGATTCCTGGCATAAGAAGCATGGAAGAAAACCTGGAGGTGTATATGGTAAGGCTTGAACAACTCGTCGAGGACTGCGTACGGCGCAACGTCACCGAGATGAGTAGAAACATCCGGAACTCGTTTTTGATGAAGAGCGAGCTTGGAGAGAACGTGCTCCAAGACCTCGCACTCCTGGGTATCGTAGCAGAGGCCCATTGGGGTATCGCAGGGTTACGTGTCCACGTTCTCCGGCGAACACTCAATGGAGACATTCTGCAGGTTTACAGATACCATGGCGTCGTATCTAGGAATGCTAACCTGGACGAAATCAACTGCCCTGAGGCCGGTGTAGCTGGGCACTACAACTGTGGTTGGTGCCCACGATGTGACACGGACCTGAATCGGTGTGTGTGCCCACGGAGCAGCCTAGGTGAGAGGAGTAGGTCACTGAGACGAGTCGAGATTAACCAACGCAAGGGTCGACTCTATGGACTCACGAGGGAACCTATGACCTTCACGCTTCCGGCTCCGAACTACACGATGCCCAATGGAGTCCCGCTCGCCATGTGTATCTAAAAAGGAGGGCGTGAGCCCTCCTGGAAGGGCTCTGCCCTTCTTACCCCTTAGAGAAAGGGGTGGTAGTTGCTTCCGTAGTTGTTCCAGTACATCTCTTCCTCCATCTCCTCGATGGTCAGCATGTTGCTGCCAGGCTGGGAGGAAACAGACGTCGAGCCCGGACCCCAAGAGCGGAGGATCCGACCCCCTGACTCCACAGGAGCCTTGTCCTTGGCCACCGACCCCGGGAACTTCATCTTCTCCTTGAGGGTCTCCAAGTCACCCTCGGTCAGAGTGTGTTTCACCGCACCGACGATTCCGCTCATCCCTTTCCTCCTGATATTTCGTTGAAATACTTGTCGAACACCCCCATTCAGGGCTACACTTCCCTTATACCAGTAAGGAGGTGTCCAATGGTTCTGAAGCGAGGTTCCAAGGGAACAGAGGTAGAAAACTTACAAGACATGCTCAACCGTGCTGGCTACTCCACAGGTATTCCGGACGGTGATTTTGGGCCAATCACGGAAGCCGCTGTAGAGGCGTTCCAGAAGAAGCATGGGCTTACGCCTGATGGTATCGTAGGTAAGCACACCTTCACGATGCTGGAGTGTACGCTCAACCAATCCGAACTGCACATCACCGATGACATCGTGGATACCTTCCACGAGGCAGTGGCCCTTGAAGACCAGATGCCTATCACGGAGACGGACAAGCGGATGTCTGCGGCCATCAAGCTCATGCAGACCTGTGACAACGGCCAGGGTTGTAGGTACGGTGGGTGGCCAAACCCCTACCAGTTTGACAAAGACCCCTTCAAGGAAGGCGATGTGTTCCCACTTCCGAGGGTTAGCCGGATCGTGGAGGGGACCAAAGTAGTCCAGCCTGCTCACGGTGGGACGTGCTCCCCTTGGGGTGGCCTATTCTTGGGCTGGTGGCTCTGCACCAACCAGGACTACAACTTCCGGATCGGCCGCAACGCCAGGTGGATGGCTACATGGCCCCATGACAAGGTCTATAAGGGCCAGGTAATCCCAGGGTATGGAGACTACTCCGAGGTTGAAGGAGTTCTCCGTCTGGAACACCACCCGCTGAATCTCCTCTACAAGAGCTGGGAGTGGCTCAACCAGGTGAACATCGTCGAGATGTCTCACCACGTCATCCTTATCCTCAAGGTCGGAGGGGAAGACGGGCTGCACCTGGAAGATCCCTACCTCCCTGGGACACCCGTCAGGTCAGGTCTTTATAGGCTCGCCGCAGACGGATATTACCCCCGCAGGGAAGGTAAGAAGTTCTACTCCGGGACCAAGCAGACCTTCCGCCTCGTGAAGAAGGTCGAGAAGACCACACAAGCCTGGGATGTCTACAGGATCGCAGACAACCACCCCGACGACTGCTGCCCCACCTCCGGCCCGTGGGCTGGTCGCACACCTAGGACCCTCGGCCTAGAGTAGTCTCTCCGGCTTCCTCCGTCACTTCTAATCCCGCAGATTCTGGCATAAGAAGACTGTAAGGGATCACCACAAATACGGAGGAACCGAATGCCAATACAGGAAGCAGTTCAATCATCGAACATGCCTGCGGGCGCAACGGTGGCTTACAAGAGGGCCATCGAACTGCGTGACACCCTCATCGCCAACGGCATGCTCCGCCGTGTCAACCTCACCCCGGATACCGATCCGAGGCGAGAAGGCGACAACGTCGGACCAGAGACGAACATGTTCCGCAACATCTACCCTTGGGGGGTTCACGGGACCGTCTCTGGTGTCGAGACCTACTTCACCCTGCCTAAGCTCCACTTCTTCAGCGCCGATCACGGCATGGTGTCGGACTACCTTCAGGTCATCGTCCTGGACGAGCTGCAGGGTACGATCACCAGCAAGTATGACTCCCGATGTGGCTTCCGCATCATCGGTGAACAAACCGGCGAGGCTGAGTACGCACACATCCTGAGGGCCATCCTGGAAGGCCGGAAGGTAACGTACTCCGCAGGTCGGCGGAAGATCACCATCATCGGACAGGGGTCCTCCCCGGAGAACGAGGATTCCCGGGCCACGACAGAGAACTTCGAGCGGAATCTCGTCTGGGTGTCGAGTGACTGCAGCTCCATTATCCGCCTGAAGGCTCCGAACTTCAGCCTAACGCCGGGTCAGCCTCTCACGAGACCGTGGGACCGTTACCTGTGCTACAATCGCATGAGCGACCTGCCGAGGTCACGTCTTCCCTCCGAAAGTACCCGCATCGTGGAGCCCTTCCTCGACAACGCCATCCCTGGGCGCAAGGGCATCACCGACCATGGATTCCACTGGGTCTGCCTCCCGCTCGTGTCTTGGGACTTCTGTGGGGTGATCGAGACCGAGCGGAAGGTCGTCTACCTCTGGAACGACTCGACCCGCAGCTTCTACACCCTCAGTGATGCCGCCGTGGCAGCGCCGACCCCCACCACTCCCTTCGACTTCGCAGGGCTCTACTACTTCCTGCGAGGTGACATCAGAAACTGCTCCATCAGTGGGCCCAGCAGGGACGAGGGCTTCCTCATCTGGAAGAACAGGGGGATAAGATGAATACGAACATGAACCACGCCGAATTCCACAAGTTCGGCCACAACCTGCTCCGGTACCTCACCAACGCCGGGGTGATGGAGAGGCACGACAGCAAGTACCCGGTGCCGGGTCCCCAGGAGAACCTGACGAGAAGCCCGTTCATGTCGGAGAACAAACGGCTCTACGGGACCTTCGGGCGGGATAGGAACGGGGTGCAGTACTTCATCCTCCCGATGTGCACCGTGAAGGACAAGAACGCAGGTTGGAGCCACGCCAACATGCCCGGGTTCATCCAGCTCTTCGTCTTCGACACGCCCGAATCCCCGCTCGACTGTGCGAGGTTCGACCCCAAGTACGGATACCGCATCCTCGTCGGGCACAACGACCTGTACACCCACGATGACATCTGGGATCTGGTGGACGTCCTGTCCCTGGGTGGGCAGATGCGCTTTCCTGTCCAGGATGGAAGCATCACGATCGAGAAGTACCTCAAGGAAACGTCGTCGCTGAAGGCGAAGAAGCCCGTCCTGAAGAAAGGTACGCCGGGGCTGAAGAAGACGAAGGTGCCTGAGATGACGCAGGAGGAGAAGGATGCGGACGAGTACCGGCGTCAGTATGAGTTCTTCGCACACCGGAAGAACGAGGTCTACCCGCCCCCGCCCGAGCCCGAAGACGTCCGGGCGTACACCGAGCTTCGGGGGACACTGAGGGACAACGTCCCCGACCGCCTCAAGCGGCTCGTCTTCCGTGTCTCCGACATCCTGCCTCCGCTCGGTGAGTTCCACGTGGGCGACTTCCTGAAAACTCCTCCGAATGGCTTCGGGGAACACCCCAATGGGAGTTCCTCGCTGCTCGTGCTCCCACTGCTCGACGTCACCGAACCCACCGGGAAGTCCTGCTGGAAGAACCTGAAGGCGTTTGTGAAGTTCAACAACCGGCTGAACGGCGTCGAGTTCTTCTCCGACGACTCTGTGAAGCTGCGGTTCCTCACCCCGGGCGACATGACCGACCTCGAACGGGTCCTCCGTGGGACCATCGTCGAGGGGAAGTGCCACGGACTGATCCGGGGCGTGAACACCGCACTGACCTACAAGCTCGCCACATCCCTCTAGACCCGCCAGCTCCCTCCTAAAATGCAGCGTCCGCTGCATTTTTATTACCTAAAACCGGGCATAAGAACAGTAGAGACCAAACCACCGTGGAGGTGCAATGAAGAAACGTCTCATTTTGACTGCGATCCTGCTTGCGCTGCTGATCCTTCTCAGCTGGATCTGGGGTGCATTCAGAGGTCCGCTCGAAGGCGCTGCCGCTGTCGGCCAGCTCACGGATGACACGACAACATACGTGGCATCCAGAGCTATGGCGGAGGGTCTCATCGGCAAGGTACTGTTTCTGGTCCTGCTCTGCGGGCTCGTGGTGATCTGGTTCACCCAGCTCAAGGAAGGGGCCGTCAAGTTGGCTGCGAAGATTCGTGGCCGGAGGAGGAATCTGAAGTGAAGAAGTACATTCTGCTCGCCGCCGTGTTCTCCATCGTCATCGCCGGGTGCCTGGGGCCCGCCGAGGTGCAGCCGATCGAGGAGATCGGTGCGAACGAGACCGCCTTCGTCATCCCCCTGGAGGGTGCGTCGAAGGACTCCCAGGGTCGGTTCATGTCCGAAGAGTTCCTCCAGGAGAACAAGGTGGCGGGCAAGCGAGTCGTGATCCCGGTCCGCAAGCGCAAGATCGGCCGGGGGTGGTGGAATTACGAGTGGATCCCCACGATCAAGGTGATCCGGGTGGACCGCACCCCGATCACCATGCGAGTGGACATCCCCGTGGAGAGCCGGGAGAGCATCGGCTTCAAGGTGGGCGTGAACTTCACAGGCGTCATCGAGGAAGACAACGCCGCCACGTATCTGTACTGGTACAACATCAAGCCGTTGGCGGAGGTGATGCAGACCAACGTCTACGGGCTGTTCCAGAAGGAGCTGTCCGCAGGCTTCGGGAAGCTGACCATCGATGAGTGCCGGGAGCAGAAGATCGACGTGGTCAACGGAGCCTCCGAGACCGTCAAGACCTTCTTCGCAGGGAAGGGGATCACCATGCTCAACATCGGACAGGCGGAAGGCCTGACCTATGTGAGCCAAGATCTCCAGGACTCCATCGACAACGCCTACATCGCCAACCGGAAGCTCGAACGGGCACAGGTCGATGCCGACACGGTGAAGATCCAGGCGGCAGGTGATGCGGCGGCGAAGATCGAGACTGCCAAGGGCGATGCGGAGGCTGTGCGAATCGCAGCCGCTGCTGAGGCAGAGGCGAACATCAAGGTCGCCGCCTCGATCACCCCGGAGTTGGCCCTCTGGCATGGCGTGAAGAAGTGGGGTGGCATGCTGCCGATCACCCTCATGCTGAGCGGCGGGATCGACGGGGGCTATGACGAGGTGCTGGATATGAGCACCTTCATCCCCGACCACCAGCCGTCTCCCGCACAGCCGGAACCGGAACCGCTAGCAGGTGGCACCCTGTAGCGACCGGGTGAACCTGGCGTAACGAGAAAGGGGCTTCGGCCCCTTTTTAGGTATAAGAAGATTGAACCCTAAATAGGAGGTGACATGGACTTCGAGGAACTTCGCAAAGACGTGGTCGGCACCATGCAGGTCCGACAACTCACACCAACAACGTCAGGTTTCGTCTTCCAGACGGAACCCCTCTACACGGACTACGAGGGAGTGCTCTACGACCTCGGAGCCATGACTGTGGACATCAACCTGAAGAATAGCATCGTGCGGGTGTCTTCGGACACTACTCCTGAGGGGGAGAGTCCACACCCCCACGCAGATCCCTATGGCGTCCTAGACATGGGATACCACGGAATCGTCCTGTGGGAGTGTATCAGCAGCGGGGAATACAGGTCTGCTGTCCAGCTGCTCCTCGATATCCTCACAAATATCACCGACGACATCACATACAGGTCCATAAAAGAGTGGCCCAAGATCGAACCGAACCCGGACGGGCTCAAAATGCTCCGTGTCATCCAAGCCCTGGCGAACGTCACAGTGCAGGTCCAGCCTGCCGCCGTTTCACAGGAGGAGTGGGAGGCCATGAGCCGGTATGAGAAATCACAGTGGTGGCTCAACTGGGCGATGGAGCGGAGCTGAGGGAAAAGGTACGGGCCCGTAGGGGCCCTACCTTTTTAGGTATAAGAAGAGTAGTCAATCAGGAGGAAGCACATGAACCGATATAAGATTCAGAGACAACTGCAGAAGGCCTTCAGCGGGAGAGGACCGGTGAAGAGCCTCACGTTCCCCAGTGACAGTCGCATCATCTTCAAGACGAAAGTCATTCCCATCGTCGCAGATGGGATCACCCACAAGCTTGGCCCCTACACCGTCGAGATCGACCTAGAATGGAGGGAGGTAAAGCTCCTCACGGACAACGACTACGACGGCTACGACTACGTAGGTACGCACCCTCACGACGACGGCGGAGGTATGTGCATGGGGAATGGGACCCACCTCTTCAAGACCCTCCTGGATGAGAGAAAGTTCGAAGAGGCTATCCAACTCCTCCTGGTCCACATGCGGACCTGGACTCCGAGTGACGACATGGTACCCCTGTGGGTCTGGGGTGGGGTCGCACCCATGGACTTCATGACCGACAGGTTCTGCGACGAATACTGGCCCATACCGCTTCATCGCATCCCGAAAATGAATGGGAGTATCGTCTTCCCAAAGTTGCGCTCGGATCCCAACGATGTCGAGGTGGAGCACTTCACCCTACTCGGCGACGTGAGTGAGGAAGTCTATAGCGGTGGTGACACCGCCTTCATCCGATTCGTTCGCAACACCAAAGCACGGAGAGCCACCGCAGAAGTGTTCGACCGGAAGACTCCCGGTGGTCCACTCAAGGCGTGGAAGCGCTTCTGCATGGGTGCCGAAGCTTGGGGCGAAACCTGGACCTCAAGGAGGGCTTACATATGACCGTGTGCAATAAAACTGATCTCACGAAGCTGCAGACCCTCGCACAGGACGTGCAGCAGCTGGTCGAGCAGTACTTCGATACGTACTGCAAGGCGGGCGATCCCTACACCACTGAGGTAAGGAGCCTTCTGGAGAATTTTCTCACTCTGTACCTCCAGGATGGCGAAGGCAGCATCTACCTCGGAATCGGACAGGGTCCGGACCCCTCCGTCGTCGAAGTGTGGCCCTCCGGGGATGCGTCCTTCTCGAAGCTGAACGACCTCTGCGACCTGCCCATCGGCGCACGGTGGGCTTTCCATATTCCGTCCGAACTCTTCAGCCCGAACTGTCGGCCTGGGTACGGGTACACCGATAACAAACCGTACATCCCGGCCTGCTACAGTGGAGGAGAAATAGTATGAGCAATGAACTCTGCAAACTCCAGGTGTTCGCAGGAGGCCTGCGGCAGCACTTGAAGGCCTTCGCAGGAACCTTCTCCGCCAAGTACCGACCGTCCAGCTACCAGATCCGAACCTCTGCGGAGGCGTACTTCCGCAAGTCGTTCCCCGGCAACCTGCTCCCCGCTGTCTGCGGGGTGTCGATGTCCACATATGCTGGTGATCCGAACATGTTCGAACTCTACCCCGCCACCGAGCCAGGGGCGGCGAAAGTCAACAAGATCCTCGGCCTCCCCCACGAGGCAAGGTGGACCATCGTGCTCCCCAGGACCATCCTGGAGGCCAACCCGATCCTGGGTGCGCCAAGATCTGGATTCGGACGGGTGCGTGGTCCGTAGACCTCTACTCACGGGTGCCCTTCGGGGTGCCCGTGGGCCCATGAGGTTTTTACGGTATAAGGCTGACGTAGACCACAGGAGGTAGCATGGCGTCAAAAGTATTGATCTACGGAAAGCCTTGTACGGGGAAATTTACAATGGTGGCGGGCATGGGTTACATGGAGCAGCTAAGGGGTAGGACTGTATTTGTCCTAGACCCTGATATCGGAAAGGAGCCCATAGATATCCTAGAGTGGATGTCAGAGAATGCTGACAGGTTCGACACTCTCGTCGTCGTAATGCAAGAGCATATGCGGAACCCCGACAAGCTGCAGGGCGAAGATAAATCCAGCATCCTCAAGGAATTCGACACCGCCTTCAGGGTGGAGAGGGTAAAGGTGAGGTGACATGAGAGATCCTGACGAAAGTATGCTCAGGGGGACCTTGCGTTCCACCCTTGAGAAGAGATGTGCCTCCTACTGCATGGATGACCCCGAAGACCGGGAGCATGCCGTAGACGAACTGGAGGAGGCCATGCTGAAGTATATCGGTGTCGTCTGCCATAACCTTCGAGTACGCTGGAACGAGATGCGTGACGCAGAGGAGCTACTATGAGCCCTACACCGAACTTCCAAGCACGTTCTTCCATGGCTGCGGAGAACTTCCGTAGCACTGCGGACTTTCTCCTGGAGACTCAGGGTTGGACTCTGCATGGACCTGATACAATGGTCACCAATGGAGTCCGTATCTCGCAGATCGCCACAGGGAACATCACGAACCCGTTCTACTTCCTGTACCACGGGTCCTACTCCGGGAATCGCCCCGGGCTCCGTAGGAGCGACACCGCACGGAAAGCTATTGCATCAGGATTCCTCCTGCGGGCTATCCGTGTCATTCCCGTCATCCTCGTGACTACACATCTCCCGGAGAGAGGCACAACGACCAAAAAGATGCTTCAAGCCGCCATCGAAGCTTGTGCGATCTACGACATCATCTGCATCCACGACGTCGAAGACGTAGAACGGCTACAGGTCTATCGTGAAGCCGAAAACAGCACACAGTGCGACACAAGTCGGGCCTTGAAGTGGTTCTCCAGGTACAGGTGGGCTTACGATGAGTGATGACTGCAAAGAGTGTGGATGTAGCAAGGGTACCAGGCGAGTCTAGTAGAACAACGTGAGACGCATAGGGCACAGTACGCACGAGACCAACTCAAGATGAACTCACTGCTGCGAGAACTGAACCTGGCTAAGCACGTCATTGGGATGTGCCGTAACCAGCTCCGTGAGTTCGTAGCCATCGAGGAACGAGGGACGGATTACGCAAAGCTCCACGGCCCAGCAGTTATACAAGCCGCTCTCGACGCAGTGGAGGACTTCTATGAGCGAGGAAAAGAAACCTAGAGTCCTGAGCAAGGAACTGGTGGACCTGTCAGATCAGGGCTACAGAATGTCCTACGAGGACCAGAAAACATTCCTTCAAGCCATCGTTGAAGGGTCTAGCCGTCTTGGGATAGAGGCTAAGAAGATAAAGCCTAAGGAGGTAAAGAAGAAGGCCGTGCCTCCTAAGAAGCCTAAACCTGTCGGCTCTCGCCTAACCAGAGTAAAGAAAAGGCGTAAAGGCTAAACAAGGGGGCTACGCCCCCTGTTTACCTCATGGTTCCTCTCCCCGAAGCTCTGCAGGGATACTGAACATCCAGCGGGTGTTGGCCGGTCTTCCCGACCACTTGTTGAGGATCACGAAGCTCTCCATGTTGCGAGGCATGATATCAAGCCTTCCGTCCAAATCCGAAGGCATGACGCACACCCGAACACGGGCCTTCTTGTCCTTGACCTTATGGCGGAGGATGTTCTCGATCACGGGACGGAACATCTCGAATGGTACAGGTGAGCGGAGAGCAGCGACCCTCGTCTCCAACTCCGTCTGTACCTCGACAGCCAACTCCGAGTACTTCTCTATCATCGTCGACTCCTCTCCACGTCCTCCTCCACAAAACGCATCCAGCATTCCGAAGGATCCGGGATAGAGCACCCGAGTTCACCAGGGTCACCAGGTTGCGTCCAATCGCAGAAGGACGGTTCGTCGCCAGCTCCGAAGAACACGCCCCTCGGGCATTCGCCTCCTCGGAGGTCACAGACCATGTCGGCCAGAGCGTACTTCACCTCATCGTCAACGGACCGGATCATCCGGTGTGGAGTCCTAAGTGACCTGCCGCTCACGTTATCGTCTCGTTGTGGCATCGTGTCCTATCTCCTGCTCTACGTTCTCCAGCTCCGCTGCTATCTGCGTCGCAGCCCTTCGCTGAGCGAGGAGGATCCAGCAATCCCTTGTGGGATCCTGCTGGCATCCATCTCCGTCGAAGGTGCAGAAATCTCTGATCTCCGACGTGGGCATGTTCTCCTCGTCATGAAACCGGTTCAGAGGGCACCCATCAGCGTCAGCTAGGAAGTCTGCGAGGAACAGGTTCATGCGGGTCCGCTCATCGAGGTTCGCACGGAGCCGTAGGTTGTCCAGAGACAACTCAGTGACGGGTCGAGCAGGTCGGACTCCTGCAGGCTCTTCCGCCACGTCCACCAGGTAGGAATCCAACTCATCGATGCGGGTACCAGCGAGGACCTCATTGGCCTCCCACCGGTATGTAGGTCCGGATGCCTGCCTCGAACCGGAAGGACCAAGCATGCTCGACCCACCGGAACCCGGTCCAGTCCTCGGTCCTTGATACACATTGTCATCATCTATCGGCATTTTTCCATCTCTCCTCTGCTGCATTCCATACTGATTCTCTTATACCCGATGCAGCTATCTCCCGAGCCGTTGTCTTGGCTGGGCCTTCTTTACGTCTACGGAGCCTCTTGAACCTACTCCCAGGCTCGTCCAAGAAGTCTATCGACCACTTGATCTCGATCTCCTGTTCCTTGGGTTTTTCCTCAGAGAATAGTTCCAGGCGTTCTAACCCAGCCAGATTCCCGAACCCCATCAGTGGACGGCGTAAAGACTCTCGCCAGTTGTAGTCCTCCATAGCGGACTCCCTCACACCAGGTGCAAACGCATCACCATTGAGGTTCGGTATACCTGCAACCGTCTGTTCCCAGGAGGAATAAATGATCCCATTCCTATTGGGGTTAGGTCTACGGAAGTCGCCACCCTGTCCGTGGAACCAGGGCTCGGGCTTCGGCGGAGTCCAGAGGAGGCTAATCGAATCCCGATCCATCCAGGGCTTTACGAGCAAGGAGTAGTGCCGATACCACGCCTCCATCTGTTTCTGATATGCCCTGTATGCATGGAGAGCTTCTGCGAGGTTCTGATAGATCCGATCTGACCTCACGGCAGTACGTGGATGCAAAGGTTCGGTCGGGTGCTGCACGATAGAGGTGTCGAAGAATCGTGGATTTACGTTCCGGTAGTAGCTCTCTGGGATAGGCATCTACTCCTCCGCTGTGAAGGGCACAACCTCTGAGCCGGGGTTCTCATCCGATACGTCCTGCGCCTCTTCCCGTGTGGAGAAGGCATTCCACCAGCCCGTTGTTGTGGTCCACCCGTAGTTGAAGTGATCCCACCACATTCCGGCCTCATTCCGCACAAGGTACAATGCCTCATCCATCTCACACCTCCCTATCCGTTGTCGTTGTGACTGGCCCAGTGATCGAGGAGCCGTATCATGTCGGCCTTGCTCTTCGGCGTGGGTTTGGAAAAGATCTCGGCGTCGTGGTCATCACAAGGGGTGTAGCCGCAATCGCCTTCCTTGTCCCAGTTCCGCTTGCGGCGCTTGGCCTCCTTGAGTGATCCTACGTAGTCGAACCCACAAGAGCCTTCGCAAGGACAGTAGTAATCAACTCTATAAATCATGCTCCCCTCCTCTCAGCGACTGGTTTCATAAGCTCTAGGCACGCATAACCCAGCATCCCCATGAAGGCCACGGCCCCTAGCGGATAGAGCATTACCATGGTTAGGTTATAGACCCACGTAGAAGGCTGCTTCCTATAGCTCTTGTTGATCATCTTCCTCTCCTTCTAGGCGGAACGACCCTACACCAACGCAGGCTAGGTAATACCCGCCCCCTACACGGTCCAGAACAACGCAGGGGACCCACTTATGGGACTCTGATTTTCGAGCCTCAGGACCGAAGTCAGTGACACGAACCTCTACAACCTCTCCCCACGATGTCGTCATGGTCGGAGGAATCGGAGGCGCTGCGCAAGCCTCTGACTCGAACATCACCGCCCAGATCACTAGGGCGATAATGACTGCGTAGAGAAGCGCACATAAAGCTTCAAGTATCTTCATTTTTACCCTTCTTGCGGGGCTGTGCCTCATCGAGCCATGCGTCCACCTTCTCTGTTTCGATCTGCTTGCGGGCGGCGGCGATGTAGCGGTCAAAGAACGCCTGGAACGCCTTGGCACCACCTTCGTTTATGCACGCCATCTCCAGCGCCAGACGAAACGCCTGTATCTCAGCCAGATGCCGCTTACAGTCGTCCACGTAGTTCCCTAAGGTCTTCCTCAATAGCTCCATCTCCCACTGCTTCTCCAAGACGAGAAGGGTGGCTCCCTGCTCCATGGCGATATCTGAGGCGAGGGCATGATTATCTGTTATTCCTATAGGGAGATCTTCTGGCCACCACCCGGCGTTATCGTCGGAGAAGTCATAGAACTCCCTCCCCTCAGCAGCCTCACGAGTGGCAGCATAGTACTTTCTAAGTTCAGCCATCAGATTCCTCCGGGAAGATGTTGTAGACCCGCACAAGGATGATCTTCCGGTTAGCCGGTAGACCACCGTATTTCTTTAGCCAGTAGTTCTCTACCTCCGAGTCCAGGCAGCGGTCTGGATCGATGCTAACCGGGACGTCTATGATCTCTGTATCCCACGTCATGTCCTCCCACGCACGGAGAACTTCACAACGCCATGTACTCATTGCTCCCTCCTTGCACGTAGTCTATGTAGACGGCCCAGGACCCTCTCACGTTCAGGTTTGCCTGTAGCCTCGGCTACGATTTTCTCTGTCTGCTCCGGGGTTAGATTCAGAGGCTCAAGGTTCTGATCCCAGGTACCTGGACTCCAGGGATCGCTCGGCGGGTGCGAGATACGTCTCGTAGGTGGCGGTCCCGAAGGGGCTGGGCGAGTATGTGTCTTTCCCATCTGGTTCATCATTCCCGCCATCTGACTGTGGCGGGATGTCTGTGGGGCGGCTGGGGGTACGGAGACATGATACTGTGCCGCCTGAGCATCTAGCTCCGCATCGGAGCTTATCCCTAAGGAGTCCTTCAACCCCTCACGCATGACCAAATTCGCTTCCTCTAGCTGCCGCTTCGCCTCCATTTCCTGTAAGCGTATCTCCCTCTTGGCTAGCCGCTTCTTCCGCTCCCTGTAATCTCGTATGAAGACGAAGATCCTACCTAACAGTAGGATCGACGCATACATACCAGCTACTATCCCGAAGGCGGCTAGTATGGTGTAAAACTCTTCCATACTCCCCGATGTCGCTCGCTCACCGCCCCCAGAGGGGCCCACACTCAAACCTATATGGAACATATCTGCCTCCCAGTTTCTACGGAGGTCTTATACCTCTTCTTTACGTTTGTGTAGACGAGCTAGCCTTCCCTCTGGCGGGACGGTATCGATGCTCGGATACTTCTTCCGGAACTGCTCAATAGACCTCGCATCCGCCGCACCAATGATGAGCGTGGCCCCTGCACGGACCAATGCGTCGTAGCGTGCGATGAAGTGTGGTAGATCCTCTCCGGCCTTCCGCTCTAAGACCACCCCTAGGGGATGCTCCTTGACCTCGAACTGAGATAGGAACGCTTCACGGCTCTTAGCAGGCGGAACGTAGTCAGGCGGCTTTGGCTTCTGCCTCACGGTCTCTGCCTCAGGTTCGTTACCTGGGTGAGGCAGTTCCGGTGGTATTCGTATAGTCATAGGGGGCCCTGTAGGCTCGATGTCTACTAAGCACTCGATCTTAGGTTCGTCCGACGTAGTCAGCTGCTTTTTGGCGTTTTTCAGGAATCCGATTACTTTCTGTAGTAAGCCCACGTCGCCTCCTTAGACGTACTAGCCTCGACCCGGCTTGGCCTAGCTTCACGATTCTGGCCCTATGGAGCCACTTTGGGGTTAGGTGGCTGACAGCCCCCATCCCCAAGAATGTGCAATTAGTTATGGACGTGTTCGCCTCAGAGTAGACTTCAACATGTAGACCCTGTAGGAGACAGCCGAGTAGAGAGGCTCCCTCATCCAAGTAGATATAGACAGGGTACTCCCTTCCATCGAAGTCACACCTAGTTACCTCTGCGCCCTTAGCTACTACCACGAGAGAGGGCTCATCGAATATCCGGCGATCAATCTCATCAAATTTTCGAATCAAAACCTCTTGCATGGCTAACTCCTAAAAAGGGTTGGGACGCCCGAAGGCGTCCCGAGTCAGTCTACGCCTTGAAGAACTGCGGTGCCTGACGGCACAGCTCGTCCATGTTCGAAGCGGGACCGACCATACGACCACCCACGGGGACGGCGCACTGGTGACCCTGGACTGAGATGATGGAGACACCATCACTCGTCGCCCAGATCGGGTTGTGGATGGGGCCCTTGTAGGTGAGAATCACCTTGTCCCCGACGTACTCAGCTGTGACCATACGAACCTCCTAGCTTACGTCCATTTCCTCGTCAACGGCCCTGTTGACGAAGTCCTCGAACGTGTCATTGTTGTTCTGGTTATCTACGTACTCACAGATCACGTGAAGCATGGAATTCTCGTTCCAGCCCGTATGATCCACAGCCTCTTCGAGAATCTGCATCGCATTCATGGCTCCACCCTCCTCATTCCACCTCCAGCATGTCCAGCAGACCTATAACCTCGGCGGTCTCGAACAAGCTGTACTCTGGGAAGTCTGGGGTATCTCCCCAAGTATGGTCCCCTACGACGACCACCTTCTTCTTTGCGACGATGCGCCACAAGGTGTTCCCCATCTTGCCCGACCAGGCATCTCGCAGCTCCCGCAGGAAGACATCCGGATCAATGGCGTCCCACATGTCAACAAACTGGTCGAGGTCCATGGCGTAACAATCAATATTCTCCCAGAGCTTCTTCGGATACCCCTTGGGGGGATCCAACCAGTCTCCGGCCTCCTCACACTTCTTGTTCCAGTCGAGGATGATCTTCCGGTACTTGCGGAGATACTCCTTGGCCATCACGCACTGGTCGTGTGTCCCTAGGATCTCCTCAGGTCCGACGAAAATGTACCCCACAAAACTGCGCCCCATAGCAGACCTCCCGTCTTGGTTACGCCTGCCTTATACCGGGTTTCGAATCAATGCTACCACTAAGTCTTGTGTGTTCAAGCTATTTATTGACCTTGTGATATAAGAAGGGGGCTTATGCCCCTTCTTACCTCATGGGCGGACGCCCGGCTCGCAGGCTTCTCCGCAAGCTCTAACAGCTTCCGGGTAGCACGTAGTGTCTACCTCACATTCTAAAGAGGTGGATCATTCCTCCTCGAAGGTGGGCCCCGGCTGTAGATGCGCTCCGAAGAGATTCTCCATCTCACCGGAGAGTCCCTTGTCATCATAGGTGACACAAGCTTCACAGCGGAGCAGACGACTACATCGAGATCGACCTCACAACGCCGGGAGCGAGGTGGCACATCACGAAGTCGGGGAGGAGAGTATGAGTGTCCCGATAGAAGAGCGGACGTTCCCGGTCCTCTGCAACTGTGGAAACACCGTATTCAAAGTCACGTTCACCCGTGCCCTCTACACCGAACCCGGCGAGGGCAGAGGAGAGTACAACTTCCACTGCACGAACTGTAGGGAGACTGACGACGTCTACCACGACAGCAGGGAGGATGTATGAACTCACGCCAGACAGAATCCCAGATGCGTCTCCGCTCCCTGAGAGGGATCGTCATCGCCGTTGACTTCGACGGAACGGTCGTCACCCACGACTACCCGGAAGTGGGCTCTGATGTGCCCCACGCTGTGGACGTCCTGAAGGCGTTAGTGAAGAAGGGTGCCAAGATCATCCTCTACACCATGCGTAGCGGTCTACACCTGCGCCGTGCGGAGGCGTGGTATAAGCTCCACAACATCAAGCTCTATGCCTCCCAGCGGAATCCCACGCAGGACCGTTGGACCGACTCCCCGAAGTGCTATGCGAACATCTTCATCGATGATGCAGCTCTTGGGTGCCCCCTCATAGAGACCGATGGTCGAAGCGTCGTGGACTGGCTCAAGGTGGCAGAGTACTTCGATCTGGAGGTGTAGATGGACCCAGAGATTGCGAGTGCCCTAGATATCTTCATCGGGAGGACCCTCACAAGCGCCCTACACAACAATGCGGACTTCCAGGAGGCCGTTAGGCTCAACCAGGTTGCAAGGGAGCTTCCCGTTCGTCCCATCTGGCATCCGCTCTATAACCACCTACAGGACACCTACCCAAACCGGAACTTCATCACCGAAACAAGGCTCCACCCGGACCGAAAGTTGGTTGTGAAAGTCATGTGGTTAGACGAGGACGGCTACTATGAAGCTGACGTAGACGAGTACGAATAAGTAGTACAAAAACCTAGGGGGCCTCGCCCCCCTTCTTACCTTGAACTTCTTCTGTCTTCTCGTCCCGCTTGTGCTCGTTCTTTATAACAGCTTCGAGGGCCTTCCGCATTGCATCGTTGAAGTGCTCGTCGGTCATGACTTCTCCCACCCGTCTACAGGTAATGAGATGAGGAATGGGTGACCGTTCTCCGGATGCTCGTGGATGATGATGTGAGACTTATCGTCCATCTCCACTGGAACCCCGAAGCTCGCCATGCTCACAGAGGCGTTACTTCGCACACCTTCGATCTCCGATGTGATGATGAAATCGGTTACCCCGTCGTTCTGCTTCACAATGGAGTACTTCCACCCTGCGTGAAGATTTGTGTACTGCACGCCTTTGTCTCCTAAGAACACTTCTGAGATCTTCATCGTCCTCCCCATAATGGAATCGGTTTTGCGCATGCAAAACTTAGCATACTTGATGTCATAAGAATAGTGAACCCTAATCCACGACTGGAGGTACACATGGAAGGCTTGGGAATCAGAGAGTCGGACGAACATCGCCTGACTCGTGAAACGCACGAGCAGGAAATGCTCCGGCTCCGAATGGATGCACATCTTGGAGAGATCACCACCGAGGATGTCTGCAAGGCCCTGGGCATCAACATCGGCAACATCGGGCGGGAGCTGAACCTCACCCGGAAGAAGGAGAAGGAGTTCGACAAGGACGGGAACGAGATCGTGATGGTACACGGTCGTCGGGCCAAAAAGGTCAAGGTCCTCTGGGGTTCGCAAGACCACTACCTGGTCTTCATCGACTGAGTGCTGGGCCCTTCGGGCCCTTTTTACTATACATGCAAAAAATACCGCACTTGCAGAGATAAGAATAGTGAACCCCAACCCCTAACTGGAGGTGCTGTTATGGATCTGCACACAGAGCCGCATGTGATCGAGTACAAGGACGGCGTGGTGGCCACGGCCACTCCCTGCCCGATTGATCCCACGGACGATACCCTCCCGAAGCTGATCGAGGCTTTGGGTGGTAAGGAGGCGTTCGACGCTCTCCCCGTCCTGGACATCGGTGAGGAGACCGGCAGGACCGGCTACCTGGACTTCCTGAAGCCCGAGGACGTCACCGCCCCCATCATGCGGGGCGTGGACTCCGCAGACCGCCCCTTCGTGACCCTCCGCATGCAGCGGGAGTTCCGGGGTGAGATGCGGACCTGGGTCGAGTGCCTCTTCCGCCGCTACCGGACTGGTGGTGTCTGGGTCACCGGCGGAGGCCGGAGGATCCTGGCCATCGGGATGGTGAAGGACGAGGACCTCGCTTGGGTCTCCCGCCTCGTGCGAGGGGAGACTCCCGGGGAGCGCCGGTACGGCTACGACGACGAGACGAAGAAGGACACCGTGACCGAACACCGGCCGGTCCATCTCGTCTAGTCAACTGGGGCCTTCGGGCCCCTTTTTACTATGCGTGCGAAAAATACCACACTTGCAGGGATAAGAATAGTGAACCCCAACCCATAACTGGAGGAATGCCATGCCACGTGAATGTGCGTGCTGCGGGTGCGAGAGTGTCTCCATCAACTCCCCGTTCTGCGGGGAGCACGCTCAGAAGCAGGTCACCGCCCAGGTGCGGGAGATCAAGAAGTAGGCGGCGCCGCCGAAAAGCCGCAGGAAGCCTCCAAGGACTTTGAATCTGCGGAGGAGTCGGAATGGCCCGAGGGTTGGTACCAGACCCGGAGGCAAAGCGGGTTCGACTCCCGCCCTGCGGCCCGATGTAGTGGACAACTCGACTTTGACAGGAGCGCACCATGCCGAGTGAGGACTGCTTCGGTTGCTCGTACGACTCGTAAGAACTGCTGTGTCTGGGGGGAGCAGTGGGGAGGAGGGCCGAAAGGCCCTCCTTTTTACTTATGCGCTAAGGAACTTCTTGATCGCATTTACCACGTCACCCGATCCACCGATGTCTTCCATGATTCGCTCATTGGAGTAGAAGACCTGCTCCTGCCCACTAGAACGTGCCTCACGTAGAAGGTCTGTGTACTTCGATGTCCCGAAGTGCTTCAGAGCCTCCTTCATGTCCTTCTGGCTCTTGTACCTACGGAGCCGTATACCGGCCTGGCGCTCTGTCTGGTAGAACCAGTGGGCAATCTCTGCGGAGAGCCTCTGGACGCCCCAGCGGAAGCCTATGGACGTCTTTAGGCCCTCGTCAGGGATGAAGGCCTTGCACTTTAGGCACTTCACATATGGCGTCTTCTTGTCCGGGCCCGGTACAGTCTCGTAGTCCGGTGGAAGGATCGCATCGCATTGTGGACAGGCATAGAGCATGTACTCCATGTTCCCCGTCGAGTACCACAGCAGCATGAGGCCTGGGTATGGAGGGGCCTTCTTCTGCACGAGGAAGACCTCAATCACAAACCCAGGCTGATACTCCTGGAAGATCTGCTCAACGTCGTTAGGCATGCTTACTCCTCGATGGCGTCGAAGATCTTGGAGAGCGGTACTCCAACGGCCTTTGAAATCTTCCACAGTGTAAAGACACCTGTATTACCACCGACCCCTCGCTCGATCTTCGACAGGTGCACTGGGTGCATCCCCACCTTCGCAGATGCGGCGATCTGGCTGAGGCCTGCTCGTCTTCGTGCAATGAGGATTTGCTCCCCTATCGACTGCTGCAGCTTATGCTGATCCATGTGAATCTCCGTCATCGGTTGCTCTCCAAAACTTGCCACGCCGAATACATGGACTTGCGGAAGTCATCAGCGGCCTTGATGAGGTTGTCGGCATCAAAGCGCAGGTACCATCTTTCCCGGAGTCTGCCCTTACGCAGGTACAGCCTCTTGCATATGTGCAGGCTGTATCCTCGTAGGTCTGAGAGGAGTATCTCACAGATGTAGGTCCAGCGCTTTTCTGCCCGGGGATAGAGCTGGAACTCGAAGAAGCCTTCCCCGATGTAGCCAGAGTACACCTCCACACCGAGGTCTCTAAAAGTGTATGATACACCAAGGAAAGCCCCCTCTACGTCATTCCGTACTGGCGGGGGTTTCCACTCGCTCCGCATTCGGAACTCCCCCTTCGACTTGGAACCCATAAATCCCCTGCACGTCATTCATGCAGCACACGGAGTCGACAGCCATCCCGCAGAGAACCATACCTTTAGCCACGGCAGGTGTTTCCATGATCTGGCCACCTAGGAACGTCTCCTCTGAGTGCCTACCTATGTTCTTCAGGATGCTCTTGTCTTCTACGAACACGTGAGAGATCCGGAACCCTTGCTCTTCAGCATAGAGGACTGTCCTAAGGATCTTCTCGTGAAGCGTCATCTCGTTATCGACCATCCTGATGGGTACTAGCCTTAGAACCTCTTCGGGTGTGAATGTCTCCTCGACCCGCTCCTTGAAGTCCGGGTCACCAGGTCTCTGTAAGTGCTTTACCCTGATGGGACTGTTCGCCTCGAAAGCGATAGCGATCACCAGGGGCTGCGAGAGCACACGTCGAAAAGCCCGTACAACAGCGTCCACTGTGGGCTTCTCTGGTAGCTCTACGTCTACCGTTAGAACCTTCGGCGTCATCAGCTCACTCTGGAGCCTCTTATCGCCTGTGTTCATAGTCCCCACCATCCCTAAAGGCGTGTGCGTAGTAGGTCTTGGGCTCAGTCTCCCCTTGTAGGAGAGTCCACGCTTCCTCGATCTGTAGCATAGGGTCCGTTCTCAACAGGTTGGCTACACGTTCCCCTTGAGGCCGCATGCTCTCCGCATACTTACGCTCTAGAGGGATCGGGTACATCTGCGTACCGCAGAAGCAAGGGTCCTCTGGCGAGGCTACCTTACGCAGCCTGTAGCACACAGGACACCTCCACTCCACACGCTTCTCACCGGACTCGAACCCGAATGCATCGGACTTAGAGAACCGGGAGAAGGCGTCACCTGTCTCCCAGAACTCTTTCACGGCTTGTGCAGCCCCAGCGGTGGAATCCCATATCCATCAGAGAGCAGATTCCCGTCTGGGTCCCTAGCCTCCTCAATGGCGATCCCGTGCCTTACCTCTGCGACCTCTTTCGCCATGCGCTCCTGGAGCTGGTCCACTGCGCTTTGGACCGGGTCTTCTTCCTCTTCGAACGCATTCGGGTCCCGGTCGTACTCCTCGAAGTCCGGCTCTGCTGGTTCTTCAGGTGCTGTGCCAGCAGGGGCCATGAGAGAGTCGAGATGATGGAGCATCTCTTGGACGGTCTCAACAGCCGTTAGGATAGAGAATGTCATCCCACCGATGGTGATGACTATTTCGCCGAAATAGTCGCCCTTCTCGGGGATGAAGGTGATGGATAGTTTCTCTAGAGTGATCATCGCTAACCTCCCTTATTGGACCGCTCGTACTCGATCTTTAGCTGCTTCCAAGCCTCTTCCTGGTCTGGAAGCTCTCCACTGCTTCCGGAGAAAGCCGCAGGGGTCAAGTGAACCTCAAGGTTACCGAGTTCCTTCAACGTGTCCTCCTTGAGCTTCTCGACCTCTTCCTCATTGCTCTCCGTGAACGGGAGACGTGCTGCCACGTACTCCTTCAACATCTCCCTAGCAGCCTGCTCATTACCGAGAGCAGCCTCCATGAGGAGGGTAGTCTTGAGCACCTCAGAGCGCTCCTCCCTCTGCACCACGCCCAGCATCATGCTCTCTTGGATCGAGCCCGCCGGAGGGGTATGAGGATACATGGAGCGCCAGAGCCGGAGACGCCACCACCCTCCCGGCGAGCTTACCCATTTTTTACTTCACCGAGCATGTACATCTCGTGCGCACGGTTCAGGAACCACCCGTACTGCAGGAAGACATGCCCTAGCGCCGTCATAGGCATCGAACGCCGGAGGAGACGCAGCTTTGCGAAGACACTGTCGTCATCAATGACGTCGGTCTCCTTGTCCACAATGATCTGAGGCAGTGGGAACTCCTTACCGCCTACATGCAACTCCACGATCCCGAAGGTCAGCTGGAAGTTCCTGTAGCGAGAGTTCACGTACGCCTGTGCCTTACCCATGGAAGATGACAGGTGCTCATTGACCCACTCCTCTTCCTCACCGTTCATGGTCTGGAAGACCACACGGATCTGCTTGGAGGCAACGACATCCTGCTTGATGTGGCCGTTGATGAGGTCTCCGAAGTCGAAGGAGACATTCTTGTCCGCCTCCTTCTTCTCCTCCTCAATCTTCTTGGCGGCACCAAGGTCTACATCAGATCCAAGGCCCAGGACAGATAGCGCCTTTGCGATCTCTTCCGGATCCTCCTCACGGGGGACGTCCTTCGGGGGTACTTTGGCTTTATCTTCGCCAGCCATTAGTCCTCCTCCCCTTCACGCATCTTACGGGCCTGCTCCAGCTTGTGCCTCACAGAGGAGACCAGCCACTTCGACGGGGTGTCGAGGGTAAGGTCGCTCGTGGGGATCAGGAAGAGGTTCCCGTTAGGGAATACGACCGCCATACGGCGCTTCGGCTTTGCATCACCCTCCGTGAAGGTGAGCATCATCCACTTTGCCTCTTCGAGGTGAATCAGCTCGTTCCGCCCGAAGCCCTCTTCTTCGAACTTCACGGCATCCATGTTCTTGGGATCTACGACCTTAGCCATCTTGCTCTCCTTTCTGCGTGCACATGCAGCGCAGTAGTCCAACGTAATACAAACCGCTACGTCTAACGGTTCTTGCAGCCCAATGTCCGTAATGACGCTGGGGTGCTGACAGTACCGCTCCCTCCGTTCGATGTCTCCCCCGAAGATGCAATCGACTTCCGACCTCTTGATCGGCGGTAGGGAACGATTGCTTCTTTTGGCGGGCGGAGCTTCCACGTGCTACCTCCACAACAGCGCATTCATTCACCCTTTTCCTCTCTGTACAATTCCCACGTACACAAAGCCTCAACCGGCTGTGAAGTGGGATTTTCGACAACCACTGTGTACTTCCCTGCGTCTAGCCTAGTCCGCAACTCGTGGGCTCCAATAGAAGCACCATGCCGCTCCCCGGACTTGTAGGCCTCGAATCCCTCAGCACCTCCATGGATGCATCGAAGCTGTAAGAAAGGAGGATGGGCCATCACGGATATGCTGAAGTCTACGGGATGGTCAATCACCCACACTACAGCATTTCCCTCCGTGGGCACCTCCACGGAGACCTCATCCGAAGCGAAGAGCTTACTCACGGGGCCCGGTACCATGCTCTTGGGCCCTACGACGATGAAGTTCCCTCGCTCAGAGCCTCTCATAGCGACCTTGTCCGAGACCCTTCGCATAGAGGCGATGGAGAACAGTGCGGCGTTGTAGGTGTTCACACTACAATCCCCACCAAGTTGCATGAGGAACGTCCGTTCGTCATCCACGACCATATCGAGTATTTCGCCGAAATAGTCTAGGATGGACTGGTCGAGGTTCTCCATGTCAGTCCATAAAGACTGAAAGGCCTCCCCCGATATTTCCGTCCCCAGGAAGGCTTTCTTCACCTCGAACGTCCCCAACTCCTCCTTCACGAACGCCACTTTCCTCTCTGTCTGTTCCATCCCTTCTCCTTCGGATGCGTTCCAGTCTAGACATATCTGAGCCTGGAAGGTTACTTATGTCATAGCCGCCTGAGGCTGTCTCTTTGATGTCTTCACGCTGGGCCTGCCTACGAGCCCAGCCTCGCACGATGTACCCAAGGCAGAACATCTTGGCCTCTGCGGGGGACAAGTGCTGGATGAGGTCTGCGTCCACTCCGCATTGTGTCATGCTTCTAGTGACGGACTGCTTCATAGGAAGCGTCCACTCATCGTCCATGGCCCTCTCTATGGCCTGGATCTGCTCTGCGGTGAACGTCTCGGGTATCTCAATGATGGGCATCTGATCTATGGCCTCCTCGACGTACTGCATGAATAGATCGTCCTCTACAGCCCTGATCTCCTCTGCGGCATCGTCTGTTATGTCGGCCCATAGGTCATCCCTCTCAGCCCTGTAGAAGGTCTTAAACAGCTCGTCAGTCAATAGGGATCCTCATGCCTTCACTTACCTTATCCCACGAGCCATCCGCACCCCTGTCCACGAATCTATGGTCAGGATCATCAGGGGACAGAGTCGAACCGAACACGGCGGTCCACACCCTCTCCCTAATCTCCTTCGACTCCAGGAGCCTCTGCGCATACTTCAGAGACCTGTGATTCATGTTGTCCTTGAGGAGTGAGGCAATCATCTGAATTCCCAGTTCCTCTAGCGCTTCCGTGTCTAGGGTCATTGTTTCCTCCTACTCTTCAGGCGCTCTAAACGGCTACCTGTCGGCTTGTCGACGAACTGGTCTTCGATTACCTTCGTGTAGGTTCCCTTATTGAGCATCTCAGAGCCCCAGCCCCTCACAAGAAATCCGACAATAAAGGCCTGTAGCTGCTTTAGGTTCCCACGAAAGTGGTGGAGGACATTCTCTTCGATACTGTTCGCATCTAATGCATCCATGCAAAGGACTAAGAGCTTGTCGTAGTCCTTGCACTCCATGATCTTCTCGACCAAGGGGAGTCTCAGGTGATGAGGAGTCAGCTTAGACACCTTTCTTTTAGGTGCAGGCCCACTCCAGGCATCCATTCTAGCCACTACTGCGTGTCCTCATCCCATTCGGTGATAGCCGCCATGAGGTTAGGGTTAAAGATCATGGCCTGGCACAGAGTACTCTCTACCGGACCGTGTCTATTCGTGGCCTTTACCTGGAGAGGTGTCCCATGCGGGTCGTAGCCCTGGTCCATGGACTTACTCACTAGCTCCGCTAGATGCTTCGGCCCTCTCCCTTCGAGGAGTATATAGGCTTGTTTACGCTTCATCTTGCTTCTCCTGCAATCGTTCAACTAGCACACCAATGCACTCTGGGCAGACATCCGTACGGGACTTCCTGGTACGAAGGATCATCAGTGTACACCCTTCAGCGTAGCCCGAATCTCGTCTAGGCGCTCTAGGAGGATACGGTCCGCCTCTTCGGCGAGGTCTCCATCATCACATTCGAAGATGGTGGAGATTCCCAGATTCGTCTGGAGCCGCCATTTCCCTCCAAAGGGACACAGCGTAACGGTGTCGTTACCCAGCTTACGCTGAAAGACGTCTCCTTCCTTTGTCCAGCTCACGGAGTCCCACCTTCCATCTTCAGCTGGCCGAACTTGCGGGCTAGGGCCTTGTCCATGTCGACCCCAATGCGTCCCCCGATCTCAAGGGTTAGAACCATGATGGAGGCCAAAGTGTCCTCAGCGTCTGTCATTGGGGAGTCTTTCATCCGCTGGGGGCTAGCCATACATGCGTAGAGCCTCGAAGTCCTCTGTACGAGTCTCATGCAGGCATGTGCAGGAGTTTCGATGGTCTTCCACCATCCCTTACTGTGACAGAGGACCTTTATCTCCTCTGCCCAGCCTTGCAACGTAGCCGGATTAGGCATCTGTAATCTCCTTGATCTCCTCTGAGGTGTGTCCACGGAGAGATGTTCGCTCATCGTCCGTAAGCTTGTCCCATATGCTATCGAGTTCGTCGGCTATGGAGTCCCCTTCCTCTTCGTAGTTACCTGCGTAGGCACTCTCCATCGCCTTCACACCCGCCAGATAGTTCTTCATGTGCTTGGAGGGGCTAGTCATCGGTCTTGGCCTTATCCAACTCGATCGCCTTGCCGATGGTCTTGGCCTTCTCTTCCATCTCACGCTGCTTTTGGAGGTACTCTTCCTTCTTTAGGAGGTCTTCATCGGTCGGGTTCGCATTGGGGCCCATGAGGATGAGCCTGGAGGGCTCTGAGAATCTCACGTCCACGATCCCTTCCATCCCACGGAGCCGTAGAATGCCGATGATGGCCGCAGAGAGGGCCCCAAGGGACAAAATCTTCTTCCCCACGATGATTTTGGTGTACTTACCGTTGATACAAGAGTCCACCATGGCTGAGACGAGGCTCACGAACTCGGAGTCCGCTGCTACGATCTCTTCCCAACCCCTCTGGAACTCCTCTTGGTCGATGATGTTGACCGAAAGGTTGTCCGTAATGCTCCCCACGTTCATCGAATCACCTTCACGGCCTGCCAGTCACCGAAGATGACTGTTACCTCAGCGTGACCCTCGTCACCACTCACCTGGAACCTTGGGAGGATCTCCGAAGGCATCTTGAAGATGAGTCCTACATTGCTCTCTGCATGTACAAGGGCCATGGAGGAGGCATTTTCCATCGAAAGTAGCTCTGCGAAGCCCTCGTAGTTAACTACGAGGGTTACGGCCATCGAGCGGTGATGGAAAACAGCACCTTGGGAGATACCCTCACTCACATTTCCAGGCTCGATACCTAGGTGGAAGATGTTTTTGAGCCTATGGACGGCTGTGATGCCCTCATCATTGGCTTCATAAGGCCCAAAGGCGACATCGGTGCCCTTGATGAGCTTTCCGTCGATACCTTCGGACCCAGAGGGGTCCATTGCGCCTTCCCGGAGCTGATCGAGGAAGTCGCCGATCGCCATTGTTGCTTCGGTATGCTTCTCCATCTGCTCAAAAAGCAGTTTTACCTCTGCTTGGAGGTCTTCGAGCGTAGGCGGGGCAGGATCAGGACACTTACAGGTCTCAGCCCTCTCCTGGATCACTTTCTCCATCGTCGGGGTGTCCTCCAGCCTTGGCTTCGTCGGTGAAGCTGACGGTTGGCTCGAAGGGGTCGAGGATTGGTCGGATGTTAGGTTGGGTGATTGATCCTGTTTCTTGCTCTTGCCCATAGGTTGCCTCCCAGTGCGTTGCAGATACCATGGAGAGGATCCTTGCGACCTCTTTCTCATGGTCAGAGTTAGGGCACATTGACGCCTGCAACTCTACAAGCGCCCGTGCGATATCCAGCCTCTCGGAAATAGACATCTGCCTTAGTGTGGACATTACGGTGCGGAGTCTATGAATCTCCGTGTTCGAAGGAAGGACCATCTTCGTCACTTCTCGATAGTCTTCCCATGTCCAAGGCTCACCGGCTTCGACCTCCATTCGGAAGCGACTTAGGGTGTCCCTACCGACGATTTTACCGTCCATCATTTTCGTCTCCTATGGCCTCATTGTGGTGGTTCAGGAACGGGTGTCAAGTGAAAATGTTTACCACGATGCTCAAAGTCGTATACATATGCTCTATTTTTACGTGGAATAGGTAGGGGCTCATTTTCCCGGGGTATTTCGGCGAAATAGCCTGTTTGGTGTATTTCGACGAAATAGTACGGCATAAGAAGAGTGGACCCCAAGATGGAGGCATATGCATATGACAAGGAATGAGTTCGCTCGTATCCTGGATGGATTGATCTCTTCCCGGATCCCGAGCTTCGTCAGGGAGAGTGTAGTGATACAGTATGACCGCAGAGCAGTACACGACCGGATACGGATGAGGCTCCCTCAATTTCTCCACGACACCACGACAAGGGAGAGGGAGACCGGCATCTTGTGCGATGGGTGCCATACATTCTTGAAGGATATACTCATCGGTGATCTTCCGGGGTGCACAGTCGTGTGTGTGGACGCACGCAGCGAGGAATTCTACATCGCTGTCACCGTACGATACTAAAAACATGAACATCCCAGCATAAGAATAGCGAAACTCAACCGTGCCCTGGGAAGGAAAACCGTAAGGTTTTTCTTACCTTTCCGGCATAAGAATAGTGAACCCAACCTTGTCTAGGAGGAGCGATGACAACAAGTGACTGGGCGCTCTTCGCCCACCTACTAGGGCAGGTCTCCGAAAGTCTGCTACGCACAGCTACTCAACCCGTCGGAAGGGTATCGAACCCCACTACTATTCGAATAGGATTCGACGCTCTGCGTGGTGATATCCCCCATAAAATCCGAGATTTCATCGAGGCCAATGACCTCGATCTAGACTTCACCAACTCAACCTCGCTCGTCATCGAGAACGGGACCAAGATCCGTATCTCCATCCTATATGGGCCCAGCAGGGATCGCTACGTGAGGAGAATGTAATGCCAACAGAGCAGGACTTCGCAAGGCAGCTCACAAATAGTATCCGACAAGCGATCCAAAACTACCTCGATACCCCGGATAGATCGCTGAGTCGTCTCGTTAGCGCAGCGTCATGCGGCCACATATACCACCCCATCCGAACTAGCATCAACAGTGATGCCGAGTTCCGAGACGTCTACGAGATAACTTTCGTCAGCGGACCTGTGGATCTTGTAGCTAGGAGGGCTGTTATCTCGATCAACTATAGGACATGGACCCCCACGGAGGGCTGGAATGGATGACATCGAACTCGAAGTGAGATACAGCTAGGAGGTGAATCTATGTCACATTGGCTACGAAAGAGGTGCAGTGACCTGGGTGCGGAGGCCATGAACCTTCGCCGAAAGCTCGGGAAGGTGGAGAACGAGCGGGACACCATCGCACGGAAGGTGATCAATCTAATCCTCCCGGAGTTCATCCCGCTCTGGAGGAAGTACAACTTCTGCCTCTACAAGGGAATCCACTGGGATGTGGTCGACGATGACTCGTCGAAGTACCACCACTACTCCCGCTCCTTCAACAGCTACTCCTACATCTTTGACCAATACAAGGGGGAGTCCTGCATCGTCATCGAGCAGCGCACGAACACGGGTACCAACGACAGGATGGAGTTCCCGCTCCGCTTCGTGCACCTTCACGACGAGGACACCATCGTGATCGACCCGGAACTCTACAACTGGGTCGAGAAGGACCTGAGGGATGCACTGGACCAGGGACTGAAGCAGGCCCTCGCTGCGAACATCCAGTTCGAAGAGGCTGCGGGTAAGGCGGACTGCGGGTTCCTCATCCAGCCCGGTAGCTGGGACCCTCAGAAGGATCCATGGCTCACCACGGACGGAAAAGGTAAGCTCCGAGGGGTTGGCTCCAAGGCCAAGAGTGACCTCACCGTCGAGGAGATCACGGATCGGTGGCGCTACAAGAAGCCTTAGGGGGCGCACGTGATACCTTCTGAGGTGGCAGCAGAAATCAACAACCTAATCATCTGGAAGCTCCGGGAGGCCCTGGTCTCCGGAGATATTCCGGTGGATGCAGACGGAACAGGGAGGTACGATCCTGAACGTGTGTGGATGCCTGTACAGACGAGGCTGACCGAGATCGGCAACGGCGGTCTGACGTCCACCACTGTCATAGGGCACCGCAAACTTGAACTGAAGATCTACGGATACCGAAATAGAGAATGAACCAAACTGCCTGGAGGAAATCATGCATAAGCTTATGTTCTACGTCGTCATCTTCGTCATCGTCATCTCCGTCTCTTGCGGACGAGGCTTCCTCGTCGGCGAGCAGCGGGTAACCACAGCCGCCGAGAAGGCCGGTCTGCAGAGTGCGAAGATCATATCCTCACACCGCATCTGGCCCGTGTTCTTCGGCTGCGACAAGCACGATGCGGCGGGCTTCAAGGTCGAGGGGATCAACCCCAACGGCATGAAGGTCGACGCCATGGTCTGCTGCGGATGGATCCTCAAGGGCTGCACCATGAGGTACGAGTAGGGGTGCCAATGCCTCAAGAACCACTCTTCGTAAGAATAACCGATGAGCAACTGTGGCGGTTCCTAGACCATGCTCAGCGGGTGGTGCAGAGTAAAGTGTATGAGCACGCTGGGTCTGACCATATGGAAGGAACTGTGAGGGTCGACGTCATCGCTGAGATGCGTATCTTCCGGGACCAGGAGTTGGGTCTGGATGGTAGAAGGGACTTCTGGGTATCTGGCTATGGCGCTGATCCGGGTGCAGGCTCTCGGAGAATCAAGTTCAAAATCCACTACTATGAGTAGGGAAAAGGCCTTCGGGCCTTTTTACCCCGAACGTGTGTGAGACCGCACCTCTGTACCATCTTTCCGTGTGTAGGCCCTTACAGTCTCCGTACCCTCTCCGCCCGGAAGCAGCTTACCCTGTGCGAGATAGCCCCTAGCACCCTCCAAGGGAGAGTAGCCGTAGGCCTTGTAGACCTTAACAAGGTTCTCATTGGACACTGACCTGTCCTTGTAAGCGTCTGGACGGACAACGAAGGCTGCGTCCGGGAAAGACTTGCGAACTACGTTGTGAAGTACCGTCCCCACCTTCTTGTTGCGGAACTCTGGCTTCACATGGAGACCCACTAACTCGAAGATCTGCTTTCCAGGTGCGCTTATATCCCGTAGCACGATCTGCCCGATCATGGGATCCTCTCGACTACCTAGAAAGAACGCATAGTGGCCGGGTTTCTCTGCACGTGTGAAGTAAAGCCCGTTCCGCTCATGTTCGTCCACTACCTTGAACCTAAGGTACTCGGTGGACTGCCCTGAGGATGTGCCTTTGCCTTTAGGAATAGCCATTGACCACCTCCCTGACGTACATGGTAACACGCACGTATGGCGTGCAAAAAGTAAATACCTTTGGGGGATAAGAAAGGTAGAACCTAAGGAGGTAAGCCATGCCGATCATACCGATACCACATGACGAACTCAAAGCGTCGCTAGACTACTTCACCGCTAACCTAGAGGCGAACCTCTTCCGGTTCAGAGTGCTCGAACCGCATCTGGCCCTCTCTTCTGTCTACGTGCGACCTGCCAGTATGCTTCGGCAGAGGCTACGAGTGTTCCCTTCTGTCTCTATGCGCACACATATCGATACGCCTGAGCGTAGGATAGAAGTGCACATAAACTGGTAGCTCTGGTGCAAAAAAACTCTGGCCTCTCTTTGCTTAAAGAAATACATGATCCAGGTATAAGAGAATCAAGCCGAACCAGCCGACTCCCATATTTTGGTTTGTCCGCTGCCGAGGCTTTTATATAATTGTGGGCGTGCGTTGCTGCTCAAACAGTTGTCCTGGATCCTGACTCCGCACCAGGGGAAGGGCACTGTATCTGTGACGGGGAGCCGTAGGAGCCTTGATCCAGTCATGGAATAAAGGAGGGGGATTAGCCCCCCTTCTTTACATGCAAAAACTGGCTATAAAAAGAGATAAGAATAGTGAACCCCAACCGTACCTTAGGAGGTGCACTATGTCCGAGAAGCTGCAGATTCATCTCTACCGTGGACTCCCTGGCTCCGGCAAGACCACCGCTGCCCAGAAGAACCACCGCTACGTCTTCGAAGCGGATGAGTTCTTCATGGTGGGGGACGAGTACAAGTTCAACCCCCGCAACATCGGCGACGCTCACGACTGGTGCCAGGCCAGGGTGAAGCGGGCCCTGTTCCAGGGGAAGACCTGTGCGGTGTCCAACACCTCCACCCGCCGCTGGGAGGTCGCCCAGTACCAGCAGATCGCCGACATGTTCGGTGCCGAGCTGGTGGTCCACCACTGCACCGGGAAGTTCGAGAACGTCCACGGCGTGCCGGAGGATGTGATCGAGCGGATGGGTGACCGGTGGGAGGCCTGGGACGGCGAGGAGACCTACGAGGACTAGATCCATTCAGGGGGGAGTGGGAGAAGGGGGCGCTCTGCGCCCCCTTTTTACCACCCTACTTCTTACGTAGAAGTCTGTGCTCCTCTACCTCTGGTCTCTCCGCTGCACGTGTGCATAACCTGGCGCAGTCCTCTTCGGTCTGTGCTACATGACCACTAGCGATCTTCTCTCCGCTACCGGCGAGGATGTACCAGGCTCGTGTGTAGTACCTCGTCGTCTCTGTCCAGATCTGTAGGATCTCTCCATGCGCAGGGGTGAACGTGAATGTGACCTGCTTCAACTCCCCTCCACATCCAGGGCAGGTGTAGTGTGCATCATTGAGTACCACCTGTCCCGTGGAGGAACAAGCTTCGCATTTAGGTAGTCCTAGTGTGGGCTCTTTACGAGCGTACCAGACCCTCTCTCCCACCGTGTGGGGAAGCTCTATTCGCATGTTGTACCTTGGGTTAGGTTATAGGCGACTAGCAGTCTTGTATAGGTCCAGAGCCATCCCGAGCTTGGTGGGCTCCTTCTTCTCCTTACCCTTCTTCATAGCAAAACCTGCCGACCCACCAGCCGCAGCTACGCCGCCCCATGCACCTACGCTCTTGCCGGTCTCCTTCTTCAGAGTCTTGTGTGCAGCGTCGGCCTTAGTCTTCTTTAGACCCAGGAGGACCGAATCCCGATTCATCCTCTTCTTAGCCTTGTGCTTTCGCAGATGTCCCTTCAGGTCCAGAGGGCCCTTTGCAGGGGTGTTAGATTCAAGGAAAGTCTTCGCTGTGGATTTTATCTGCCCTTTAAGTTCCTTATTGGCCCTAATAACATTCGGAATACCTTCACGAGTTCCCTTGAAGGTCATAACGTCCTTACCCTTACGGAGGAGATCCATCGCCTTTCCTGCGGTCTTGCTCATCTTAGGTGCTTCAGTTGGTTTAGGGGCCATTGTAGATTTACCACCCATCCAACTGGGTGTTTTAGTAGGCTTAGCTGCTGCGGGAGTAGACTGGTTCAAAGGGGCCTTACCGGCCATGTAACGTGTATGGTCCATGCCACCAGTGTATCCCTGCGGTGCGTAGGATTTCTGTGTAGCTCCGTAGGCAGATGCATTGGACTTAAGATTAGTCTTAGCACTACTAGAGTGTCCACCCATCCAAGTCGGCATCGCCTGACGCATTTTCAGCCTTCCAGCCTTTGCTCTGCTGGATGCGATGGCCTTATTCACACCGCCTGTGAGCCAACCCCCTTTTGCGGGCTGGGCAGCTTGAGCTTTCCTAGTAAGCGCAGCAGGCCTAGGTGCAGGTCCACGGGACATGGGCAGAGTCCTGGCTCCTCTCTGACCAAGAGGCATAGCCGACCTTGTGCGAGCTGCGTTACCAGCAGCAGCACGTACGTCAGCGTAGCTGGCCTGTGCACGCTTCAGCATGGACTCCCCGTTACGAATCTTCCCTGCCTTCTTATCCTTGGATCCGCTCGTTGCTGTATTCATCTCGTTAGCCTTTCGTGGTAGCTCCTTCACAAACTTAGACCTCTTCACAACAGTCTTTACTGCTGCCGATGACTCCTTCTTCATAGCCTTCCGACCTAGAGCTGCGCCGCCACCGATAGCTCCCCACGCACCAAGACCCTTCAGGGTCTCCTTGCCCAAAGTGTTGCGGGCTGTTTCCCTATCCATGCCTGCCAAGATATGATCTTTACGGTTTCTCTGCAGTAGGTCCTTTGAGGCCTCTACCATCTGTGCTCTCAAGGAGCCTTTAGCTCCCGGGTCCTTAGCTGCTGCTTCCGATAAGGCTTCTGCGTCAAGGTCCAGGGCCTTCATCTTCCTTCTAGACGATAGGTAATCACGTCCAGAGGACCTGGCCTTACCGAAGCTGAAGATCTCCCCGGTTCTCTTTAGACCTCTGCGCACCTTTCCCATAGGAACCTCCATACACACGGATTATCGCACCCGCCTAGGCCACGATGCAAGCGCAGGGGTATTTCAACGAAATACGGGCATAAGAAAGGTGGACGATCAGAATGGAGGTGACATGAGTATAGGAAGAGATCTCCCCTTCGACATCCTGGAGGTGCTGAAGAATGCGGAGTTCGCCCTGGACTATATAACCGAAACGGGGAGGCAGAGCAGTACCTATCACACAGCTACCGACATCGTTATCCGTAGGGTAAGGGAACTCGGTGACATGTACCAGGATCTCACCTTCCAGACCATACTTGACCCACGCAACCGGATAATCCGAGTGGAGGTGTTCCAAAATGAGTAAGCTGCGGAACCGTTTCTACATCAAGATTGAGTTCGCCTACGCCGATGAACCGGCGAAGACGCACGTCATGAGGAAGCTGTTCTACACGTACAGCGGTGCCGTCACGTACCGCACCACGTTGAACAGCTCCGAAGGTGCGCACATGAGACTGCAGGGCGAGAGAGTCATCGTCTCGAAGATCGGGCCGGTGGAACCCTTGCATAAAAGAGACACGGAGGTGGAGGAGATGCCGGAAGAGCAGCAGAGCACAGGGACGAAGATCTGGACAGGGAAGGCGAAGCACGCATGGGGCGAGAGGTCCGTGAACGAGTCCTTCGGCTACCTACTCGGGCAGTGGAAGTTGAAGAGACTGCTGCGGAAGGGGGACACGGCCTACCTGCAGTTCTTCTCCTCCGACGACACCTGGAAGATCGTCGTGGAGAAGGAGAACGGCAAGTTCGTTCGCATGGGCGTCAAGTGCCCGTTCTTCGAGGGGACCTTCCGATATGGCCAGGCCGTCTTCCGCACCCCTTTCACGGACAACGACCCACAGGAAATCCTGGAGCAGCTCGACGACACCCACGCCCTCTACGGACTCGGCAACGGGTTCACCTGGACCGAGATGGAGGCCGAGGAGGTCGAAGAGGAGGTCGAAGAGGACGCCACGGATGCTACCGAGACCGTCCTGCTCGACGAGGATGACCTCCCGGAGAATGCGCCTCCACCGGAGCAGCACATCCACTAGAGTGGGTTGCACCCTCACGTGAGATAAGGCCCTGCGGGGCCTTTTCTTAGTTCCAGGTATAAGAAAAGCAGACAAAAATGGAGGTGACTAATGGGTGAAGTACTGACAACGGCTGCGCAAGTTGAAGCTTTGGTCGCACTCGATCACGCCCCGGATGTGGGGATCGGTCGGACTGCCATCGTGGAGCTTGTGCAGAAAGCTAAAGTGTCCGAGGAGCGATTGCAGGTCATCGGGTCCAGCCGGTCCCAGCTCCTCACGTTCATCCTGAACCAGGGTAGCTGCTGCCAGGGTCATGATGATTGCATGCACGGATATGAGGAGGCTTCCAACGGGTCCAACTGCAGGGCTTGTTGGCTGGCCTTCTCCGAACGAAGCCTCGCAAGGAGAGATACATGAAGATCCAGTACCAGGTCGAGAAGGGAGCCGACAAGCTCGTGGCGTTCCTCGCCGGATGCGTCGGTCACGCCTTCGTGAACGGAGATACCAAGAACCAGTCCATCATGGCCATCATCGGAGAGCCGGGGAAGAAGTCCACGTCGATTCACGTGATCAACTCCCAGGGCGGCAACGGCCCCAAAGAGATCGTGTTCCGTGAGTTCGTGAAGGCCGACAAGGTGGGAGAGTGGAAGTTCATCCTCCAGCCCACGTCCGTCCGGATCGAATACGACGGCAAGGCCGATGCCTGTCCCTACTTCTCGAACGACATCCTGACCAACAGGTTCGTCCTCCAGAACGACCTGAAAATGGCCAGCAGCCAGTAGGAGACAGCATGTCTGACGGCGTCATAGCTGTATCCATTGAAATCCTAACGAAGGAGGGGGTGGAGAAATTCAAGAGGTGGCTGACCATCCGACTGGGCCTCATGCTCATGAATGGTGACATCAACACCTTCTCGGAAACCACCTCCTTCCTCTACCCTAGGAAGGAGAAACTGGTCACGGAACCGGAAGAGTACATCACGGAGCTGCGCCTTATCCGGATGACGGACGATGTGCAGTCCTTCGAAATAAACTACTTCGCACGGCCCAAGGGGATCCGACTGTTCGAATCCAAGTGGTGGTTCAACATCCTGACCAACAAGGCGTTCCTGGTCATGAACGGGCACCGGAGTAGCAACCACCTCTTCGCCAATGCGGACCTCAAACCCTTCGGCGATAAGGTCTATGTACAAGGTCAACTGGAGGCACAAGCATGAAAGACGTGAATCTCGAATATAGAATGCTCGTTCCGGAGACCCGGAAGACATTCCGGCGTTGGATCGCCGCACATCTGGGATCAGCCATCGTGGCTGGCGTCATGAGGACTCCGAAAGGGAGGTCCGCCCCGATCATTGACGTCACGATCGGGGACTACAGCACGTACATCGAGCACCTCAAGGCGTCGAACGACAACGGGCTGGAGAAGATCTCCCTCTCCTTGCTGCACAAGACGGATGAGGTGAAGGCCGGGAGGCAGTCCCACTGGGATACCCTCTGCGACTGGATGATCCACCTCGGCGAGAAGGAGTGTTACGTCGTGTTCGAGGGCGACGAAACCTGCAACGCCAACTACCTCTTCACGAACGACGACCTCTCAGACCTCGCAGACGAGGTGTGGTCCGGTGGGGAGTGCATCACGTTCGGCATCGAGACCACCAAGGAAATCGATGCGGAGACCGTGGCATGAGCGCCCGGGTCGGGTTCAAGATCAAGAGCCGAGCTGCGGACTTCGGGGACTTCCTCATGAAGGTCATCGGCCAGTTCGTTCAGATCTGCTCCACCTGTGGAGTGGACCAGGACGGAAGTCCGCAGTTCACCTACTCCGAATCTGATGCAGATGGGATCCGGATGTTCATCCTCACCAGGCTGGAGAAAACCCACTACGTGATGGGGCACTTCCACGTCGACAAGCTTTCCGGGGTGCTGCACGAACACTGTACGTGGTCCTTCATCAGGAAGGACGGCGTGTGGCACGCTCTGTTCGAGGGTAACGGGAATGGGAGGACTCCGTTCTACCTCCAGTCCCACACCGAGAAGTGGGCGGATACCTTCGGCCCGATCGAAGAGCCTCGTGATGTCCCTCCTGAGTAAGACCGGGATCGGTAGGTCCAGCGTCTGCGAGAGGGGAAAGAGGTGCTCGGAATGCAAGGGTGATCTGGTCAAGTTCTACACCGGGGACTTCTATCTCGGAGACGAGGGGAAGCTCGTGTTCAAGATCTGCTGGAAGTGCCGCTGCGGTAGTGCCTACTACAGCGAGGATGGAGGCAGAGACGCACCGCCCAGGCTGAAGAGAGCTGCGAAGCTCGTTCTGAAGTAAGAAAGAGGGGAGGGGCTTCCCTCCTCTCTTACCTAGCCCTCTTCGATTACTTGTTCAATCTGGTTGATCACGACGTCGACTACCAGCCTGTCTATACTGGTCTGCTCGTCTGGCCCAGAATTCTTGTAGGCCTCTGAACATGAGGGGCACAGAACGGCCTTCGCCTCTCCGTATGGAGTAGCGATGTGCATCTCAAGGAACTCGACGACTGCAGGGTCCTTGTACTCTTCCCTGCAGACTGGACACTCGTGAACACTGAGTGCCTGCCAAAGTCTCTTACTATCTTCATCGGGCATTGAAATCACAGTCCAGGTAGTTTCCCCACTCCTACAACAGGAGGCTTGATCCTGTCCAGGATATCTTTGATCTTGTCTATATGCCCCCCATCCATTATGTCGGGAAAGGCGCTAAGGAGGGAACTGTAGTCCTCATCAGCCTTCTGGAGAGCTTGCCGTGCCTTGCCTATCTCTCCATTGGACACATAGCTCATCGCATCCTCGATGTAACCGCTTATGTCGCTACTGCTGCCCTCGATCTGATCCGTGATCTCAGTAGCACAGTCCTCCAGATAATCCTCTAGGTCACTGCTGAGGTCCTCGATGAGGTCCAGCTCCGAGTCCAGGCTTATGTTATCGTCCATAATAAACCTCCATAGAACATCCTAGGGCCTGGGGTTGCGTGCCGCAAGTCTCTGCAACCTTGTGCCCTTGCTGAAAACCGTGTCCCCTTCTTTAGGGATGGGCCAGTCTATGTTGAAAGTAACGTCGGGTGTGACGCATACCGGGTAGCTGTTTGAACCTCGCTCCCCTAGACAGGTGACCTTTGCGTGCGTGATGTAAGGAGTAAATTCAAACTCGATATCTGCAAGCTGTTGGTCGGTGGCCCGGTCCAACACTGTCAGCTGGATGCCGCCACCCACCCCATTCATGGTGAGGTGGAGGACGACACCCTCAGACTTATACACGTACGGACTTCTCGGAGACGTGGGCGATCTGGACCAGGAGATCCATGTAGGCCTCCTGCGAAAGCTCAGATGCGTACTTCTTGGAGTAGTCCACGAGCCAGGCAGAGACCTCCTGCCTGGAGAGCGTCCCGTTGGGGGAGGCGGGTGCAGGTTCGGCGGGAGCCTCGGGCTTCTTGGTGGCCAGGAGAGACGGCTGTACCGCCTCCACCTTGACAGGCTTACGGGTGGCCGGCTTCTCCTCCAAGGTCATGAGAGCATTCGGCCTACGCTTGGACCAGCGGCGGATCGTGCAGAACTTGGCGGGCTTCTTCGTGAGGCGAGTCGTGAACTCCATGGCCCAAGTGGGGAGCTTCTCGTACCACCCCTCAGGATCTATGACACCATTGACCTCATCGATCAGTGCACCACACCCACTGCAGTGAGTATACGAGCGGCCCCGACCAGAAGTTGCACTGCGCTCGCTCTTGTACCCACAGGGGCAGTCGATGGTGGTTCCCTTACGGGTCTTCGTGATCTTGGCCTTCTTCCCCTCCAAAGAGAGCAGGAGCTTATGGTGATCCTCAATCTCTTTCTTGCTGTGGTCATAACGGAACGGGCGCTTACGCAGACGACCGAAGTACTTCGCCAGCATGACGTCGTACCAGAGGCGTCCGGTCTTCGCATCTTTGGCTGCACCCAGGTACAACGTGAAGTTGTCGGTGCTAAGTCCGAGATCGTCCAGGTGGGTGATGATGATGTGAACGGCGTACTCTCCACGCTCGTTGGGTGCCCTGTTGACTCCCTTGTACCCATGATACTTCTTCTGGCCCGCAACATCGGGGATGGGGGTGGATACTTCGGTCTTAGGCTCCGGAGAAGCCTTGGCCTCAGCCAGAGTGGACTTGAAAACCTTGGGGTTGAATATCGCCATCAGCTCCTCTTCAGGCTTGGCACTGCCGTCGTAGTAGACCCTTCGTCCACAACCTTCGCATCGCCAGTAGTTGAACACAGTCCCCTTCCTAGGGGCGTGGAAAGTGCACCCGCACTCGCAGGTGACATCGTGAGTACCGTCAAGCCGACCCTTAATCGACGCAGTCCCTTCTTCCGGGAGCATCATGGCCCACACGGACTTCTCGACTTCATCCTGTGGATGGTTAGTGTCGTACCTCCCGAGCAGTAGCGCAGCACGGTCCCAAGCCATGGCGGCGTTGGGAGCAGTAAGGAAACCACCGAGCGTGATATTGCCCGGCCTGTGAGGGGCACCGATATATGCCCTCCACTTTTTAGATGAGGAATCAAACGTAATACCGTGAAATTCCGGGAACTCTTGCCGCTTCACTTCACCCATCGCATACCTCCCTGGTTGTAGCTCTTTCGGCTGGGACTCTTATAACATTATAAAAGTCCATTTTAGGTAACTCCCCTAACGGGGTAGCACTATAAGCTCTATTTTTTCCTTGGGTGGTCAATCGGAATCTCGTCATGCTTACTTTGTAGATCGCCAGGTTTGCTGAGTCAAGTAAAAAATTTGAGGCATAAGACAAGTGCGGGTAGAATAGACGCTCGGAGGTGCACATGGATCCGTACGTAAAGCACATTGTTTTCGAGGCGTTAGCTCTAGGATTCGCATCGGTTGGGAGCCGTGTGAAAAATCTTGAGGAGCGCCTGAATAAGCGTCTTATACTAAAAAACGAGCGTATCGTGCGTCAAAGTCTACGTACTCACCTGGAGGATAGTACGTTGGTTGGAAAGATCTTCATCCTCGCATCCACGACGTGTGAGTCACTGCTCCTATTGTCCCGCAGATGTTCTAAAGTTGCAGACGCAGCCGCAGAACGGATATAGTCCTGAGCCGTTACACCCAAGGAGGTTAGTATGGCCTACGTACTACTGCTCGCCCTAGCACTGGGGGAATTCGGGTCCCCACACAATGATCCCGTTGAACTTGCGAGGCACTTCGTAGAGGCAGGCGAGGTCTCCGGTGAAAATCCGTTCCTCCTCGCAGCGGTAGCCATCTATGAATCCAGGCTAGACAATGATGAGGTCAGCAAGAAGAACGCATGTTGCATGATGCAGGTTCTGGGAGGGCGGTACGGAAATCCCTCTTGCAGTGCGATGCAGAATGATCTGTCCCTGTGTGTCCACATTGGGGCGAGAGAACTTTCCGAGTGGAGAGCCTATAGAGGCGCTGAGACCGACGAGAACACCTTATGCCACTACAACTGTGGGTGTGTGTGCTCCAGTAATTCCCGTAAGATGTATGTCAGCGGAGTACTATGGTGGAGGGACTTCCTGTATGCAGTGGCCACGCACACCCCGAAGTCTAGAATAACGTGCACGATCCGTATCCAAGAGAAGGAAGGCGTACTAGAAGCTACGGACTCTGCGTATATCTGGAACGAAGCTATAGCCGGACATGACCGGCCTAAAATTCGGAACTATGAGGAGCACGTGAAGAAAGACTTGAAGCTCAGGCTCAAGTATCGTACATGTAACTTGAAGCATGTCGGAGCCTGGAATGGGAAGAGATACTTGCACGAGCGCTCTCCGGCCTTCGCATGCCTCACATCTTCAAGGACCTATGCGTGTGAGGAGGAGGTCTACTATGCAAGCCATGACCAGGCGGTGCAGGTTGCGCAGGAGACCCTTGAGTGGCGTAGAGAAGCGCTACAGAGAATATGGGCTGGAACATTCCTCACATTCCTGGGACTTACAACACAGGGGTAAGCCATGGCTAGTGCGGGCCTGAAACAACTACTCGGGCCCTCTGGCGAGGCGGACTTCATAGTCCTCGTCCAGGAGCCACTGATCGTGTCCAACGGACAGTGGATACTCACAGACAAGGCCGCTAAGAAGACACTCCCCAAGATGACAGAGCTTTGGCGGAAGAATGTCTTGAAGACCGCCGAGCAGGGTCAGATATCACTTGTAGACCTGAACCCTGTGGTCGTCGGCCAGTTCGCTACGGAGGTGGCTAAGGGGAAGCGACCCTGCATCTATTGCAAGGGAGCTAACCTATTCACGGCCACCTTTGACCCAGGGGAGCAACAGGTCACTCTAGCCTATAGGTCCTTCCTGGAATTCGAACGGACCAGCATCCTACTACGTAGACCTCTTCACCACTCCACAGGTGCCTACCTGACTAAGGATGGTGAGCCCATGGCCTACTCCTGGTCATTCATGCATCCCACCTCACACACAATCTGGATCTGGGCACCCTACGTCTCACTGATGGCACGAGTCGGAGCGGTCGCCTTTGAGTACAACCCTGAGAATAAAAGGGTTGTGATCATGAAAAACAAGTACGACCACACCGTGGGCATGGTCGGCCTCTACGACCTCGATCCAGACAAAGAAAGCCTCTAGTACAAATCCAAGTACTTTTCTCGTTATAAGAAGATTGAATCCTGGGCCACTAGTTGGTGGTCCGTGTGCACGGATTTGCCATAACTATCCTCTCAAGGAGGGAACATATGATCTGCAAGGTCATGCGTATCGGCAGCGGGACCCGTGAGGTCGAGATCCCGGACGGCTCGGCCGTCCGCAACGCCCTGACGGCGGCTCAGTTCGAGACCCGAGGCGCCTCCGTCTCCGTGAATGGCATCGAGGCCACCATGGACACGGCACTGCAGGACGGCGACACCGTCAGTCTCGTGGCGAAGGTCGAGGGCGGCACCTCCGTCTAGGGGGACCATACTCGTCTCGCTCCGATGAAGGAACATGTGGGGGAGGGGGGTTCGCCTCCCTCCCCCTAAGTTTCTCCCTAAAAGTATACCCATAAGTGGGATTATCTATATGTGTCTTGGGATGGATGGACAAGGAGGCAAGAATGCCAGCAGGAGTTCAAGCAACCCGCCTACACGCCGACATGGTGTCGGTCTTGGGGGAACTCTCCTCTGAGATGAATGTAGGCATCCGAGCGGAGACGGTGAATCTCTCTCGGTTCTTCTCGCAATTCCCCGGAACGGAGGGCGACAGCGTCAGGCTGTTCTTCCACAACGGGGAGCGTGGAACGCAGCAGGAGTTCAGCTTCGTCGTGGACGGAACTGAGTGCAAGGTCAAATTCGCCATGGCCCAGCACAATCCGAACCTCTTCGAGGAAGGGGTCGAAACCCAGCTGCGGATCCCTGTCGGTGGCGGCGAATCCACAGACCTGATCGGTGTCTACGGAGGGACACAGATCATGTTCGGTGCAGACCTCAACAACCTCTTCACACACCCGGAATACATCGAGGGAGATGTGACGGCCAAGGACTTGGCCAAGCACATCCTGAAGAGTGCCCTCTCCGGAATCATGGACAGCATCGAGAACCGTGGGCGGGAGGAGTTCGCAGACACCCTCATGACCATGTACAGGGCGAGCGTGGCCCTGTGGCGGGAGACCATCACGAACAACGACGCCTCGATCGACAACCACCTGCGCCAGCTGAGCGAGCTGTACACTCGCAACCAGGCCACTCGGGCGCAGATCAACGCCTTCGACGGCACCATGCAGACCGCACGGGACAAGGCGAAGGAGGAGTACGAGAAGCTCGTCCGACTGGTTGGAACCTCCTTGGAGGAAGTCCAGGTCGTCAACCGGCGTCTGCAGCTCCGTACGTCGGAAATGCACATCGAGTACGACGGGATCGATTACAACATCGGCCGAATCGTGATCGACACCCCCATCCTCGGCAACTCTGGCGAGGTGACAATGTTCAGCTACGACGGCAGGGACCAGAACGGATGCGCCCACCCGCACGTCAGCGGTGGTCGGGTCTGCTGGGGAAACGTGGGAGGCACGATCACGGAAGCGCTCTCCACAGGGGAAGTGCTCCAGGCTGTGTTGGCCATGCTCGCCTACCTCCAGTCGTACAACTCCGAGGATGCCTACACGGACATCCAGAACTGGGGCGATGCCTACGACCGTAACCAGGCCTGTCGTGAAGACCACAGCACGGATGAGTGCGCTCGCTGCGACAGTGAGGAGTGCCCATATCGGGAGGAGAGCCGACAGGAGTGCTTCGACGACCACACCCGTGACGAGTGTATCCGCTGCAACTCCTGTCCCCTCGCAAATGAAGCGGCAGAGAACTGCCTACGTGAACTGCTCTCGACCAACACTCTCGGTAGGTGCATGGAAACTTGCACCGTCAACACGTGCAGATTCTTCCGGAACCCTGTTCGCTGCAGAAACGTCATCGGATCCTGTCCGACTGCTTGCACTGCTGACACCTCGTGCTATCGACACCCGTCGTATTCTTCGGGTGACCCCGGCGGTGGTGGAAGTTCAGAGATCTCTGTGAGCCGCAACATGAGCATCACCGGAAGCGGTGACCAGTTCGACATCGTGAGGAGGGCCTAATGACGGGTACGACAACAACGAAGCCTACCGGAACCACCAACACGACCGGGAGCCGGGTGAACCCGGACCTGGTCAAGCCTCACGTCTATATCATGCCCCGTGCCGATGCCAAGATCTGGCACTGGGTCCGAATGGCGACAGGTGAGGTCTCCGGCCTCGGCCTGGTCGACGTGATCGACGGACAGATGGTCGTGTCCGATGTCTTCCTGCCCAAGCAGGAGTGCACCTCGGCGGACACGGACCTGGACCAGCAGGCGGTGGCACAGCTCATGATGGAGCTGGACAACGAAGGCGTGGACCTGGGGAAGCTCCGGTTCTGGTGGCATAGCCATGCCGACATGGAGGTGTTCTGGAGCGGGACTGACACGGGTACCATGCAGGAGCTGAGCGGGGGCGACACGTTCCTCCTCTCGATGGTCGTCAACAAGAAGCACGACCGGAAGCTCCGGGTGGACATGTTCAACCCCTTCAACATGATCCTCGACAACCTCGGGGCCAGCGTCCTCGACCTCTCCGATGAGGAGCTGAAGGAGGAGTGCAAGAAGGCGTTCGACGAGAACGTCTCCGAGGGCTACTCCGGCTACTACTCTGGGTCGACCCACAACCGCAGCGGCGGACGGTCCTCCACCAATGCCACCCACTCGGTCACCTCCGCCACACGGAGGAAGATTGGGTTTCAGGCAGGGAAAACGCCCACCTCGCAGATCTCGGTCTGGAATTCCAAGGACGGAGTGTGGGAGGACCACTACACGTACGCCGAGGGGGAGCCGAAGATCGTCACGTCGTCGGGTTCGGTCGTCGGAGTAGGTGCGTACCTCTCCAAGGAGGCCGAGGCCATCGCAGAACTCGCCCACGAGGAAGGGTGGGGAAGCTGCATCGAGCAGCGTGGTGACGAGGACGCCAACGAGGTCGCTCCCATCGAGCCCGAGGAACCCACCGATGAGGACGAGGAGATCACGTACAAGAAGGTGGACGACATCACGGACCTGGTCTGCGACGCCTGCGGGAACTACGTGCTGGCCCTCGACCCCGAGGACATGATCACGATGGAGGGTCCCAAGGGCACGAACCCGCTGAAGCGGCAGGACATCACCCTGTACTGCGCAGACTGCGGCGAGGCACACCACGTGAACGTCCTGATGAAGTACGTCGATGGGGAGTGGATCCCCAAGCAGTGGGTGGAGGGAATCCATGTCGAAGCCTGAGATCGACACCACCATCTACTGGCGGCAGATGGACGTGCTGCCCATGAAGAAGGTCCTCTCGGTCCCCGTCACCGTCGTCGGTGCGGGGGCCATCGGGAAGGCCATGGTCGAGGTCCTCTCCGGGATGGGGATCAACGACATCACCGTGTTCGATGCGGACAGCGTCGAGCCCCACAACCTTCCCAACCAGGGCTACCGGCCCTGCGACGTCGGGAAGCCGAAAGTCGAGGCGCTGGCCGAGATCGTGGAGGCCCTCACGGGATTCAAGATCAAAGGCATGAACGAGTGGTTCACGGACCAGAAGGTGTCCGAGATCACCGTGTGCGCAGTCGATAGCATGGACACGAGGATGAAGCTCTGGGAGGCCATAGCTCCCCAGCTCCCGAAGCTCTACATCGACATGCGGATGGGAGCTGAGATCGGGCAGATCTTCTATGTGAACCCGTGGAGTCCCGGCTCCAAGCGGCAGTACGAAGCGAACCTGTTCCCGAGCGATGAGGCCGTCGAGGCACCATGCACGGAGAGGGCGACCAAGTACTGTGCGACGGGTATCACGTCATTCGCAGCGGGCGGGGTGGCGAACTACCTCCGTGGTGAGGCGCTTCGTCCGCTCGTGCTGGACTTCAGGTGCGGTCAGGTCATCGATCTTCCGAAGGCCACCGAGAAGCCTTGAGTCCTCCATCCCAGGGGACCCCTTCGGGGGTCCCCGGAGTAGGGGAAACCTATATTTTATGCTATAAGGATAGTCCATAGGCGGAGGTAATATGACTGAGCAAGAAATCATCCAATTCGTTCACAGGCTTGAACTGCCCAAAATCACTACGGATACCGGGTGGGGAATCAGCATCAAGGTAAGCAAGATCTGCCCAGAAGAGCTGCAGGAGGAAGTCCGTGTCCTATTGTTCCTAACGAATGAGCTACTGTCCAAAGATGTGGACATGACTCTTGGCTCTGCCCCAATGCAGTTCTTCGGGAAGTTCGCACAGATCTTCGGAGAGATGTCTGGTGGTATTCAAGCGGCCACAGATAACCGGCAGGACATGCTGGTCGTGGACACGGAAGACCTCCCAGATGATGCAGACCCTGAAGAGATCTTCAGGGTAATGCAGTCGGCAGTAAAGGAGGCACTGAAGAGTTCACTCTTCCAGCTGTGCAACCCTGAGGAGCCTCGCATCCTCCTTCACAACCCTCCCTTCGTCATCAAGATCCACGAAGGCTCCGTAACCGTAGAGCTTATCCCGAACGTCGTGCTCAATGCTCTGGACTATCCGTCCGTCGAAGAGCTGTCTTCTGAACTCACAGAGCTGTGGCTCAACTCCAACTTCGTCGGAATCGTGAGTCTCATCTGGGCACTGCAGGCTTTCGACAAGCTGCACTCCAAGTTCGCTGAGTTATCTATGAAATGGGCAGCTCCGCAGGTCCTGAATAGCTAGTATTTCACCGAAATACTGCACGCTCCGACACCCCTAAAAATCGGTATAAGAGATATAGAAGCCTGGTAAAGGAGGTCTTCATGCAGCTGCACCAGTGCGTGAACTGGAAGGAGCTTCTCGCTGGGAGGGTAGAGACCGGGCGGTCAGTGTTCTACGCCCTGCAGAGTGATTCCGATGAGTTCATATTCGTTCCCGCAACAATGCAACGGGCAGCGGTGTTTCCGCTGGTACTTCGAGGGCGTGACTCGCCCTCGCTACACGGTTCTGCGCTAACGTGGAAATTCATCGAACGAGATATGGGGTTGGGCCAGTCCGAAGTGCAGTCTCTGCTACTCTTCGGGTTGATCGGACTCTCTTCAAAGCTGAAAACTGATGAGGGAGCAAATGTAGGAGAAATACTCTCGGAGGCGCTGCCCTTCGACGTCGAGTTCAGTGAGGATACAAATGACTTGGAGCCATTCTCCAGACTGGGTGCACCTGCATGGATGATGCGGGTTGCTACCAGGCACCAGCTGGGGGTCAAGGAGATCGACATGAAGGGGCTGGTGACGGCCCTGCTACCTACACCATTGGAAGTGAGCACGAGATCTGACTGGGGATATGACACCCGGAGCGAAGTGCTGCTGCTTGCGCATGGGGTAGACTGGAGTACGATGGACTTTCTCCGGGAGAGGAACATCGGAGTGTGGTACCGCCGGTAACGGTGGGGAGGGGGCCCAGTCCCCTCCCTTACTCGGGAGGATGGATGAAGAAGAACGTCGTAGAATGCGATGGGACCAAGGTCCTGATTGAGCAGATACGTGGGGAGTCCGTGAACGACATCCCACGAAACGTGTACAGAGATCCGGACACGATGGATGTATGGGACGCAGATACTATCCCCCCTGTAGGTAAAGGTCACACCTACACCGCCGTCGCCAGGATGACATATAGGAACCAGGGTAGAATCTTCGACAACGATGACCCTGTCTACCTTGTTACGAACAAGCTCCGTGCCTGGGACGAGGAGTCAATGCCGTTGCTGGATACCTGTGGGGCCCTACCTGCCCAGGTTGTGGCCAACTCCACAATGAAGAAAACGATAAGTGGTTTGCGGCCGGGTGCAGTGAAAGAGTCTGTCCTCATTCCCGCTGCGACCTTTGCACACTTCTTGAGCGTAGGGGAATCCGAAGGCTGGGACATCACTGTTGCAGAGTGGGATAAGGATACCCAGTGGGAAGCAGAAGAACTTCTGAAGAGAGTTGAAGGCGGTGACAAGTCCGATGAGAGTGTGGAGGAGCTGCGTAGACTTGCAGTGATCGCTGCAAATACCGATGACCCTGGATACATGGACGACGCAGGGAGGAGACTATCTCTGAGGCCTGTAGTGGCGAAGATAGAGGCCGCTCTCCGGGGGCGCAAGGTGTCCAAGCGAGATAGGATACGGTATGCAGAATTCCTGCTAGGTGAGATGCGGAAGGCATTCGACTGGGCGAAGGAGGCTCATCTTGAAGGGGCTACCATTGTCGTCACACTACAAAAAGGAACGCTGAGAATGGATGCGGATGCCATCGCTTACCAGTCCGAGGAGCTGTTCGATTCTAAGGCAGCGATACCTGCGCAAGGTAGTCGCCTAAGTCGTCTTGCGAAGAAGTCGGGTAGTGTTTCTTAGAGGGGTGAACTTTTTTCTTGAGTATCCTAAGCTTTATAAGACTATTATAGAGCAGAAAAAAATAGTGAGAGCGTACATATTAGGGAAGGGCCCCAGACCGGACCTAAAAATATTTCAATGAAATACTGGTTGACCTGGGGGCATACTGGTGTAGATTGGACTGGAGGTACCCGCATGCAAGAGTTCAGGAAGGTAGCAAGAGCTTCCTGCGAAGAAGCCTTGGGTAAAGCCAAGGAACTTCTCAATGAGCTATCTGACATCAATCAAGTCCTGCACATCATCGACAAGTCCACCTTCGGACTCCTGGAGTTCGGTGAGATGCAGGTGAAGGTCGAGCATGGTGTCCACAGGGGAAGTACCTTCCCCGTGGAGAAGATCCAGATCGATAACGAATCCGGTATAACACTTTGGGCGGACATCAACGACCGTCCGCAGAAGGTCAAGGGACATCTACTCTAGGAGGGTACTGATGGCGGAGAAGGCAAAAATGCCAGCCGAGGCTAAGAAGATCGAGATCCCGTTCGACTCCATCGAACTGGACAAGTACGGCCTGCGTAACAGCAGGTCTGCAATTCCCAACACGGACAAGCTCCGGGCCTCCATCGAGGCGTTCGGTCTGCTCGTCCCAATGGTCGTGTGGAAGCCCCCAGGAAAGGATTCCTACGTCCTGTGCTGCGGGTACCTGCGACACAAGGCGATCACAGAAATCCGGTCCAAGGATGCAAAGCAGTACGAGACCATCGGAGTCTCCCTGCTGGACGGTGTTCCCCTCAACGACGCACTCTGCGTCAACCTCGAAGAGAACATCAAGAGGGAGACCCTCAACCACGCAGACCTCGCAGCCCGCATGTTCCTCCTGAACCACGGGCGCAAGATGAGCGAGACTGCCATCGCCGACAAGCTCAACGTGTCCCAGGGGTACGTAGCACGCCTCATCGGCGTGCACATGAACTGCATCGACGAAGTGCTCCAGGCTCTCCGTGAAGGCCTCATCTCCGTGCAGCGTGCAAAAGAGCTGGCCACCCTGGATCCGGAAGAGCAGCTCACCCACCTGGAGAAGCTGCTAGACCCGGAGAAGGCCGAGGAGTTCCGGAAGAGGCTGGCCAAGAAGGTCGGGCACTCTCGTCCAGGTATCAAGGTTATCCAGGCGCAGATCAAGCAGCTGGAGAAGTACGAGGGGGACCAGGATGTTGGCTATCGGCGTGGTGCTCTCGCTGCGCTCCGCTTCTCCTTGGGTACAGCCGAGGAAATACTCCTCTTCCACCCGCCTGAGTCTGCATCAGGGTCTGCCTTGAAGAAGACCATGAAGAAGCCTGACAAGAAGAAGGTCGCCGAGAAGAAGTTCCCGACCAAGAAGGAAACAAAGAAGAAGTCTGCGAAGAAGAAGAAGCTGGTCACGAAGAGGAGCAAGTCCTAGATGACGCAGCTTGAATCTCTCATTTGTTCCGACTACCCGTTGACCTACGTCATCACGTCGGAAGAAGAGAGGCTCCTGTTGGAGCTGGACAGGATCCTGAAAGATAACGATATGCACGCTGAGGTGCACGCATGGGACATCGTCAACGGTGTTCGCCCGGTGTACATCCGGGAAGGCGTACCTCAGTTCGGTGACTCCATCGTCATGGGTCCTGATCCCTCCGCAGGGGTTGAGTGGCTGGGAGAGAGGAACAAGGACACGATCCTTCTGTTCCTCGACATCCATCGTACATTCGATGACGCCCAGTCCGTTCGTGCTCTTCGGAATGTTCTACAACTACGCCACCACAACGACGTGGCACGCACAGCGATGATCGTGTCCCCTATCTCCGAGGTTCCTCCAGAACTCCGTAGGCAGGTGGCCGTCATCGACTTCGACCTACCGACCCGCTTGGATATCGCAGAGTACCTCGCAGTGAAGCAGAAGAAGGCCGAGCTGGGAGACGCACTGGGAAGCAAGCCTGAGGACCTCACTGACATCATCGACGCTTGTAGAGGGCTGACCCTCTACGAGATAGAGAATGTACTCGCACGAGCCTACATCGAGGAGGGCAAGGTAAGCCCCGAAATCGTAGTTCGTGAGAAGAAGTCCATCATCAGGTCCAGCCGTTCCCTTCAGTACTATGACACCAAGGAGTCACTGGAGAACGTCGGTGGTCTAGAGAACATTCACAAATGGTTAGCGCAGCGCAGATTGGCTTTCTCTCCGAAGGCCAGAGAGTTCGGGTTACCATACCCAAGAGGGATCCTCCTTGTAGGAGTCCCTGGTGGCGGGAAAAGCCTGGTGTGCAAAGCAGTGTGCGCCAGCTGGAAGATTCCTCTACTACAGTGGAACGTGGGTGCGTCCTTCGGAAAGTACCTGGGAGAGACTGAAGGTGAGGAGAGGAACGTAGAGAAGACCTCCGAAGCTGTAGCTCCTTGCGGGTTGTGGGCCGACGAGATCGACAAGGGTCTTGGAGCTTCCGCCGCAGGTGGTGGAGCTACTGACGGTGGAACAGGGGCCCGCATGGTCGGGAGCTTCCTCACATGGATGGAAGAGAAGACGGAACCTGTCTTCGTCCTCGCCACCTGCAATGCCATTGAAGGTCTAGGGCCGCTTCTACGCCGAGGCAGGTTCGACGAGATCTTCTTTGTAGATGTACCTAACGAGAATGCTCTTGGACAGATACTTGAGATCCACATCCGACTGAAGGGTAGGGACCCGGAGAAGTTCGATATCCCTCGCCTTGTGGAGAGGTCCTTAGGCCTTGTGGGAGCTGAAGTGAAGAGCGCTATCGAAGATGCACTCTTCCTAGACTTCGAGAAAGGTCAGGAATTGTCACAAGAGTCCTTGGAGACATGTCTACTTCGAGTCATTCCGCACTGCATCACACGGAAGGACGAGATAGCGAGGTTGCGAAAATGGGCAGAAGACAAAGCCCAACCGGCGCAATCAGAGCCTCTGGATTTACAGAGAGCTTTGGACTTGCGAGAGCAGTTGGCCCAACAATCCCAGCAGGGATCACGCAGATCTTTGGCCCGCCGGGGTCGGGTAAAACGTCGCTTGCCCTCTGGCTCGAAGGCCTCGCCCAAAAAGTAAGACCCACCTACTGGTTGAAGTTTGAGCCTCTACCTGAAAGGGATCACTTCATCCGCATGGGAGTGGACCTGGAGAAGCTACACATTGCTTCACCTAAGACTCTGGACGGAGGGTACAGCCATCTACGTTCCCTCGTCCCTCACTCACTCGTCGTATGGGACTGTCTAGACTCCACCAAGGTCGGAGACGGCCAAGAGCTTAGTAGCGGCACACACGGCGTCTACGAGCCTCTGGTGGAGTACTTTGAGGACATAGCGAACCTGGTACACGAGTTCGGCATATCCCTGATTGTCATCTCCCAGGTTCGCCAGTCCTTCAAAAACCCCCGGGAAGTCATATCTTCAATGGAGTACCTCCTACCCTTCTTCGTCATGTCGTTGAGTGTAGAGGTCAAGAAAACCGAGTCCAGGTTCGGTGAAAAGACCTGGAAGCGCATGCATGTGCATGCCCGTAGAAATCTGACCTGGCCACCAGGCGGAAGTGCCGACTTACACTATCACGAGACCTTGGGGTTCTGCCCTGAGATCGAACTCGTAATAGAAGCTGAGAAGAAGTACGGACCTAAGTGGAGAAACGAGCTAGGTATCACCATGCCACGTGGCCGGGAACAAGCTGTAACACGAATCCGGGAGAACCCGGAACTATTCGAACAATTATGGAGGGCAGTGCTATGAAGAGGGCCGAGATCGAGATCCTTCCTGACGGGACGATGAAAGCAGAGGCCATCGACTTCGAGGGAAAGGGTTGTGAGGTGTTCCTACAGGAACTTACGAAGGGCCTGAAGCCAAAGAGTAAGCAGAGGAAGAAGGAGGCATTGGTCCTGGACAAGGCTCCAAGACAACGGCTCCGTACATGATCTATGCCGGGATCATTGAGAACAGTGAGGTGAATGGACCAGGACGGAGAAATGTACTCTTCGTTCGTGGGTGCCCTCACGAGTGTCCTGGCTGCTACAACGCAAGTCTATGGGATCTCAGAGTCCCGGGTGCGTTGGAGGCTACACCAGAGGACCTAGCGGACAAGCTGATGATGGGTTCACCCGATGGTGTATCCATATCGGGAGGAGAGCCCCTGCTGCAGCTAGCAGAGCTACTCCGACTCTTGCAATCCCTGAATAGGGAGGGAGTTTCCGTAACCATCTTCACAGGTTACACCAAAGAGGAGATCATGGGTTCACCAATGATGTCCGCTGTGCTGAACCTTGTAGACATCCTTGTTTGCGGACGTTACGATTCTAGTCAGCCCTCAGGCGCTGGCTTGAGAGGTTCCGAGAACCAGGAGATTCTGGTGCTGAACGGTGAGTGGGATAAGGAAGAGTTGGAGACATGTCCACACTTCCTTGAGATCCATTCCGACCCACCGATCATCACAGGATTCCCTGCGGCAGCAATCTTGAAGTAGGAGGAAAGAAATGTCAGCGTATCTAACTTGTGTGGCCGTGTACGAGAAGCCCGAGCTTATCGAAGAGGCCCTGAAAATGTTGGGTCTTCGTCCCCAGACTGGGACGGGTCTCACCCTCACCGGGGGCGACCGGGCCGTGCAGAACGCATCTATCAAGGTGGACAAGTCTCAGTATGGCGGTACTGCAGACCTCGGGTTCGTGAAGAAGAATGCCGAGTACGAGATGTTCATGTACAACGGGGACAGCGGGAAGATCGCAGCGAAGTCCAGCAGCATCAAGCGGGGCACTGCCTTCAACACCGCCTTCCGTCAGGCGTACACGATGACGCAGCTCACGGCCAATGCCAGACTGAAGGGTATTCGTATCCAGAAGCAGGCTAACCAAGTGTTTGGCCAGCCCGTCAAGATGACAGCGTTCGCCTAGGACGTTACCGGCTGCTGCTGCACTGAAGACTGGTCCATGAACTCCTTCTGAGTGAAGAGTCCCTTCAGCAGGGAAACACCATTCACATTCACGGGGACGAGGTTTCCACAGATGATGGAAATCGTCTCCTGAATGATGAGGCCCTGTGAGTCCACAGCCATGGTGTGGGTAGGAATGTGGCACTGCTCAAGGTAGTACCCTGCCACATTGTTGTCCTCGTTGTCCCTCATGAGGAAGAACAGACCCGTAGGCATCTTGAAGAGATCGGACGCCAGGTTGATCCAGACGTTCTCGTACCCGGGTGGGATCCGAACTTCCGGCATACCGGAAGAGAGCTTCGTGCTCTGGATTCCACTTCGAGATTCAATCTGGGTACCGCTCTGGTCGTTCGTCACGAAGGGCTTCAGGTAGTCGGGTAGGTCCGTCATGGTCCCAAAGACCTGATGGACAGGCTCGACGCCTGAGGTACCTACGGAGTCGTTGTACCAGCTGTACATGAGGCGCAGGAGGGAGGGGCCGTGATAGACGATTCGTCCGAGGGAGACCTGACGGACAGTCCTCCCACGGAAGAAGTAAGGCCTCTCGCCTCCGATCTCATGGATCTGCTGGACGGCGGAGTTCTGAGAGATAGCGAAGTTCTGCGCCAGACCGATAGGGTACAGGACCTCGGTATTTTCATTACCTCCACCGGCCATCAGGTCGATGATGGATGAAAGGTAGGGAGGGCCTGCGCAGATTAGAGTGTTTCTACCTGAGAGGTAGTTGTACTCCCGCAGTCCCCCCTGGACGTGTTTGTTGAAGGGATCCCAACTTTGGACGGGCATTCTATTTACCTCCTAAGTAGACACACTAACCTATTCTACAGCACTACGATGGGATCATCCAAGAGCTGGTACTCAACAAAGATGGTCATCTTCCCGGCTGTAAGGTCTGCAACTGCAATGTCAATGGCGATAGGAGAGCCAGAGACGCCGTTGAGAACCATGTTTGCAGCCGTACCGTCGACTGCCGTGTCGTACGTGGTATCTTCCTCGAAGTTCTCCGCACCGGCACCACCTACAAGGGAAGGTGTCCACAGTGCACCACCCAGAAGGCCAATATCAATCGTAGCCCCACCGGGAACTGGATTCTCTACAATGGTCTCATCAACGTGGAAGTAGGCTCTGGTGACCATCGCCCTCGGGGGAACCATCGCAGGAAGGATGATGAGACCAACGGTTCCACCGTGGAGGTCGAAGTCATAAGTCGCACGGGCAACGCTCTTGCCTACGTTCCCGTCAATGGACCCACCAGCCTCGGAGATCGGGATCCAGCCCATGAGGATCTCGAAGATTAGGACGTGGCCTGTGTTCCCATTGATGATGATTGCGCCCGGAGGGAGGAGGTCGAAGTCCCATGCTGCTTCGTCAGAATCCCAGGTAGCCAGGTATGCCCAGTAGTTCTCAAAGGCATCGCCAGCACCGGGACCTTGTTCCGTCCGTAGGGCCTCATCCCATACCAGCCACTGCTCACCATCCGCAGGGGCAACGATGGTGTCTGCGTCGACTGTCGCACCGGCTACGGTGACCAGCTCCAGGTTCTGGGTCTCCATGTCGGCCTGAACGGCGAGGAAGGCAGTCTCTACGTCTGCACGCAGGAATTTACCTACCCGGTCGGCCTGCTCAAGGTGAGGGTACTTCGCTTTCAAGTGCCCAAAGTAGTCGCTGTAATCAGACATTAGTTCCTCCTTACACCACCAGTGTCACCCGGATTCTATTTGCCGGGTAGTAGGGTGTGATGTCCACTTCGATAAGAATCGTATCCGGGTTATCCGGATCGATAACGATGTTGACTACGGTCGCACGCTGGACGATGACTCCGCTGAAGCTGCTCACCAAGGTGTTGATAATGGTAGACAGCAGCGCCATGAAGTTCGGCGTGATGTTGTAGCGACCAGCCAGACGGTTGATGTTCGTCCGGATGATCTTGGTCATGTAGTCCAGTACACGGGTAATGGACAGCTCCCTCGTCTGGAGGGATGATACGTCCGTGGTCAGCTGGTGACGTACGAACACGGGACCGTCTGCGCTCTCCTGGATGAGCCACATGACCCCGCCACCTGCGGCTAGATCCATGTTGGCTTCGGAGAACTGGTCCCAGGACCCGGAACAGGCTTCGATCCCGTACAGCACGGTCCCCGTGAAGGACTGGTGCGGCGGGAGTGCAGATGCCTTACCTGCGAGGGCTGCGCATGCGTAGTATCCGTGAAGGACTACGTCCGTGCCTGAGTCGTTGTAAGTAACCTGGTCAGGCTGCACGAAGGCCATGCGGCGTGTTCCGTAGCGGCTGGCCATGTCAGAGATGGCCTCTGCTGCGTATTGCCGTCCAGTGGTCGTAGTGTAGGACACTGATGCCTGGCGGACGAAGAGAGTAACCGTCTCGCCGTCGACATCCCACGTCGGGGAGTCCCCGTACCCAGGGAGGTCCTCGGAGAAGAAGGCATCATCGTTACCGTTCGTCGCAGGTCCCGACCCAGCGGAGAAGCCAGTGGTGCGGCACTTGAGGACGTTACCAGCAGCGATCTCCGATACGGAGTAGCGGAACCCGTCTCCGCTCCTCTCGATGTACAGGCCATCCGAGATGGCGCAAATACCGAAGGTCGGCACAGGGTTACCCAGAGCATCGGTCTTCCCGATAAGGGCGGCTGCGATGTTGAACCCTGTCGCCGGGTCGATAGCCAGGTCGAAAGTAAAGGTCGGGAGATTTACGACTGCGTCTACGCCCGTGTCCGTACCGACAGACGTAGGCTTCCTCTCCGTAGGCTGTGTCTGGCAGACGAAGCCGAGCCTCTCACTCCGGCCTGTCTCAGGATCTTCCATCGTCTCGATGTGGGTCTTGAGCGCATCATGCACCGACCGATCAGCGGTCAGAGGTGCGATGGAGTACACATCGTTCGCCTCAAGGAGACCGAAGGCGTTGTTGTACGCAGAGGTAGTTCCCTGCGGCTGTGCAGTAGAGACCGCATCGACCGACAGCACCTTCACCTGCGTGTTGGGCGCATTGTTCATCGCAAGGTACGCACCCACAGTCAGGGGATTCCTGCTACTGATGGTACCTAGAGTAGTCGTGATGTCGTCGGTCCCACCCAGGATAGTTACGCCACTACCCAGGGCAGACAGGTCACTACGGAGTGCGTCATATCCGCAGACCATAGAGAAGCTTGGGTCGGATACCCACATCCCACCGTTGTCTCGACCAATACCAGACTTGATCGTGAACCTCTCCAGAGTAGACGAAAGTGTCAGCTCCGGAAGCGGACGACTGGCGATGAGGCCTGTAGACGTAGAGGTGAGGTTCTCGGCCTGGTAGTACCAGTATGCGATGGGCGTACCCATGGTACCGGCCTGTGCGTCCAGCTTCGTGATGGCGTTGGTGAGAGTACCCGTTCCCAGAACTCCTGCGGGGAATGCGTAGTTCTCGAAGGCCGTCACAACTCCCTGCTCCACGCCGCCATTGTAGAGTGTGTCCCCAACGGCTGTGGTGATGGGATCTCCGAAGTAGCAACCCTCATAGTCGAGATCAGAGGAGCTGTAGGACCCGACCATGAGCAGCTGGAGACCGTCGATCTCACGAAGCTCTATGGAGCAGTCCGAGCCTGCTGTCGTCGTAGCCAGGAGGGCATCATTCAGATCGAACCTGATGCAAGGAATCGCCGCACCAGCAGCAGGTAGCGCTACGATCGTGTAGCTGCAACTTGTGCAGTCCGTAATGTTTGCCGTGATGTCGATGTTAGTCGCACCACCAACGGCTCCGATTGCGGAGAGGGCGTTCCAATTCGTCCCGCCGACTGTGTCGTAGACCCAGCACCGGAACTCACCGCCAGCGGTGACATCCATCGCCACGAAGTCCTTGGTCAGGTCGGTGAGTGTCGTGTTCGCACCAGCAGAAACGGCTGCGGTTCCGCTGCAGTACTCAACGCCGACCGTGGCACTCACAGGAGCCCAGGTGCTGGCGATGTTCACGCCTACCTGCGCATTGATGGATGCCGTAATATCCGCTGGCAAAGTGGCAGTGGGATCAATCGTTACGATCGTCTCTGCACCACCATTGAGCCGGACACCGAACTGCTTATCTTGCAGATTCAGGACCTGCTGTGCGGTCATCATGGCCTGTCCCAGCACCCTTGGGTAGGCGGTATTGGTACCACCCAGGGTGTAGGTGTTGGTCATCGCCCCGCCGTAGTTATACGGGTCAGCTCCGAAGCTCAGGTTGTAAATCTGGCTATCGTGAACATCCGAGATGGTGTTCGTACCCGTGGCCCCGGAGTTCAGGTAACTCGCACCTGTACTGGAGGAAGCTCCTGGGTCCAGGTAGTTTGCCCAAGTCGTCTGGGCCTGGATGTTCGTGTCGAAGTCGTCGAGAGTATCCAGTCCTGTAGCAGCTGCAGCGTCCAGGATACGGTAGTGGCACTTCATGGCTACTTCGGCACCCACCAGGACTGCGTCGTCCAGGTGCGGCCATGAGGTCCAGGTATCGGTGATCAAGGTAACGATAGCTACCTTCACCGGACCAACGAGGTCGTCAACCAGCTCGTCCAGTGTGTCCAGGACACCAGCACCGAGGTTTGCGTTGATGGTGATCACTGTACCGGCGTTTGTACCGTCCATGATGACCATGAACTCACCACCGCCGATAGTCGGCCACACAGTCGACCCTCCAGGAGGACAGGTGATCGTATCATTGGTACCTGGTCCGCCTGGATCGTGCTGGATGGTAATGTCGTCCGCACCAAGATGCGCCTCGAACTCGATGTAGGCGCTGTTACCCAGGGCACCCGGGAGGTACCCAATGTCGGACAGGTAGCTCGCACGCCAGTTCTGGAATCCGAAGGCCTCGAAGTGGTAGTAGTCATCTGCAGGTCCACCAGACAGCGGAATGTCAGCGAATGCGTGACGCCCGGTGTTGATGAACTTGTTCGTGGATGTTCCACCATCGGGGTTCCACGGGTAGAGGTAGTTGTTCTCCGGAACAGGATCCACACTGGGCTCCCCGCCCGTGTTGGCCACGGAGCAGAGCACACCATTGGGTCCGCTGACCGTACCAGTAAAGTCGTAGGCATTGAACATGGGAGCGATAAGCTCCGCCTTACCTACCTGGAGAGTCTCTGCAGACCAACCACCGCCAACGCCAATGTCGAACACTACCTCAACACGACCCGCACGGGTGGCGTTGACGCAGGAGTCCTCGCTCAGGGCCACGAGAGACCCGTACTTGAGCAAGTACATGTCGATGTCATCTGCGTCGAACGTGAGGTAGCTCATCACGCCGTTCGGGTCGGGCAGATCCGTCCAGGCAGCAGACACGGTCCAGTTGTCGTAGGACCCTGCTCCGGAGTAGGTGATACCTTCATAGATATCAATACCCAGATCCGCATGCGCCGAAGCGCCTGCAGGTAAGGTTACGACGATGGATACGCTGTCGCCCATCCCCACCGTACGAACCTCGATGTAGTTCGTTGCAGTCTTACTCCACAGGAGCTGGTCTGCAAACGACTCGTTCAAGCTCGTGATGATGGTATCGATGGGAAGGCTCCCGGGAGCGGTCCCGGGAAGCACAGCTTCCGTATCGTTTACACCGTTGGTCACCACATGGACATACAGTCCTGCTACGGGGAATGTTGTACCCGCTTCGTCTCCTTGGATCGACGCAGGGAGATTCATCACAGCGCTGGAGTTCAGCGCTCCGGAAGACCCAGTGGCCTCCAAAATCTCCTTGTGAGGACCAACAACACAAGCGTAAAAAGTAGGCCTGAAGATCGTAGGAGTGACATTCCGGATCTCCTGGATTACTTCGACTCCTGGCCTCGGGATTGAACCTGTCGACATGGTTATTCTCCTGTCCCCAGCAACTCATCCATTTGCATTGTAATACGTCGGACCTGCCCGTGGAAAGTTTCAGACGTTTCTGCCTCTTCCAATGTATCCTGCTGGAAGTAAGGAACCTGGATAGGCACTAGCCTCCACGATGACAGCGGAGAGCCCTGAACTAGACTATTAGCGGATGTAGCCGTACCTAGAGTTAGATTCTGAACGATGCCACTGATGCCGTACTTCTGGAGTACTTTCTCGAATACAGGGATTAGCCTATAAACGAAGTACGCAATAGCTCTCGCCTCGCCAGCCTCTTTTGCGATGCAGTTCAACCCCAAAGACACCGACGACATACCGACGTGGACTCTAGGGTTCTCAGTGACGAATCCTCCGTGGTCCATAATACCTGTGGAGGTCCAGTTACAGGGGCCCATGGATATCACAATCTGTGGTTGTGATGTGGGCGATTCCATCTGGTACGGACTCTCGTTCGTGATGTGTATCTCTGTCTCTGTAGGGTTATTCACCCATCGGTAGTTCCCTACAGGTCTGGCTGCGAACAGGGCTTTGATCCAAGCATCCCAGACTCGTGTGCTCTGGAAAATGGAGTCGTGCAGCTCTCCAGCAAAGGGGTCATAAGGTTTTATGAGGCTAGAAGTCACTTACCCACCCTATTCATCCGGTCAGCTTTACGCTTCAGATACACACCTAGGCCACCAGTACCAGCTCCTGCAGCTCCAACTCCTAGGGCAGCTAGGGCCCTGTACTTCGGAGGAAGTTTACTGGCCCTGTTCAGGGCATTTCCCCCTAAGATCTGAGCTAGTGCAGTTCCTGTGGCTCCGCCTGTGGCGGAGAGGATTGCAATCTCACCTGGAGAGAGCTTCCGCTTCTCCGCAGCGAGCTTCGGGTTCAATGTTTTCAGGGGAGGAGCCTGCACCTTCACCTGATTCTGCTGCTGAGGTTTCTGTGCAGGAGGAGCACCTGGGGAAGGGATGTTCGAGCTAGGATTCAAAGCAGGCCCAGCCTGAGGGTTGGGTTTATCCATGCGCACGGCCGGAGCGCCATAATTGGCCTCTTTGGTGAGCAGTGCGTGGAATAGCGTGTACTCGTTCATACCTTGAAAATCCTCTGGGACATGTCCTCGTCAGGGACCTGTTCCTCAGTCAAGTCTTGTGAATGAGTGTACTGCCTCTCCTCATAGGGTCGCAAATCTGCCATCTCGTCTGAGTCCAGCTCGATCGGGATCTTGTAGACGACGTCGGTATTTGACGGCCTGTGGAGAGGGAATTCCTGCCTCACGAGCGCACGTGCCTTCTCTATACGACGGATGCCTTCTCCGATGAGCCAGCGGGTGTTATCGGCCTCCACCACGAGCCACCTATGAGCTACCTCTGGGAAGTTTGCCAGCTTCCCCTGCCCATTGACGTTCTCGATCTCGCCTAGATCCGCAGCCGTCGTGGACTGTGGAGGGGTCGTGATCTGCATCTTTACTTCTAGGGGCCGGTGATACCCACCCACGAAGGTAGTGTCGAAGCAGGTAAGGCATGTGGACCTACGCTTGATTCCTGTGGAACTGTCACTGCATACGGGGCACTTTTGCCCGAATGTCCTCACAGGGAAGACCCACACGGTCCGTCCGTTCACTTCACGTAATCGGATCCGCTCGTTCCTCGCCATCTCCAAGGCCTGCAGATCAGGTTCGGCCCGTACGCATACACCCCTCCCGTTCTCGGGGAAGTACACAGGGTCGTCACCGCTTCCACGAAGCTGTACACGGATCCTGTAGTACCACTTGCGGAAGAAGGACTTCTGCCCTCGAAGCGTATTGTCCTTGAAGAGGTACCTGTCCGTGAAGGGCCCTACAAGGGTGTGGAACCCACTGAACTCTGCGTCACTCTTCTCTAGCCAGAAGTCGTACTTGAGGGGATCCTCAGTGGTGGGTTCGATATCCCATAGAACGTATAGGTGGTCCAGATCGAAGCTCCGTACCCTTATGTTCTGAACCTTCAACATTCACTGCTATGCCCCGTAAGGACCTTGATCCCGACCCCCGAAGACCTTCTTAGCTCCATAGCCCACACCCAAAGTCCCAAGACCTGCGCCCATGGCGAGTTCAGGAGAAGCTTTACCTGCGGCCATGAGTTTGTTTCCTAGGTGTCCACCTTGCTCACCAGCCTGTCTGAATGCGCCTCGGGCCTTGTCTAGCTCTCGCCCGAAGTTCCTCTTCAGGACTTCACGCCCCTTAGGCAGATTCTTTAGACCTCCCTCAGCAGCGCTACGGATCATAGGATTTTTGCTCTTCCTGAGCATTTCAATACTTTCTTGTGCACCCTTGCTCCCGGCCTGAGCTGCATCATGAACCTTAGCTGTGGCTCGTGCGCCCCCCACACTTGCAGGGGCCTTGATGAATTTCCGGTAGAGACCGCCTAGACCCTTCTTACCGAACTGATATGCGCCCTTCAGAGCAGCGACAATGGCTTCCTTGTGCATCTCGACCTCGGGATCTAACTTCCCAGAGGTCTTGATCATCTGGTGTGCCTCGATAAGCTCCGAGCGGGTCATTCCACCCACTACAGAAGCCACCTTCGTATTCTCTCGCACAGTAGATGCTGTCTCCTGATAGGAATCGGTCAAGAGTTTAGTTAGCTGGTCCATTATCAACCTCCACGCAGGGCTTTCATATCCACCTTAGGTAGTGGAGGAGCCTTGGCTGCTACGTCCTTCTTTAGCTCTGGGTAGGAAGTCTTACCTGGTCTAGGCAAAGATGGAGCCTTCACCTCAGGGGGCTTCCAAGGACCTTTCGGCTTTGCCGAATTGATACGCTGCTTCGAACTCTGCCCTACGACAGGTGCCATCTTCGACTTCGCCGGAGTCGCCTTGGTGGGCTTAGGGGAATTTACAGGCTTGTAGGAAGTAGGGGCCTTCGGCGGAGACACAGTCATCTTGGTCTTCAACTTCACTGCAGCAGCAGCCAGCTTGTCAGCGGCTGTCTTCATCTGCGGAGGTTGGGCTCCAGGATTTGGATTAGCCTGTGCCTGTGGAGGAGCAGGCTGAGGCCCAACAGCCTGTCCGGGGACGCCGGGTCCCTGGGGAGCAGCTTCTGGCCCGGGGGTAGAGGGCGGTGCTTGCTGCATGAACAACTGTACTACGGGAGAAGACTCAAAACCTTCGATAGCTCCGTGTAGAAGCTGCTCTGGATCCTGCTGAGTTTGTGCCGTAGGGTTGTTCCCCTGGGGCGACGGAGCGGCTGTGGTTGCAGGTGCAGCTTGGGGTGCTGCTGCAGCCGGGGCCTGAGCGTGCTTTACCTGCATGAAGCGGAAGGCCGCACCCACCTTATGTAGTGCCTCATCCTTTCGGAGTATTTCGGCGAAATATTCTTCCATAGTGTCCCCCCTACTTGATGTCCATATAGAGCAAGGTATCTGTGAGGATTACCGTAGCTGTAGGGGCAACCTCTCCTTCGTCTGTGGTGTAACGGATGCGAAGAAGGATAGGACAAGCTCCTGCATAGAAAAGTTGTCCGTCTGCTGCGAGGGTTGCTGCGGCTCCTGCGTAGTCTACCCCAACATCATAGAACGTAGTCCCATTTACGCTACCTTCTAGGACCAAAGTCCCATCTAGGTCGTCTGCTTGTACGCAGCATCTCCTGTACTGTTCGCTCTGCGGGATAGTCCAGCTATGCTCTGCTCCGTCTCCGTTGAGGGTTATCCTCTTACGGACCGGCCTGTTCAAGCTCTCTGCCATTATGAACCCCCACGCCTAGTGGTTAGGTAGTGATCGAAGTCCATGAGCTGGCTGAAGTCGCTGTACACACCTACGTTGCTTCCACCAGGACCCATAGCCCTTGCGATGTTTTCCTTTACGATGAAGTTTTGCTTCTTCTGCTCGTACTCGGACTGGAACTTCTGAGTGAGGTTCAAGTACATAGAAGCATGATCCGACTGATTCACCTGTACTCCTTGCCCGTCAGAGTAGGTGAGGTGGTTACGGGCCTGCAGGATTGCCTCTGATGTGAGCAGGTGCCACATCGTTCCAATCATGAGTAGGTAGGTGAAGGGGAAGTTCTCCAAGGTGAATGTAAGTCCAGGGGGTGCGGAGAGGTTGATATCCTCTAGCGTAGCCATGACACACATGGCAATGGTCCGGTCCCCGTGCTCAACCCCTTCAATAAGGCGGTTCAGAGAAGGAAAGTCCCGCATGTACGCACGTACGAGCTGGACGATTTCTTCTAATTTAGAGACGGCCACAGTGCCCCCTGACTAAATAAGTTCCATGTCGATGGCGAGATCGACCAGCTTACGCTTGGTCTTACCCTTGGTATCCTCTTTGTCTACTCCCATATCGATGAGCCATGTGATGAGATCATCCTTGCGCTTCTTGTTCAGATCGGAGGCTGTGAGCCTGGGCTCCTCTTCCTCCAACTCCTCAACTTCTTCTTCTTCTACTTCCTCGACTACCTCTTCTACTTCCTCTACAGGCTCCACTTCCCACGCCTCATCAACGTCGGGGGTAGAGGGGTCATCAGCCTTGAACGTACCGTCCTCTTCGTGGGCACGTACAGGGACAACCACGGTAGCTTCAGGCTGTACTTCGTCCACAGTGGGATTCAACTCAGGTGGCAGCTCCTTTGCGGGCTGGCCTACGGGGGACTTCTTTCCTTCTGTCTCTGTCTGCACAACCTTACCGTCTACAACCGTATGCACGTGCAGGACACCGCTCTTTGAAGCTGTGTCGATAACAGCCCGCCACTTCTTGTAGAAGGGTTCACCTACAGACATAGAAGTACCTGGCCCAAAAGACAGTGGCCCTACACGGATCGACCCGAGGTGAATCAACGACCGAAGCGACGGGAACTTCAGCATGTTGTGCTTCATCTCACGGGTGATGACCGTGGGAGTAGTCAGGATATACTTGGTTCCCATGGTTACCCTCTCAGCGTAGTTTCAAACAGTCGAACACTTGGACCCCGGGCAGACCGAAAGGAGCTACCCGGGGCAGGTCAATCAACCCTAGTAAAGGGTGATCTGCGGGTACGTATACCCATCATAGGCCTGGTTGTTCACCGCACCGAGGTCTTCCTCAGCACCAGGTGCAACCTCATCAGCGTATCCAGCAAGATCGTAGCCAGTGGTGTCACCGGAGATCAGCTCCAGGCGGCAGACGGCTGCGATGTTGGCGAGACCCATGCCGATGTTCTCCCAACCCCAGAAGGAGATCTTCCGTGCTTCCTTCTTCACCCAGAACTTCACGTTGTCCAGGATGTAGGAACGCCCGAAGAACTCGGGGGAGGTGAAGCCGTAGATCAGGGAGTCGTTGAGAACGTCGCCCTTCAGGGAGGTGACGATCTTGTATCCAAGTACGGTGTTGTACTTGTAACCCTGAACCATGACCTCTCCGGTCAGCTTCTCGCCGAGGTCGGCGGAGGTGAGCTGTCCGAAGTCCTGGAAGGTGTGCTCAGTCATGAGGACACGGTCCAGGCGCAGAGCCTTACCTGCACGGGTGAACAGCTTCGAGAGACGGCCAATGTCCTGCCTCTGGAGAGGATGGACTTCGTCGTCATCTGCGACTGCTGCACGGGCCAGCTCGCCCTTCGCAATGGAATCCTCGACCACGAGACCGGCCTGGATGTCCGAAGCACGAAGAGGGATCGCACCGTTGGTGAGGGTGTGCTTCTGCACGACGGCGGAGTTCACGTGGAGCAGGAAGTAGCGATCCTCGACCGCCTGGATGTCCTTTACCACGTTGTTCTTGATCACGTCAGTGATCGGGTAGGTGTAAGTCCGAAGCTCCTCAGTGAAGCCTTCCCACTTCAGCGAGCTGATGGTGTGGAAGGTGACCGCCATGCGGGGTCCCTTGATGAGCTTGGGGTCGGGCTCGCCACGGAACGAGATCGACATTGCGTACGAGCCGGGCTCGATGTCGACGATCTTGTAGACCGTGTCGTGCTCAAGAGACCGCTGGCACTCGGCCACGGTGACGCCCTTCGGGGGAAGAATCTTCCGTGCGAAGGACAGTTCCTTGAGCTTATCCCGGATATAAGCAGCACCGGCCGCAGCCAGCTTCTCACGGTCATCAGGGCTGTCTGCCTTGTTGACGAAAAGCTCGTTGAGGACGTTAGCGGGCATGTTCTGGAAACTCATCGTTGGACCTCCTTACTCGCCCGCCGGGGTGGTGATGGATTTCTTGAGCGGCGTCGAGTAAATCTCGGCCTGAAGTACTGCACCAGTCGCCGCAACGGAACTGGTCGCAACACCCACAACCCAAAGCTCGTACTCTGTCGCCAGGTCAAGTCCGCCTGCCCCGATCAGCTCTGTGCCGACGAACGGGAAGAGGACACCCTTGCATCCGGTATAACCGATGCCTGCAGTGCCGCCCCACGTGGCGTCAACGCCGTTGAAGAAGGCAACGCACAGCTCATCGCCTGCGTTCACAGCTGAGTCTGCTGCCCAGACCCAGAACTGACCTTCAAGAATTCCCTCTGTCAGAAGCGGAATCTTGTTCACGCTCTGAATGTCGAGGGAGCCCCGCTCGGAGAAGACGCACTTCGGCATCTCCAGAGCCTCCGCCTGACCGGCGAAGACTACATCCAGCAGAGAGACCGTGGGCCGCTTACACCCGGCCTGAGTCCGGAGCACGAATTCTCCGATGTCGACATACGCCGCATCGAGGGGATCCGTGGAGACCGTGTCCTCAGGGTAGAAGTCCTTGATCCTTGCTTTGAGGATCGAGGTCATGAGGCGCAGCGACCGACCTTTGTCCTTGTACTGTCCGTAAATTGCCATTAGTGTTCCTCCTACTTCAGCAATTCTGCAGTCAGGGGATCGGTACTAGCGCTGGCTCCCTCATCGGGAGTTACGCTGGAGAAGTCCCCAAGATTCATGTTCAGCGCTTCAGACATCAGGTTCAGATCCTTGCCCGAATCCATGAGTGCAGCAACCTTATCCTTATGTGGTACATCAGGATCTACAAGGCCCTGCGACTCCATCCGAGCTACCAGCTCTTCTGCCTGCGCAACCTTCTCATTATGGGCGACCTTCTCACGAAGAAACTGAATCTCTTTGGATGCGCTCCGCAGAGCTACAGCTACTTTTTCAAACAGTGCGGTGTCCTGGGCGCTCATCGCTCTCCTCCCTTACCAAGAATGTCACTTAGTGTGCGGGGAGAGGACGGAGCAGGAGCGGAAGTTGCTACCTTTTCCTTACTGGCAGCTACCCACGACTCGATGACCGACTTCACCTTAGCCTGCTTTTCCTTGTCCTCATCGGACTGGACGCCAGGCACCAGCTGGGCGATCTTCTGCATCGTGGACTCCCTAAGCTCGTCATCCGACTTGTCATCCACGTCCTCGTCCTCAGGGACTTCGTCGGTCGGGATGGCAGCGAGCTTCTGACGAAGCAGCTGCTGGATATCGAGTTCAGGAGTTCCCTCCTCTTCACCTAGATCTGCCTCCCCACCACTAGCCAATGTTTCCATGGCCTCAGCGAGCTTCTCGATCTCTTCGAGGTCGAGGGAGGTATCTCCATCTGAAGATGAGGTGTCTTCCGGCTCCACCAGTCCACCCAGCTCCTGCTGGAGCATGTCATGTAGGGAACCACTCATCTTGGCCTCCTAGTGTGGTGGTTGGTGGACATAGGTTTCTTACTCACCCTCGATGGCGTCCACGACGGAATCAGGGTCGTACCCTGCGTCATCGATCATCTCCAGGGCACGGACGTTCAGAGCGTTATCGAACTCTTCGCCCTCACCGCCGCCAGCCTCGGCCTGCTCCAGGTTCTCCGCAGCGACCTTCAGCATCTCCTCTGCACGGGCGTATGCGAGCTTCTCGAAGGCCGAAGCCTCCTTCTGCATCTCGCCACCTTCGAGGATCTGAGAAGCGATCTTCTCCAGCTGCTCCATTCCGTCTTCGCCTACCAGGTCATACAGTACAGTCATCTCGTCCTCCTCAGTTACTTACGCAGTTTCGCAAGAATCTCTTGCTCGCTCTTACCGATACCCTTCTGTCCCTTAGCCGCACGTCCCTTTGCTGCACGGGCGTGGATTCCACGATTCATCGCAGAAGATCCGTAACCAAGGGCTCCACCTGCGGCTGCTCCACCGAGTCCTCCGAGGATAGCCTTCAGGGCCTTACCCTTAGCTGATCCACCGCCTGCGTGAGCGCCCAGGACACCACCGAGCGTAGCACCGGAAATCGTAGGAGTGATAGCGTTGGTCAGGTACCTGGAGATGGGATAGGTCTTCTCGCCTTCCTCGGCCACCTTCACACGGCCGATAAGGTCGTCGACATCCCAGCCCGCCTCAGCCAGCTTCTCAAGAGCACGGACGTTCAGAGCGTCGTCCAGCTGTCCCTCGTCGGCCTCTTCGCCACGCTCTTCGCCGGTCGAAGGGTCGTAGCCAGCTGCGTCGAGGATCTCAAGGGCACGATCATCGGCGAGCTTCTCGAAGGAAGAGGCAGTCTTCTCTACACCATGGGTAGAGATGTAGGCCTGTGCGAGTTTCTCCGCAGCTTCCTCATGTCCGTTATCATAGAGGGCCTGGAGAGCATCACGGGTCTCGTAGTCGACCTCGATCTGGTCTTCGTACATCGTCTCTTCTCCACTTGCGATCTTCTGTAGTTCGGTCCAAACCTCTGCGGCCATTTCCTTGGGAGAAGCTACCTTCTCCTGGTTCTCATCCTCTTCCAGGAGGCCCTGCTCACGGAGGTCCTCCACCACGGACTGCTCCAGAAGCTCCTTCTGGTCGTCCGACAGCTTTGTGATGTCCACTCCATACTGGCCTGCGAGCTTGTCGATGAAAGTGTCCTCGCTCGCCGTCTTCTGGAGTTCTTCCTTCCCTGCTCCCCAGATTGCGGTCATGATGTCTTCACTCATTTCCCTAGTCCTCCTCAGTTAGTGCCGTAGTCAGGGTGCTTCGGAGCCCAAGACTTCTTACCAGAAGAATTTGGTCCTAGATTTGGTGTTGCCGTGATTTTATGCTTGTTGGGCATGTACTTTCCCTTCGATGCCATGGTGACACCCTGTGCAGGAATCCTCACACCCATCTGTGGATACTTCGCAGCTTCTTTCATCAGAATTGATGCCACCTTCTCAGCGTCGTACCCGGCGTCATCGATCATCTCAAGAGCCCTGACGTTCAGAGCATCCTCAAAGGGCTCCGATTCCTCGGCACCCTCCAAATTCTCTACGGCCACCTTCATCAGCTCTTCCGCACGAGCGTAAGCGAGCTTCTCGAAGTTGGCATCGGCTGCGAACTTCATGCGGTGGACAGAAGTGCCTGTGTTCACGAATTGTCCCCGCTTCTCGTCCTTGTCATTCTTGGGGGGCATCTTCGTGCACATGTCTGCCAGACCCTGGATCGCACTAGGCATCGGAGTCGAAGGACTTTCCTTCGGACTGCCACTGGTTCCAGTGACAGCAATTTTCTCCAGCCTTTCCTGGGCCATCTTTTCGAGGGCATCAAGACCCTCTTCGGTGTACAGCTCCGTGAGCTTGGAACTCATGCGGACCTCCTCTACAAAGTTTAGTGGAATTCTTCGTCGTAGATCGGAACCCGTATTACAAGTTCCATTGGGGGCCTACCTTCCGGTCACTACGGCCCAGGAGTCCTTAGCATACAACCTACACCACAAATCTGGCAAGTCGGGACAAGACACTTTTTATTGCGTCCGAATTAGCTGCTGCCCCAGCCACGGTGGAGGTAGTTAGCACAGGATGGTGTGCTACGAACTTCTCTAGTGGATTCAAGGACATGTGCTTCTTCTCTTTCGTACGCAGGTGAGCGCTGTATAGGTAAACAAGAGGTAGGAGAGCTGCCCACCAAGGCACAGAACCTGCCGCTTCTTTATGTAGGTGAGAGGTTTTTATTTTCCCACCCTGTAGGACTCTAGCGATGCTATTCAAGAGATTCATCCTGTAATCCATGTACAGGGAGCTAAGTAACTTTTCCTGTCCCCCACCCAGAGGGAGAGAGGTGCCCATGGGGTGGGCATTGGACAAGATAGTGATCCTATTGACGATGCAAGGTGTGCTAGCTGCACGTCCCTGCATGAAGTCTGAAGGTAGATTGAATCCGAATCCCGTAGGGCCTGGGCTGAGTACCCTAGCCCCTAGGGGAGAACCAATCGGACGGAAGACAGTATTTCGCCGAAATAGTGACTCCGCTAGAGACGGGCTCTTCTTGGCTGTGATCAGGAACTGGAACTCCGAAGGCTTGGCTACTACACCCTGGTCAGCCAGTAAACCTAGTGCGTCCCCAACATCATACTTACACAGCCTGCGGAGAGCAGGTAGCGGGAGATCCTGTTCCTTATCGAAGATCGGGCCCAGGTGTTCCGATAGCTCCGGGATCTCTTTGACGATAGTAGAAACCTTCGCCGCAGCCACCTTAGGTGCTGCTAGAGACGCAGCTACCTTCTCCAATACGAAGGAAGTCTTGTCTGCGCCGACCATGACGAAGGAGATGTCGAAGAATCTTGGGTTCGGGTTATAGACGAAGACCTTGCGTCCGTCAGGGAGCACCTGATTCATCTGGTTGAGTGCGTGCCTACAGTAGTCCTTACGGGTCTTCGACTTGTTGCCACAGATGGAGCAGGTATCGTACTTGACCTTACAGTTGTGGACTGCGGTGCGAGCAGCTACATAACTCTCGTCACCCTCAACGGAGAAGTTGTAGACGTCCCCTACCCATTCTGGGTCTTCCGAGATATCCCTGACCTTCGAGATCAGGTACTTGGTGCCTTCGTGGGTCAAGAAGAATCTGCGTGAGTTCAAAGCCCTCCCACGGTGTACGGGCTTCCTCGTCAAGTGCGACAACTTCCAAGAAGTGTCAGTACCAACCCAGACCTGATACTCCACTGTCTCGATGTTGACTAGGTCGTTCGGCTTGTGGTGGTTTACATTGATGCTGGCCTTCATCTCGCAGCGTGCCAGCATCGTGAATAGCTGCTCGGCCAGGGACTTGTTGCAAGTAGAGTAGTAGAGGGAGCCCTTGTAGGCCCCGCCATCACCGTTGGCATACGCACCTAGGAACACGGCCTGTGCCTCTGGTGGTGCGTGCATGATGTCAAGGCCGAGACGCTTTTCATGCGCACCTCGCCCAACATGTGTATTGCAGAGGTGGGCAATACCGGCGTCGTACAGATAGGCCGAGTACGCTGCGGCTCCCTCACGTGGACGCCAACCTACTACGTTACGGATACCCATCCGCTCACGCAGTTCATCCAACTCCTCGATGATGTACATATCATCCTCGGACAAGGTGAACTCTACCCCACAGGGTAGATGGTTCTTGTCCCACAGGATGTGCCCCTCTGCTGCGTAGTAACCGAGAAAACGCATTTGGTCGTGGGTGAGTACGTCTCGCTCTTCGGAGGGGATAGGGAACCCTACGTAATCCCCCACCTCCAGCTCATCCGCTCTCTTCCAGGAAAACGAAGCAGCTATGCTAGTCCTAGTACACCCCTCGCATGTCCCACGTAGGGTGTTCAAGCTAGGGGCGCACACAGTTTTTACCCTCTGCCCACCCTTTGAGGGCTTACCCCCACACCGTAGCTCGGATGAACCCAACACCCAATACGGATGCTCCTCGGTGACCTCTACCTCCGGACACCCATCAATCTTGACGTGCAGCTTACCTGTATGCTGGTGAGACATTACATCGGTCACAGCAGCAGACGCACCAGTATGGGTGAGTACGAGATCCCCCACCCGAATCTCCTCAATGGGGCGAAGAGACCCGTCCTCCATAGTAATGTCTGTACCAGCCGTGAAACAGCCCATGGAGACAGGGACATGCTCACCCTTCTCCAGAGCTTCAACCAAGGACTCATGTCCTACGTCACGGGCCTTCTTCTTATCTACTTCGATGACAAGCTCTACCCGGTGCATCTCCGGATTATAGATGGCTAGCACCACGCTGCCGAGGCTCTTCGCCTTATCCTTATTTACATGGTGCCTATACACACCTGCGAGGGGGAAGGTCGTGTATCCGTATCTGGAATCGGGGTTGAGGAGTTCCTTCTCTTCGAAGTAGTCCCCATTGACATTGGCCCCGTAGTACTCACCTGCCCCCAGAGCTGAAACGATGACATAGATCTTGTTCGGGGACTTCTTCAGGTTGTCCAGGAACTTCTTCAGCTTAGGGTGATACTTCTTAGCTGCGGCCAGCTTCAACAGAGGCTCACCAGGAGCATAGGCCTCTGTGAAGATCTGTCCTGTTTCCGGGTCCATCCCCGGGAAATGAAGTTCCTTGTACATGCTAGACCAGCCCCATCTCCATGACGCCCCTGATGGAACTCGGGATACTCTTGATGTACTCACCCTTACCGTGAGACCTGCTCTTCGCATCCATCAGGTTCTTCTGGATCTGGCTCAAGGACGATACGTCAGCCATGGGCAGTCCGATGTCCTTGAAGTCCTTCATCCTACGTACGAAGGCACCTGCGGCAAGAGGATCCTTAGATACCTCGGGGGAGAACCTACGTAGAGTCTTGAAGTACTTCTCTGTGGCCTTCGGGGTCTTGGCGAGATCAGGGTTGCCCTTCAGCATGCCCTTGTACGAAGAACGATACTTCAGCTTGTCTTCTACCGCATCCACTCCAGATGCTGCAGCTCCAAGACCTACACCGAGGCCACCACCTACAGCAGCCGCACCCAACGCACGACGCCAGGGGCTCTTCGCAGCCTTGTCTGCCTTCTGCATCTCGGAAAGCACCTTATGGATCTTCTCCATGCCTTTGGTCATAGGCCCATTGAAGATCTGCGACCAGGTAGGACCGGCTGTCTTATCGAAAGCTGCCCTCGCATGTAGCAAATTCTGGGAGGTAATCATCTTAGAAACCACCTTGCTCTGAGGGGAGAGGTGAGTACCCACCCCGTGCTTGTGCCTGCTGCCGTCGCATAGCAGCAATCTGTGCCTGCTGCTGTGGGGTGTACTGTTGCCCGACCTGCTTACGGGATTTATTCAGCATGTAAGCCGCCGCTACACCTCCACCAACACCAACAGGGTGTTTGTGTGCGAAGCCAGCTAGGCCACCTACAGTCTGCTTGCGCATCGCAGGTACTTTCTTTCCGTCCAGGTTGATCATCCGGACGAGCTTCCTCTTCTCGGGGTCGGCTAGCATCTCGTTAGCCTTAGACCTGGAGAGGCCCTTCCAGGATTTGAGGTCGCCTGCACGTCCCTTGTAGCGTCGGTATGAACCTTTGAACGGTCCACGGATAGCCTTTCTACCTATGAGAAGATCCTTCACGATCCCACCGGACGGACGGAATACCGCATCGGTAAGGAACTTGCCCAAGGCTCTCCCAAAGGCTAGCTTCACCCTCTCGTCTGAGTAGGTAAGGCTACTTGACGCCATCCAACAGCTCCTTTGCCTTTGCCTCAGCTTCGCCCCTCACCTTGATGTAGTTCGCAGCGGACTTGGCGCACTCTTTCGCCTTCTTGACGAGAGGGTGGTTGTCGTTCGGGATTGAACTCTCGCCGAACCTGTGACGGACCTCGACACCTTGTACATGAGCGCATGCGGATTTCACGAGGTCCGTGTGCACACCAGAGTTGCGCAGGGCCTTTGCGATATCCTCGGGAGAACCTTCCTCGTCCTCCACAGCTTCTCCCACCATGCGCTGCAGTTCCGCCACCTTATTGATGGCGTCACTCTGTGCATCTTCTACACCCGTACGGAGATTCTCCGCCATCTGCTTTAGTTCAGATGCGGACATCACCTGACCATCAGACTCCACCTCTTCCGTAACCCCGAAGAGAGCTGACGCAAGCTTCTCTGTATCGAAGTTCTCGGACCCGGCGATATACCGCTGGGACTCCAGCATAGGTACGGAGGCTGTCTTCGTGGTGTCACCGGGTTCAGCCATAGGGAATGTGACGTATCCTGGGTCACGCTGGAAGATCTGCTGGAATGCAGAATTATTAGCGTACTCAGACACCCTCTTTTGCTGCTCTGGGTTGAGATCGTGCTCCGAAGCCATCTTCTCGATGGTGTCGGTCATGCTCTTCCCATCAGAGACCAGGGCCTCCGCAGCTTCTTTGGCCAGGTTCTTGTAGAACCCGTCGTCCTTATGAGGAGTCAATACACCGCTGGAAGCGGTCAGGAAGTCAGATAGTGGATTACTCATGGAATCACCTCCGTACACGACAATCGTACGTTTTCATGAGCAAAGGTGTCAAGACGGCACCCTTTGCTGGTTCTGTGCGAACTCTACACTTCCGTGTAGCAGGTCCGGTCTTGGCCACTTCACCATGCTACCTACGAGGCAGTACAGAGCGGAGTGGAAGGAATCATCGGTAGCATTCAGCTCTCGATTGTACATGAGCACTCTTCGGGTTTCGTGCCACTCACTGGTAATAGCCAGGATGTCATCGCCGAAGGGCTCTTGGAACTCGTCCCACCTAGGGAAGTTCACCTCGTTGTGCTTGATTGCAGAGAAGAGCATGCTCATAAGCTCCGACCTCTGCATCAAGAATCGGCCCAGTTTGTTCTCCCAGCGGATGAAGTCATTCACATCAGCGTACTGGTACTTCACGATCCGGTTAGCACCGAACTCCCGCTGTAGCTCGTCGTTCTGCTCGAAGCCACCACCATAGTCGCAGCCCACGACATCCAGGTTGAACCTACGAATGAGGTTCTTCACACCAGACATCCTACGCCGAGGCTCAGCCTCACGACCGGTGAACCTCTTGAAGTAGACGTAGGTGAACTTCCCGTTGATGTACGTCGCCACGGACATGACCGTGTAGCTGTTCTCGGCAGTTCCCCAGTCGATCCCACCAAAGGTTGGGTTGTGGACGCTATACGTGTCCAGCCATGCGGGGTTGAAGGGAATGTCTTTGTTGTACATGGACACGGTGGGGCTACACACGGCCTGCAGTTCCGCAGTAGTGATGGGCTTGGTCCCAATATCGTACGGTCTCGCTAGGACCTCGTTCACGAAGCGGTGCCTTGGGTACCGGGCCCTCTTGTCCAGCATGTCAGCCCAGACAACCATGGGAGTAATCATCTGCGGGATCCGGTAACCCTCGAATGGGATAGGAACCTTCGGCTTAGGATTCCTGGAGACCCACTGGGCATCCTTATGGTCGGGGTTGATCAGCTCCCCGCACTTCGCACAAGACAGACCCTTCTCCCCGATGTTGTGCTCATCAGGTATATTCCAGAATCTATAGCCAGCCTTCTTGCTCCCGCATGCATCGCAGGGAATCGCCCACTCGTTCTGGGTAGAAGACTTCGTCCAGACCTGAGCGATAGTGTTCGTGTGGGTCAGCGGTGTACCTGCGTACCTCATCACCTTATGCTTTGAGGTGAACAGGGTCTCCTCGATAACCGGGAGGAGATCCAGGAGCATGTCCTGAAGTTCGTCCACGGCCAGCATGTCAGCCATCTTTCCACGAATGGAGTCTGCGTTCAGGTAGGCAGATGCAATCCTAAGGTTCGACCCACTAGCGAACTCCTTGTAGTAGGTATTGTCGTTCGCTCCCCAGTTACTCTGGAACTGCTTGAGAATGTCGGAGTATGCGATGGGCTGCTTGATGCGGTCACGGCTGAAGGTCTGTGCCTGGTTCTGCCTTGGAGCTACATAGATAGCCTGGAAGAAGGGACGGAGGATTAGGTTCACGAGCATGATGTTGCCTAGGCTCGTTGACTTGTGTACCTGCCGTCCACAGAGGAGGAGAACACGGGAAGCAATCGTATCGTAGATCTGGTAGAGGTAGCGGCAGTCGGCAATAGAGAAGCGTTCAAGGCCCTCACGACCGGGAATCTGGAATACAGACTCCACGAACTTTGAGGGTGTTACCTCTACTCGCTTTTCTAGTTTGGCTGCTTGCATTATTTCGCCGAAATACCTAGCCCTTCCCTGGAGCAGCCTGTTGCTGCGGTGGGGGTGGGATGTTACCTGGGCGAGCAGGTCCTGAGCCAGTCATACCAGTGTTACCGGTATTCATGGTCTTGTTTGCCGCCTGCATCGGGGCCTTAGGTGGAGGGGGAACAGAAGGTTTTTCTGTGTAGGCCTTCTGCGCATCCCCGGACACCTGACTGGACATTCCGCCGTAGGTATAGGCGTACTTTGCCTTGAAGACATCATTGTAGAACCTGTGCTGATCCCTGGAACCGGCCCTACCCATTTGGACCTTCATGTGAGGGCGCTTGGAGCCACGAGTAAACTGGTCCATGTCCCGTGTGTAGCCTTTGGTCTTGAATAGCTTGCGGAAGAACCCCTTAGGCTTACCTTCACGTCGGAAGGCTAGAGTAGCGAAGTCATCAGGGTGCTTCGTCTTGTACTTCTTCCGCACGGACTGGAGGGTAGCTCCCTTTTCTCCTAGTAGAGACTGGAGGTACTTCTTCTTCCCTGTAGTGGCCGGGTCTTTATCTGTTCCAATGAACAGGCCACCGGATGTAGTACGGATATCGTTCTTGTCCCTGCGCTTGAATATCCTACCTCCCTTGCGGGTGACTACGAGGTCTGCGATCTTCCGTAGGCTAGCCATCTTCGTCTGACTGAAGGGCTTCATCTTTGGGACCGCCGGAGGAGGAGCCATTGGAGCCACACCAGGATTTACGTTTGGTACGGATGGGGGCGGGGCTTTGGGACCGGCCCCGGCACCCGGGACTTTGATACCTGCGGGCGCTGCACCAATCCCTTTTGGTGGGGCTGGGGGCTTGACGGGCTTGAAGGTTGCCGCCGCAACTTTGAGCCAATGTTCTTTAACCATTGTTTGAATCCTCTGGGTTTCTTAGCCGGGGCTATCCCAGGTCTCTTGAACCCAGGCTTATCCGGATACTTGTAGCGCCACTCGCCTGTAGCCGGATCCCGCCACTTCCTTTCGTACTTATGCATTCGCTTCGGGCTAGGCAGAGCCAATACACCCTTGCGTAGTTGCTTGTTGAGAATGTGCTTCCTCTTCGCCACGTCATAGATCCACTGGTCCACTGTGGCCTTAGGCTTACCGAAGAACTTCTTCGGATAGACTGACTGGTACCTGTAGACCTCTACCTTCCTGGCCTCTTGCGGGCGATGAGCCTGCCCCTTCATGCGGACGGCCCTTGCCTCAGCCTGGAGGATCCTCTCAGGGTTCCAATGACCATCCATGGAGAAGAAGCCTGTAGCATTCTTCAGGTCTAATCCCTCTGCACCTGCTCCGGAGATGAGGAGGATCTTCGACTTCCCGGCCTGGAAGTCCTTCACTGCCTTGGCCCTAGCCTTATGGCTTGAGACCTGACCTCCCACCTCTCTTCCAGACCCTGCGAACACACCGAACTTCAGACCCTTCTGCTTGAGGGCCTCAGCGGCTACGTCGAGTCCACCCGTGATCAGGTTGCTGTAGATCACAACCTTCCCATCCGGAGTCCGCTGCATATGGTCGTCCAGGTCCGCCATCATCTTCTGGACCTTGGGAGTCTGCTGGGCAGCAGTTCTCTTGGTGATCTTAGGGTTGATGGCGGAGAGATCGTTCATTGCACGGCGGGCGTGGATGATCCTACCGAAGACATGCTGGAGCTGCTTCGGGGTGAGGTCTGTCTTCCTCTGCGCTACAATGTCGGAGAGCGGCCCAAGCTGACGCATCACGTAGTCGTAATACATCCTCTGCTCTTTGGACATCGGGACCTTGACGGTCTTCACATCCTTCTTCGGGAACAGGTCCTTGATGGACTCCTTGGGCTGGTAGTCCACCACAGGCTTAATGTAGGCAGCGGCCTCAGGCCTACGGACCATCGTCACCTGCTTCTTCTTTCCACCGAAGAAGCTGGGTGTGTATCCCGTCTGCCGCATGTACCGACGCTTGAATCGGGATGCTCCCATGAACTGCCCGTTCGTGGCGATGTTCACGAGGGTTCCGATCTCAGCTGGGTTGTTGTTCACCGGAGAGGCTGTCATCCCAATGAAGTTTCGAGCGTACTGTCTTGCACCCAGAGCTGCCTGGTGGATCTTCGCACGCTCGTTGCGGACCTTGTGGAACTCATCGAAGAGTAGGGTATCGGCCCCGGCCCTCTTCAGGATACCAACAGGATCCTTCAGGAACATCTCGTAGGAGATGATGGTGTAGTCCTTACCGGGCTGAATGCTGTCGAGGTACACGATCTCATCTTTGTCGCTCTTCCTAGACTCACTCTTAGACCCAATGATCTGGAAGCTGGCTGTGGTGAACTTCTTCACCCCACCGTGGGCAAAGTTCGACTTCAGTCCAGAGGGGACTACTACGACAGCTCGCTTTGCCATACCCTTCGCCTTGGCGGCTTCCACGGAGAATAAAGCTGTAGCTGTCTTCCCGGTACCTGTGGCATGTGCGAGGATGAGCTGGCCAGAGTTCGTGAACTTGTCTACAGCCTTCTGCTGATGGGGATAGGGCTGGAACTTTGGACGTAGCTCCGCTGTCTTCAGGAGACTACGTAGGAACATGTTTACAGAGTCGTCCACTTAGGACTTGTCCTTCTTGAGAAGCTTCGCAGCCCCTATTCCACCACCAGCGGCTAAGGCCCCAGCTCCACCCCAAGCACCAACACCTTCAGCTATACCTCGCTTTTTTTTCTTCTTCAGTGCCGTTTGTATTGCTGACCGGGCCTCACCAAAGGTCGGCATGCCGTGACCTTCTGGGATAAAGTCCTCAAAATCCCGCTGCCTCAATCCACCTAGACGTGTAGCGTCTTCCATCTGGTTGATAGAGACTAAGTTTTCGGTACCCTTTAGCGCACCAAGACCCTTCTTTGCCTGCCTGTACTTCTTCAATTTGAAGGCGTCCATGACCCTACCGGCTAACTTCACGTAGTCTGCCATAGCTATACCCTTAGCTTGTCTTTGATTATGGTAGCTCGCTTCTCGTCTTTCTTGAGAAGCTTCGCAGCCCCTATTCCACCACCAGCGGCTAAGGCCCCAGCTCCACCCCAAGCAGCAGCTCCTTCTGCGGCTCCACGCCTACGGTCCTTGCGGAGAACATCCTCGGTCGGACCTGTAAGCCAGTCGTCAGCTCCTTCCATCTTCTTGACATCCAGCTTCTTAGGCTTGAACTCGTGAGGTTTCATGGAATCGACACGGAACTTGGTCTCCTTCCCACCCTTGGTGACTGATCCCCGACCAGTGCCACCCGCATCCCGTATAGCCTTCTCTATACTAGAGGAGTCTAAGGCATTATCTAAGCTAGAGGCCTTCAAGTCCTTCAAGCCCTTCAAGCCCTTATGGGCCTTGCGGAACTTAGTCAATTTGAAGGCGTCCATGACCCTACCGGCTAGCTTCACGTAGTCTGTCATAACTATATCCTTAGCTTGTCTTTGATTATGGTAGCTCGCTTCTCGTCTTTCTTGAGCTGGGGCTTCTTAGGACCAGATACTAAAGACAATCTGGCGTGTGGGAATCTCCCACGCATCTCAGCCTGAGTTTCCAGGAAGGCCTTGTTTAGAGCAGCATCCTGGGCAGAGCTGGTCTTCTTCTTGTGCCTCTTCCGTAAACCTAAACCAGCCCCAAGGGAACCAACTCCTATAGCTGTACCGCCCCAAGCCTTACCACCAGCTTCACGAATCCGCTTAGCCTCATTCTTATGATAGTCCGAAGCATCCCTAACCCTGCGCAGTTTACTAGTTATCATGCTCTGCTGTTTTTTGAGCTTCGGAAGTTCCCGGCGTCCTACGTCTTTCCACACGCCCAGGGCAATGTCTGACAGCCCCTTGTAGTGATCCCTTAGCCTAGGGCTAATACCTTCCGTGCGAGATTTTTTATGATAACCACTAGCATCTTTGTAGGCCTGATCCCACCTTCTCCTGGCGGTGTCTAGCCTAAGACTAATATCGCTGAGGTCTCCCTTACCGTGTATGTCGTGCCACAGCTTAGTTTCTTTGGACAAATTTTTGTGCTTCTTTAGGTCCTTGAACCGAAGGGCATTGACATACTTCTTCGGGTACTTCAAAAGAGCATTTTTATAACCACCTTGGGGCCTTTCAAGCTCCAGCAGTAAATTAGCCATATTACGCATCCTAGGGCCCAGCGATCTTGCCGAAGTCTTTACCTTGGGTTGCTTCTTCTTCAGAGCGTCCAAGACCTTATCAGTGATGCCACCTAGAACTGCAGCTCCCAAGGCACCAGTAGTAGCTCTGCTCACACCCTTCGGGACATACTTCGAGGGCTGCTTCAAGAGAACCTTCCAAGGAACCTTAGCTCCCTTCGGGCCCCTGCTACGTAGCAAGGCCTCATGGGAACCTTTGTAGGCCCCGCCTAACATTCCACCTGCAACTGCAGCGGGAAGTACCTTCAGGGTAGAGGGCTTCTCTCCCTTAGCCTTGGCCTCTCGCTTCGTCTTGATTCCCTTCGCAATCCCGGCAGCTGTGATAGCACTAGAAGCTAGACCTGGAATAGCCCTGCTCTTGAACCCCTTGGTGAGGTTCTGGATGAGGGCTCCCTTGTTCATCTTCACACCCTTCTGCAAGGACTCGATGGGTAGCTCCACGCCGCCCTTCAGCCCTTGGAAGGCAACACCGGACCCAAGGATCTTTCCCATACCCTTGGCTTTGTCTTTGCTCGTGTCCCCTTGCATATCCTTGATGCCACTAGCGAACACGGGGAAGGTAACCATCCCGGCGATACCGCCTGCAGCCCTACCAGCTCCACGGCCCTTCACAGCCTTGACCACTCTGGCCTTATTGATCCCTTGCTTGAAGGGCTGTCCCTTGAACTTGTTCCGTACTCCCTTCTCTACTACGTCGTCAATCACACCCTTAGGGAAATCAGAGATGAGCGCCTTGGTCCCGACCGCACCGGCTGTGATTCCGGCTGCACGTAGACGGCGCTTCCACTTATCTTTGCGCTCACTCATCTTCTTCGTCTCCGTCCGCCTCTTGCAGGAGGAACACGTTCTTACTCCGCTGCATGTCCAGGACTGAGCCAACAGGCTCGGATTGAGAGCTGATCACGAGGGTCTGCAATAATTCTACTGCCTGGTTCAACCCAGTGGACTGCTTGGTGTGCAGCTCGAAGGACCTGAAAGCAATGTTGGACCAGACCCTAGCTGCCTGTGTGGCTACAGGATTATCCATCCCCTTGCTCAAACTCTTCATGCGAACCATGGACTCCTGCAGTAGCTCCAGCATGAAGTCATCGGGGGATAGATCTACTTCCTCACCGATTCTGGCGAGGGCTACATTAGAATCCTTAGCTATGTAGACTCCCCACAGCAGATCACCCGGATCATAGTCCTCCAGGAACGAACGCCAATCGTCCATGGACATCACGTCGATATTCCAGAAGTAGTGCCTGAAGTACGGAATGGTCGTTGCATCCAGAATCTTGCCTGTGTGCTTAGCTAGGATCTGGGCGATGTTCTCTGGAGCTACGTTCCCTAAAAGCATAGCTTCGACCTTCGTACGCATATCGTAGGACTGGAAGATCTCGAAGGCCTCGGTTACACCCAGAGGTTTATCGAATAAGTTCAGTACCTTGTGATCGGCTAACCACTTTGCACAGTGGTCTGCAGCCGGGTCAAAAGGACGAGGTCTGGAAGCACGGATAGTGGTGCGGAGTGATTCAAGATACAGATCAGTCGGTGCGGGATACCTGCGGAGGGTGACTAGATCACGTACCTCTTCATTGGAGAACTGCGGCTCCAAGGAGAGTAGATAGAAGATCCAGTGTTCACAAGGGAAACGCACACTCAGCTTCCTTTGCGGGCTTCATTGTATCTTTGAAGTGCTACCTCTAGCCGCCTTCGATCGCTGATGCGTTTTACCCCTAGGCCATCAGGAATCTTTCCCTCAGGAGGATCCTTGAAGAACTTCCGGCCCCCGGGGAACTTTCTCTTAGCTATCTCGCCCATCTCAATCCAAGGCTTTATCCGACGTGCGGCAATTTTCTCTAATGCCCAACGTAGTGAACCCATTTTTTCTCCTTCCTGTGAGGGTGACTAGATCACGTACCTCTTCGTTGGAGAACTGTGGCTCCAAGGAGAGAAGGTAAAAGATCCAGTGTTCGCAAGGAAATCGCACACTACTTGCCCTTCCGTAGAATCCTACTGACTGCCTTACCCCCGCTACGGCGCAGTTCGTCTAGGCGTCCAGTATTGTACATCCTCTGCTGGGTACGGCCCTTCAAATTCAGAGGCACATCGCCTCGAACATCGTTCATCTCGTGTATCGCTCTCTTCAAGTTCTCTCGTTGATTCCGCACCTTACCCGCCTTCTCAGCAGCTTCCATCTTCTTGTAAAGCAGACCGTGACCCTTCACTTCCTTGGCGACAGCACGACCATCCATATCGTCAGGGCTCAGTGACTCGATGTTCCACTTCAGGTTGATATGCTTATCTCCATAACGGCGGAAATCCCCTCGTTTGAGACGGGACTTCAGCTCCTCGGCCTCTGCAGCTGGTGACGTCCGACGAGCGGCGATCTTCTCTAATGCCCAACGTAGTGAACTCATTTTTTCTCCTTCCTGGGAGGGAACACCTTCTGCCAACCAGGTCCCCAGTCAGAGATGTCGTACTTGTGGGAGAACTCTTCTGGAGTAAGACCTCGACGGGTCGGGGTCTTCTTCTTGCACTTACCCTCTTTCAAGAGGTCTGCTGCGAGTTTCAAACGTCCCATACAATCCCTCACACCGGGGTCTCGGTTTCCTTATTACGCAAGCGGAGCAGCTCAAGACCTGCCGTCACAGCCTCAAGAGAGTTGATCGATTGCCCCGCCGCAGACTCCGGTACATCAGAGAGGCCTAGCTGGATACCCAGGTACAGCTCACACAACTTACTCAGAGCTTCTTCCACGAGGGGGAGCGCATCCACGAAGGAGGCTACGTTCTCCGGAGTTACGAAGTTCAGACCCAGGATTGCATCTACACTCTTCTCATCAGGTACCACCATGGCGCACTTCACGAGCTGGAGGCCCTGGCGCACAGGGAACTTATCGATGAACTTAGCTGCAGCCTGCTTCGAGAACTCCCGGGTCTCCTCATACCTGTGCAGTGTGCGGTACCCGAGCATACTGGTACGCCCAAAGGTCTGAGCCTCTGCGATCTTCGCTTTGGTGACCTGGGGAGGTACACCAAGCATACCCATCACGAAGGCTACCTTGGGCTCGGAGATGAAGTCTCCCTCGTCGCCCAGCGCATCCACGGGAGCACCAGAGATGGAGAACTCCCCATCGTTGTGGACTAGGTCGACCTTCTGTTCCCAGGTGGCAGCGTTGGCCAGCTTGGTTGCAAGCTCAGCTTCGTTGCAGAAGTTCTGGGGCTCACCAAGCTTGATGAATCGTGTAAGGGTTTTGGGGTGGATCACGTAGTCGCCAGCACCCAGCTTCGCCAGTCCGGGGGACTCCGGAATCTGGGAGGAAATCTTCATGCGTCCACGCTCTGTGGGCGTCTCGAAGACTGCGTAGGTAGCTCCTGCACTCTTCTCATAGAACTCGATGTCCACAGGCATCGTTGCTGCGCCACTGGTCTTCACGAAGAATCCGGTTCCTCTCGGCAGGTCTTGCCATGGCTCCTGAGCAAGGCTGCTGTGGAGTGAGGAGGCCGGTGTACCTACAGGGGTCTCCATGTAGGAGTATCCGCTGGCTGTCTTCACCAGCGAATAGTCTGTGGGAGTACCGTCGAGGGACTCTACGTCGGTGAAAACCAGCGCAGGAGAGGCTTCCTTGTTCGTGGTCTGTACATTGTAGACGCCAGCGGTCTTGATGTAGTCAGGGGAAGCATCTTCCGTGTAGATGGGGAGGGTCTTGGCCCGAACCACATATCCCTTAGCATCAGCCTCCTTCCGAAGGTTAGCTGGGATCACATCCTCGGCCCCGTTGACCAACTCCTTACTGTCGTTCGCATAAGCATGGCAGCAACCGGAAGTGAAGTTGTACCCATTGGCTGTCTTCTCGATGAGGATGGAGTCGACAGGCATCTCCTTCATGACATCTTGGTGGATCTGAGCAGCGGTCTTAGATTTCGCATCCAGGAAGGAATCGATAGCTCCACGGAAGGCATCGTTATGCTCCAGACCGTGGACCAGCTCGGGATCATCTACAAGGGCGTGGGCGAAAGCCTTCTTCACCTTGGGAGATACTGTCTGTCCCAGCATGGCGCAGATGGGGTACTTCGACGAGGCCATCTTGGTGGACAAGTCGTAGGGCATCATCAGCCCACCGGTCTGGGCAGGGCCCGAATTCATCATGGGAGAAGGTACAGAGGAAGCCTCGAACGTAGTCGGAGAGAAGAGGATAGATTGCATCCGCCTCTGCGATAGTGGATACGCCTTCCCGTTACTCGGGTCCACGAATACGTTGACGGGCTTCAACTTCTTCTTAGCCACCACGAAAGGAACCCGAAGAGACTTCTCCGGAGGTGCCGGGGTATTCGGGGTCATCTCAGGTGAACCAAGAGGTGCACTAGGGGCAGGGTAAACCTTGAAGAACCCATACCCGTAACCCAGCTTCTCGTCATGTCCGAGCACGGACACATCGATCTGATAGTTACCCAGGTATGGAGCCTTCTCCAGAAGGGCAGTCATAAGTTCCTGAGACCACTTCGAGATGTCGTCACTCAAGGTGGTCAGAGGTGCTGCTTCCTTCTGCATTTCAGGCGGGCTGGAAAGGAAAAGTGGGTGGCTCATACCAAAGCTCCTATTTTGTCTTCACTGCATCTGACAATAACGACGGAGGGGGCGGAGAACACTTCGCTCCGACAGCTAGTAGGGACAAGTACGCCATTAAAGCATTTCCCTTGACCAACGGTTCCATCGCTCCGACACCCCCCAATTTTAGTTGTGGTGCGTCGATGTTGCAAACTGACCGAGATTTTATGGACAGGGAAGAAGATGCCGCTAAGAGCAGTTGAGCCGCTTCTACAATCAGATTCCCCGCTTCGTCACCCTTGAGAGCGCCCAGGGCACCGAATTCTATGTTGAAGCCCTTAGTGAGGTGGGCATAGGCGTGTCTACCCTCCCAGTGGAGGCTACCAGTGATCTTCTGGAAGATGTTACCCAACGAGTCAATCTGGAATACGTAGGTGGCCCCTGTGTTTTCCGGGTCCACACAAATCGACAGCCGTGTGGTCTCCCTAGGCTTGTTCGTGATGTACTCTGTGGCGAGGTCCTTGGTGAAGGGCTTGTCCTTTAGGTTCCCGAACAACTCCTGCTGCTGTGCACCGAACTCCGGGTCACCCACACGCCCCGCACGCACGTTTACCGTAAGGAAATCATTCTCCACTAGGTCCTTGGTTCCCCAGTGGAGGCAGGCCGTCGTATCACCATCATCTGTCTTGATCTTCCCATGCTTCCAGACGATGTCCCCCAATAGGGACCTGCCCTCGTAGTTCTGGTAGAACTGCCTGATCAGGTTGTCCAAGGGGAAGTACATGGTTTGGGCTATAGGGGAGGCACCTACCTGTACTGTGCCTCCCTTCCGGAGGGTGACGAAAGCGCCCTTCCCATTGTACAGAGCGATGTCGCCAGGAGATAGGAGGGGCCGACCAGCTAAGTAGTCCTCTTCAGATTCCCCGTCCTTACCTGTGGACCCAGCCTTGGGTGGAGCTACCCATGAACCGATGAAAGGAGAAGTTCCGTCAGATGGGTAGAACAGATAACAGTCAGAACCCACCTCCGGGCAGAAGTCGATAGCCGTCCCGCTCTCCACGTTCAGATAGGCTGCTCCGCAGGCTAGCTCGGGTACTACCTGGGAATCTGTATCCGTGTGTACGTCTACAGTCCTGCGCCCGGGATGTACTTTCGTGACAGTACCTCGGACCATGCGGCCTGCACGACCCGAGGAAGCTCGCTTAGCCTGTCCAGACATTAGTACCCCTCGCCCAGAGGCTTCGTACCGAATTCCTTCCCGTATACCAGGGAGGGGATCGGGTGCATACCATGCAGATTCGAGGACTGCCGGATTGCCGCTGCGTCCTGGACTGTATCACGGAGACGGGCGTAGACCATCTTAGCCAACCAGTCATCGTGGATGTCGAGAGGTAGTGTGGTGGTTCCCCGGAGGATAGGTTTGTACTTGACCGGCTTCGCACCCTTGGGCCTCTTTCCGTTCCACTCCTCCATCTGAGAGATCCTAGCTGTGTCCCCCTTGAGGAGGTTATCGTCTCCACCCGGATCCTGGACCCGGGCGGTGTTCGTGAGGGCCTTTACGATGACCTCCATGTGCCGCCTTTTGATTCCATAAGGATCATAGATCTTTCCCATCTCGTCAGTGAGGTACTTCTGCACCGTAGGGAGATTCGTGAGTTCCAGAAGCTCGTGAGGATTGATCAGCCCATGCGATATCTGCTGGCCCTTGGTCACCTTCGAGCCGACCTTGACATCCAGACCACGGTTCTGGGGTACGTAGTGCTGAGTATCTCCAACACCTACATCCCACCCACCAACGGGACTCTTCTTGATGGAGGTCACCTTCCCGGAGTCTCTGGCTAGGACTGCTGAGTTCGGGATGTTCTTGGGTAGCTGTACGATCTGGCGTAGACGACTCATTGCGTCCACGATTCCACCGCCCTTACCAGTGTGGAAAACCCGCATGGTCAGCTGAGCTGCACGCTCCCCCACGGCCTGAGTAGCATGGATACCCACGTTCGTTCCCATCGGAGCAGCATTCGCTCCTGCGTGAACCCCGTAGCACTTCTGACACACCCCGTTAGCTACACGGCACTTCAGGGGGCTACGTACCACGACGCCAGTAACCTTGGATGCCTTCAGCTTGGAAAGAGTGTCCGTGGTGATGAGCGTGTTCGATTTGATCGTCTGGCCCGACCGCAGCTTGATGGATACAGCAGTATACCTGTCGAGTAGGGAGTTGTTGGTGGTGGGGAGCATGATCCCCTTAGGGGTCTTGCAGTCCGGGGAGGAGATGATAATGTCCATCGTGGACTTACCGAGCTGTTTCGTGATTGCGCCCGGGTCCCTGACCTCCTGCGTCTTAGCGATGATACCTCGCCGAACACCAGGTGCAGACATCCAGTAGTCGGCCATGGATAGACCATCACCATAGCTACCTGTTACAGCCGGAGTAGCTGGGGAGCCTGTCGGATCCTGCACCAGCATACGAGCTAAAATGATCTGCTCGATCTGTGTCCAGGAGGGCTTCACGCCAGCCTGGGACATGATGTATAGCGCCGTGTCCTTCTTCTTGAGGATAGGCATAGCCTCCCGTTCCATGATGGCACTAGCATCCTCATAGAGCTTCAGCATAGCCTTGTGCTTTGCGTCCTTGGAGAGATTCTTGTTCTCCTGGATCTTACGGACCTTCGGCTCCACAGCGGCCAGGGCCTTGTTACGGATACCCTTCAGCGGCTCGAAGTCCGTTAGCTTGTAAGAGAACCCTACCTTGTGGACATGACCGAACCCCAGGTCCTTGAGTACCTGTGCGGTCTGGACGTATAGCTGGGGCTTCTCCGTGGCTATGTGCTGGAGCAGCTTGTTCACACCACCCTTGTTCAAGGACCAGTCTGCCTTGTTGGACAACAGTGCGGAGGCTTCCTTCGGGAGCTTCTGTTTCAGTAGCTCACGCCCAGCGGTAGTCCGAAGCTTGCCGATACCCACCTGCGTGTCCCAAGGGATCTTTCCGTTATCGGCGTCCTCGATCAAGTCATCAGACGAGGAGTATTTCGTTGAAATACTGTTCTTCTTCACCCTGGACAGGAGATACAGACCTACGAGGCTTTCCATCGTAGGGGTGTGGATAATGGCATCAGATGCAGGGTTGATTAGGTTACGGCTGGGCATCAACCCATAAGCTTCCTTCACAGCTTCCTTGGATACAGGCACGAACAGAGCTACCTGGTCACCATCGAAGTCTGCGTTGAACCCCGAGGTAACCAAGGGATGAATGTGGATCTCCTTGTCACCCATGATCCGCACATTGAAGGCCATGATCCCGAACTTGTGGAGAACAGGATCCCGCTTCATCAGGACAGGGCGCTCCTTCAGGACCTCCTTCATGGCTAGCTTCGCATGCTCCGACTTGGCAATGATGGACTCCCTTGCTTCCAATGGCCGCATCCCACCAAGGACCATCTTCTGTTGGATGAAGGGACGGAACAGCTCCAAGGCTACGTCTTCAGGTAGGCCCACATCGTCTAGCTGCAGAGTCTGGTCGGGAACAATGATCCCACGGGCCGTCATGTCCTGCTTCCTCTTGACGAGCTTCGTCATGAAGTAACCGGACTTGGGCTGTGGTCCTGCGATGATGTTGAGGATACCCTTCACCTGTGGTGAGGGTTCCTTCAATCCGGACAGGGCCCGCATGCCGTCATAGACTTCCTTCCGCAGGCGGGCTCTCTGGCTCTCGGGCATCTCTGGAGGAAGGTCCTTCAACTGCTGGTTACTCAATCCAAACTCTCTGTAGAGCTGATTGAGGTCTCCACGGCTAAGGTTCCCGTCATCTAAGACGGAGATCGGGCGTAGCTTAGGCGGAAGTACTAGCTGCTTATCGAGCATGTAGACCGTTGCGTCTACCTCCCCACGTACTAAGGCCCTAAGGTACTTAGCACGCTTGTTCAGCTTGTTGAGCTGGTCACCCTCTGTGTTGTTCAGCTCATCTACTGCGGCCTTCAACTCCTCCTTGGGGTTGATCTGTCCCAAGAGTTTCTTGATCGACTCTGGGCCCCTGACTACAGGGTCTTCATCTGTGATCTTGCCTTCCTTGTTCAGGCCTACCTCACCAGTCAGGAGCTTTTCGTAGGTGGACTGGGTTATACCAAGGAGAGACTTGATCGCTCGTTCGAAGACAGGGTTCGGGAAGGTCTCGGCTAGTGCGATGTGGCCGAAGTTCCTACCCCCAATACCACCTGTGACATCCTCATCGAACAATCCATTCTTCTCTGCCCGTAGATCCTTGGCCCTAAGCATACGACCCGGGTCCTTGATCTCTCCGTTCGAGATGTTGCTGATCTGCTTATCCGTGAATGGGAAGATAACAAGAGTATCATCCTCCCGCTCCACCCCAAGCCCCAAAGCCTCCAAGTACTTCACGAACTTGTCGAAGGCACTAGGTATCCTGGGTGGCGGTAAGGGCTGTCCCATCTGCACAGCCATCCAGATGTCATCTTGTGCAGAGTCCGCCTTGAAGGTCTGCATCTCTCGGAGGTTATGGATAGCCCCGTGGGCGAGCATGCCGTAGATACCCAGCTCCCCCATGCGCTGTGCACCGTGCTTACCCCCACCACGGGGCTCTCCATCCAAAGTATACTCGTACCCCGGTCCCCAGGACCTGACTGCCATCTTCTTATCAGCCTGGTGCACCAGCTTCAGAATATACTGCTTACCTGTGAGGACCTGTCCCAGAGACTTCCCGGTCTGCGGGTCGAAGAGTTCCTCCGTCTCCGACAGCCCACGTTCCTTCAGCTTGTCCTGGACAACGGATAGGTAATCCCTCTCGTACTTGTAGGGTGCTACCCAGATCTTCTTTTTGTCCTCTCCACCCTTACCGGTGTTGACCACACGCCAGTGGCCCTTCACCTTCACGATCCGCTTGTTCCGATCCGACTCGAAGTTCCGGATGGCTACAGGGGACTTCTCCTCTTCCGCAACATGAGAGATCGAAGTCTCCAGGACCTGCCCCACGTTCATACGACCGCCCACACCCTGAGGGTTGTGGATGATCTCGATGGCGTTCCCGTCCTTGTCCTGGGGCATCTCGTCATCTGGAAGGACTCCTGAGATGACACCCTTGTTGCCGTGGCGACCGGAGAGCTTGTCACCTGCCTTGGCAGGCTCCTCTGTTCGGATGTGTACGTGAACATCGTTCCCGATCTTGTTCACGCTAACGACCTTTCCTTCCACAGTGGAGTTCCAGGTTAGAGACTTGTCGGAATACTCGCTGACCAGACTCTTGTGGACACCACGAAGGAGGGCTTTCTCTGGAGTCAGCTCCGCCTTCTTGGCTGTGGCCACCAGGATCTCCCCAGGTGACACGGTCTCTCCCACCTTCACCACACCCGTTGCGTCCAGCTTTTCCTCATTGGCAGGAGTCAGCTTCGCAGGGTAGAGCATCTTGTACTTCTTCCTGCTGTTGATGGACTCCTTCGGATCGATTGTGACAGAGGGCTTGTACATGTGAATGGAGGTCATCTTCTTAGCTGCGGTCTCAGAGATGAGGACCCCATCCTCGAAGGTCAGCCCCTTGTACGGGAGGTAGGCAATGCGGAGGTTCTTACCGAGCGCAAGCACTCCGTCCTTTGTATAGTTCGTATCAGCAACAGCCGCCCCACGGGTTACCTTGTCCCCCTTGGATACAGTGGCCTCCGACTGGAGGAACATGCTGACACCATTCAGTGGGAAGTTGTTGTACAGGTGGACGGGGTGATTCTTCCCCGTCTTGTCCTTGATCACGATTTTGTCTTTGGTGACGGAAGACACAGTACCTGACACGGGAGCTACGTGCCCTGCGATTGCGGCCCAGCGCTTCTCTAGCGTAGGAGCATTATCTCCAGTCTGAGACTGGACCTGCACAAGAGGGGCTTCACGATGCTTCAGCGGGATGGCCTGCTCCATGTGGCGAGCTGCCATCTCGATACGTGTTCCGTCGTCATTGGACAAGAAGGGTACTAGGTTCGTAGACGAAGAGAAAAGCATGCTCGGGGAGGGGAGGATGTAGTCCACGTCCTTCGCATCGACCGTAGCCTTCAGAGATTCCGGGGTCTGGGCATGGACGGCATTGGCTACAGGGGTGAAGTTCCCGTCCTTGTACTTGTACTGGTCTGGGAAGGCCACTACTGACTTTGACAACTTCGCAGGGGACACCATGTCCAGCTTCTTGGACTTGGTGTTGAACATGGGTACCTTTACTTCCTGTCCGTCCTTATGGACACCCCACGCTAGGCGGAGGGTAATACCTGAGCGCTCTCCCTCAGGGGTATGCACAGGGTCTAACACACCAAGGTGAGAGGAGTGGACTGCCTTTGCATCCTCTGTCACACCGAAGGGACCACTGATACCACCAACCCCTTCACCAACCAGTGTCGTCTCGGTGAACCTAGATACCCAGTCCAGCGGATTGATTTGTTGGGTCTGGTTGGAGATCGATGACGACCGGAAGAAGGCATGGATGGGCTTGGTGAACACGTCGGAAGCAATGATGTCCCTTACACTGTCTCTACGGTCTAGACGGTTCAGGACCTTTCTACGAATCGCCGTCTTGGACCTATCGAGCCTGTCTGCTGCCAGGTCATCTACGCCCAGGAGGGACTTGAATTGGATAGCGTCACGGAAGTCGGGCTCTACCTCTCCCCGGTGAATACCCAGCAGCTTCTTGGATGCGACTAGTAGAGCCTCGTTGTTCACTGTGGCGAAGGGCTTTCCTAGGGTAAGTGCGGTGGTGTCCTCACGGATCTCGGTTTGAGCGAACCTCTCACGTATAGCCTTGGTAACACCCTCTTCCGTCTCCGGGACCGTGTCGCCCAATGAAGTAAGGAGCTTCCTCCCGTCCTTCATAGGCTTGGATACCTTCTTTGCGTTCTCCAACATCCCAGCGCCCCAGGCCTTCTGGATGTCTTCGTCCTCTGCGCCCATCATCTTGAGTAGAGAGTATAGAGGTACCCTTGCGGACTCATACTTCAAGAGGAAAGTTTTCTTCTTAGGGTCGAGGATCAGATGGAAGCCCCTGCGGTTGAAGCCCTCCGCCAGGTTGAATTGTGTCTCTGGGTTACCCGTAGCTGCGATTCGGGAGTAGGCTCCGGACTTCAAGCGCCACAGATGTGAAACCTGTCGCTCCGAACCACCGACGATGAAACTGTACCTTCGAGTAAGACCTGGTACAGAGGCTAGTCGGATGCCCTTGACCTTGTCGAGAACCTTACCTGTGGCCTTGTCCTTGAGTACCACATCTCCCTTCACAGCCACGGACCAGGTTCGACCAGTGTTCTTCGCCGTAGTTTGGCTTGGAATATCGTCTACTGCCTTGGGATCTTCTGTAGTCAGATTCGAGACTTCCAGGGTGTGCTTCTTACCTTCGAAGGGAAAGAAGGACCCAATTTTGTGGGCGACCTTCTTCTGCAGATCGTCCATAAGGGACTCAGGATTTAGAACCAGCATGGTTCCTCCCATTGAGAAGACTCTTGTTTATGATAGGAGACCCTCTCTCCGAGCGTCAACTCTTTAGCTGGTATAAGAGCCTTGAAGCCTAGTCCCACATACCATAGGAGGTAAGAGTTGATCTAGGATGCTGATTCTTGTAATGGATATCTTCAACGAGGACAGAAGGGATTCTCCGTTTGACATGTTCACGGATGATCTCTTTGCAGACCTGCCACCTGTGGATGATAATCAGGAGCAGGAAAAAGAGGACGAGAAGAACGAAGAAGAGAAATGAGAATTGCCGCCCTGTACTTTTTGGCGTCCCTAGCTATGCATGCGGGTAGCACCCTGCTAGCTATGGCGCAGAAGGCTGTCAGACAGAAGTGACAGTCGGGAAGGGTACAGCCAGGCGGTACAGCCAATAGAGCTGTTGCTGAAGGGGGCCCCGCCTGGCCCCCTTCTTTACCTATGATGGAACTCTACACCAGGTCTTTTGGAGAATTTATCTACGAATTTCGCATTCATGTCGAAGAACATGCGACCATTCTTACGCAGTGCCCTCAAGGCTTGCCTACGAGAATTTCTGCCGAGTCTACCTCTTAGGAGATGCCGCTTGTGGTCCGGAGTCTTCTTCCATAGATCAGCTCCACGTAGATCCATATCCAAGCTGACGAGGGGAAGTCTAAGGCGCTTCGCAAGGGTAGCGGCATAAGTAGACTTTCCGGCACCTGAGTGACCTGTAACTACTATGTGCCTGAAATCCCTATCCATGCCTCACCTAAATATAACGACTACCCTCCGGAGAGGTACTGGGTCGTTGCTCCGGGAGGGGCTGTCCACCCTGTCCGGAAGCCTTAGCCACCTGATACTGGTGGATGAAGTGGAGGACTGCTGGGTAGATATCAGGACGCTGATCCCTAACCGTAGCCAGGTACTGCATACGCTGACCAGAGTCGAATGACATCAGGTTCGAGGCGATGGCCTGAGCTTCTTGATCCTGCGTAGGAGTCGTAGGGGCCATGGGTGCTTCTGGAGGCTGTTGGGCCTGAGGCTCACCCGTGAAAGGTGCACCCCTACCAGCCGTACCACCTTCAGGAGCCCTAGGAGGCTGAGGTGGCATGGGACCACCCGGAGCTTGCTGCATACCTGGTACCTGCTGCTCCTGCCCAGGAGGTGGCTGTCCCTCCTGACCAGGTTGTCCTTCCTGCCCAGGTTGAGGCGGAGGCTGTACACCCAGGGCCTGCATCCGCTCTTGCATAGCAGCCTGGGACTCAGCCTGGTATTTCGCCGAAATAATCCCAGCCTCGCCCTGCACCTCAGCTGCCTGTGTCTGCAGCTTGAGCTGGATCTCCCTCTCAGGTTCCAGCTCATTGAGGATCTGCTCAGACTCAGGCTTCCACTCGTAGTCCCGGCTCTCCACCACGGTCTTCTTGGAGATGTACCGTGCCTGTGCGAGCTGGAAGTCGAAGGCAGCACGCTGAAGATCGTCAGCCATCTTGAAGGGCTTGAATTTCACCTTCACAGGTGGGATACCCAGGAACGAGGACACGCCACGAATGATGAACTTCAGGAACTGGGCCATGTCTTCCCGGTCCCCAATGAATCCGTTCTCCAGAGTACGTAGGGATACGGAGGACCCAGAGTAGCTCAGGCCACCGAAGATGAACTCCGAAGGTACGCCTAGACCTGCGAGGATCTGATCCGCTACAAGGCGCATCTCCTGATGGAGCATGAGGGCTCTGCCCTGCCCACCAATAGACTGGTACCCGAGAGGATACGGAAGCACAGGCATGTAGTTCGGATCGTCACGCCACGTGCGTACCTCAGACTGTACCTGCTGCTCCCAGTCCAGAAGGTTGATCTGCGTATAGGGGTTGTCGATCTGCCCGGAGGCCTGAGGGAACAGGACCCGGAGCGGAACGATGTGATCTAGTGCGACTGCCTCCTGCGCTTTCTGCAGGATCCGGTAGTAGAAGCAGAGCTTGATGACGGGAGCGATGTTCGGAACACCCCACCCTGAGTCATGCCTGGAGATACTGGACCGCTTCATGTGGAACAGAGAACCGGCCTTGAACGTGAGCCGCTTCTGATTTGCGACAGCGTTCAGGAAGGACTGGGGTACCCGAGTGATGACATCCTTACGGCCCAGGGTAATGGCGTTCGCCAGAGCAGGTGGCATCGTGAAGAAGTACCGTGACTCGTTGTTCTCCGGGTTGTGGTCGATGTCGATGTAGTTAGGGTTCCAGCGGACGAGGTTCAGGCCACGAGTCGAACGGATGTACTGGTCGTGGGCCTTCCCATTGCCGTGGAACTTACACTCAGGGCAGGTGTACAGGAACTTGTAGCCAGACCAGGTGTAATCCGTTCGGTCTGCAGGTACACGGGAATGACACTCCGGACACTCCAGGACCTTGCGCATCGGATAGTGGATCGACACAAAGGCGTTGCCATAGGTCTTGTAGTCCAGGTTCATCTCTACGAGGAAGGACCTGATGTGGAAGACCTCATCGAACAAGTACTCATAAACGCTGTTGATGTAGTCGTTGTCACCGTGATAGATGAGGTCGGTAATGGGGTAGGAGGCCATCTTCGTAGTGGCAGCATGGATGAGAGGATCCATGATGGCGAAGTACTCACACCAGCGGAACATGTGCTTGATGCTGGTGGGCAGGTAGAGGTTCGTCACATCCGAGAAGATGTTGGCGTAGGGCCCATACTCCTGGCTCCCCGCACGACTGTCGTAGGAGTCGAAGCGAAAGGCGGAGCCTGGAGCTAGGTCGTATCCACTGCTACTCACATCAACCTCTCTACTGCTGCGGTACTTGCTGCTGGGCCTGCTGCCTCATGGCGTTGGCCTTGGCCAGCCTCTTGGCCCGTTCCTTTCTTCCAAAGAGGCCACCAAGGGCCCGACCGCCAGCTTCAAGGCCAACGAACGCAGCCATGTTCGCCACTAGTGGCATCCTGTTAGTCAACATCCAGGCAGGTACAGAAGCGAGAGCGCCACCAATGGCTTTACCCTTCTCACCTTTGGGTGCCTTACGAGCTTCATTTAGCTGGGAAGCTCCCATACCTGTAGCCATCACTCTATTCAGGGAAGGGTACAGCGCACCTGCAGCTTCATGGCTCCTGACGAATCTCGGTAGTACCTTACCCTCGACACGAGTGACTCCAGAGATGGCTCCCTTAGCCGGTCCCATGGACTTCCAACCCTCACGTATAGCCTCACCAGGTTTCGTGACCAGTTGCTTCGCTGCGGCTGGAATTGATGTGTACTTCGTACCTGGAGAGGGAGGTGAGTCGATCAGGTTACCGGCCTCGTCCACCTTATTCAGGTGCTTGAACTTCCCGGTGTGACTACCTACAAGACCTTCCCACTGCTTCTTGAGCCCCCGCTTGATACCACCCCCAAGTGTCCCAATCCTACGAGTTCCGGAGATACCTAATCTGCCTAGAGGGGAGGACAGGACTTTCGTAGCAAGACCGGCTTCCTTATATAGAGCCGCTGACCTTACCAGCGAGTTTCTTTGCTGTGGCGACATGTTCATCCCGTAGCCTCTTGCAGAAGGAGACGTAGTCATCAACTCCACGCCTCTTTAATACTTGATACGCCAGTGTAGGGTCGGAAGGCAAGGACTTCGCTCCGGAGGATCCGATACGGGATAGGGGTTCGAATAGCTCCGTAGGTACCAAGGGGCGCATACGATGGGCCACAAACTCCAAGGGCTTGGGGGGATACACCATACCGTCATCAAGAATCACAGCGGCGATGTACTTCTCTACGTCGGACCCAACAGGCTGGGTCCGTACCTCCATCATGGCCCACACACCCTGTGCAAGCGCTGATACGGAAGGTTTTTGCATCGTATCGAACATAGGGGATGCGAAGTTCAGCCCCTGGATGATCTTTTCAAAGATGAACCAGTCTTCGTAGGGCTCATCAGATACATGAATCGTCCGACAGGCCTGCAGCTTTCCTTTGTTCAGAGTACTCGGCTCGTCCCCACACGTGCGCTTCAATTCCTGCCAGATCGTCTCCGCTTCCCACCCAATGTACTTAGGTCCAAAGAGCTGTAAGCAGAAAATGTGTAGACCGATGGGGTGAGTCATCGGTTGCGTAAGGAACTCGACCCGGTTCATTACACTTCCTGGGACATCTGGGCGAGCATCAACTGTGTTGGTTTGGGGAGGCTTTCAAATA